TGTATATCATAATACAACACAATCAATTGCAGATAATACAAATACTATTGTACAATTTAATACTGTGGTCGATAATTCGAATTCTATTTATAACACAGGTACATATCGCTTTACAAATACAACTAGTCGTACAGAATATTGGTATGTTACTTCTTATGTTAGTTTTACAGGTACAACATTTGCTGGAGCTGTTATGGCAGCATGGATAACAAAAAATGGACAAGTAACAACTGATAGACGATATGGTCAAACTTCATATGTAGGAATAGGAACAGAATTTAAAATTGCTTCGGAAGCTCTTATTAAAATGGCATCTAGTGATTATATTGAAGTTTATTGTTTTCAAAACACTGGGACCGCAATAACTATTGGGTCATCATCATCAGCTTATGATCAAAGTTATTGTCAAATTCGAATTTTAGCTTGATTGGCGATCTTCAAGATAAATATTTAAAGAGTTTAATACTAGATAGAATATCAGAGAGTATAAAATTTCTAATATTTAATATATTTAGATGTGTGATGTTGATCAATTAAATCGCACATATATAACCTCTAAAGAACCAAGCGCAATTTTTTGGAGTGATGTGAATTGCCAAGGCACACGATTTGAACTACCTCCTGGACAATATAATAATTTGAATATTGACGTAATACGAGGTGGCTACAGTCCATTATATAGAGGAATTTCAAGTATGTGGATTCCTCCTAACATACATTTGCATGCTTATTCTTATCCTGATTTACAGCAAAAAGGTGCCTATGGAATATATGGTCCAGGATTATATAAAGATTTACAAAATCCACAAACAACTCCATTAAAAAATCATCAAATAACAAGTTTACAATTTCAACGTATTAATAGATGGAATGAACATCTCGTTAATTGTTGCTCAGGAAAAACATCAAATAATGTTGGACCAGATCAATGTGGTTTATACTGGGGAAAAGGATCTAAAGTTAATGAATGTGAACAGATTGTAGGCGATTTTTGTAAATATAGACCTGATGATAAACGATGCAGTTGTTATCCCAAACCTATTCAACCGACTGATACATCAACTATGCGTATACTCAAGTCACGGCCAATATGTTATTCACAAAATTGTCATTTGTATGGTTATATCCCAGAATCCGTAAAGAGTACACAATGTCCACTAATTACTATCTGTCAAGCTAGTTATAATGATGATCAGTTAACAGATTTAGTACGTCGAGATTGTGACGAACCATCTGATGAACCATCTGATAAACCATATAATAATCCATATAATAATCCATCTGATGAACAACCAAGCATATCATCTCAATCATCTAATGATATCTTCTCAGATATTAAATCCAAAATTTTAAATCTGTTGATTCGTTTTAAATATTTAATTTTTATTATATTTTTGGCCATTTTATGGATTAATATAGATATTTCAGATAATATTAATCAACAATATACTTAAAGTTTAAATATTATATATTAAATTTGATTATAATATTAACAATAAAATGTCTGTGCCAAATATAACAAATCAGATAAGTATCTCTTTAAATTATAAGCAGAAACAAGCTATTAAAGCTTTAAATAAATTCATTATGGGAAAATATCCAAATATATTGCATTCGTTTTTATTATTAGGTCCAGGTAGATCAGGAAAAACAACAGTTATTTTAAATATGTTTCAACAATCTGATAAAAATTTGGCTTTTTGTGCATTTACAAATAAAGCAACTCAAGTCTTAAAAAATATGGCAAATAAATATAATATACAATTTTCGGCCCATTTTGCTACAATTCATAAATTATTTGGATTACCACTAGATGATTTAATTATAAGCTACTCTGATAAAATGATAGAACAAATTCGCCAATATGATATTATTATTTTTGATGAATGCTCAATTATACCAAGTTATATATATAATCATATTGAACAAATATGGCAAATTATAAAAAATCGATATGAGAAAGAACTCAAATTTATATTTTTAGGTGATTATTGGCAATTGCCGCCTATTAATGAAGATCATGGTATAGTATTCGCAAAAGCTATTCAGCAAAATTGGCCAGTTATAAAATTATTTAAAATCATGCGAAGTAAACATGAAAAGATAGAAAAAATTCATAATAATTTATTTAATCTCATTAATCAATTTCAAAATAATAGGAATCAAATTATTCAGAATTTTTTAGTTCAGTATCCATATAATATAATTTCACCACAAATAGCTGAAATATACCCCTCATATGATAAATTTATTTCTAAATATATGAACTATTTGACTCAAAATAATACAAAAACACAAACTAATAAAGTACATTTGTATACTCAAAATTCTATTATATTAACATACACGAATACTAATCGTCAAAAAATTAATACATCAATACAAAATATTATTAATGCGAGATATGATAGACCTATGATTAATGAAATACAACCTATTATATTTTATCCCGGAGATAGATGTTGTATTGAACAGCCTATAGAACTATTTGCCATTCGTGAAAAATCTAATTATATTATGCTTGGGGAATCCTTAGATCAATATTTATATAATGGTGAGATATTTATAGTTCAAAACGTAATAAAAACTCGAGTTAAAACAGATATTAATAAATATAAATATATACCAAGTTATTTTAATTGTCAATTATTAACAATTCAAAAAATACATAATACTCATTTAAATCGGGATCAACAAGTATTAGATTTACCCACATATAAAATTATTCATATTGATTCAAATGAATATTATAAAGCATGTAATATAATTAAATATAAAAATACGCCAGAATTATATCAAACCATTATTGGAAGTCACAATCATAAATATCCAATATTGTCATATGGTTATTGTATTACTATACATAAATCGCAAGGTAGTGAATGGGATCATGTATTTATTAATTTATGTAGTATTAAACATTCAATTAATTCATCAGAATTAACATTTAAAAAAAATAAGAAATTTATTTAGAGCAACATATACAGCATTAACTAGAGCGAAAATGTCGGTTTATATCCTTTGGTATAAATAGTTTATTCATCAACCGATTCTTTTTCGACTAATTTTATTTTAGGTTTTTGTTGTTCAGCAATATAATTTTTTGTCATATCATATAATTCTTTTTTATGATTGGTTTTAACATATTGATAGTAAGCGAGTTGTTGTGCTTTATATAATTGTTCTTTATCTAGATCTTTCCATTGGTCATGATTTTCTTTAGCAATATTTTGTTTTACATTAGCCGTAAGATAGATATTAAATGTTTTAGGATTTTTTTTATACATCATGGTAAAAAATTCTTTTACATTTATTGGGCGAGTTGTTTTTGTTGTTGATTTTTCTTTTTTATTGGGCGTAACGACTTTTTTGACAGGATTTCGTTTTCCTTTCGCATTAACTTGAATTTGTTCGTGGTTACTAGATTTAGTTTCAATCATATTTTCTTGTTCATCTTGATTATCTAATTCATCTTGATTATCTAATTCATCCTGATCATCTTGTTTATTCGACTGAATATCTAATTCTTCATCTAATGGAAGTTTATTCTTTTTTGAACTAGATCTCTTTGCCGGTTGTTTTTTCGGAGTCTTAGATTCAATAGCAATAGGTTTATTTAAATATTCTTGTTCGAAGCAATCGATTTTGCCACTTAATGTATCAATTTTTTCATTTAATGATGCACATTCAACTTTTAATTGTGTGGTTAATTTTGTTAGTTCTACAATTTGAGTAATATTAGTTTTTGTTTCATGTTCAATTTGATCCAAAAGAGGTTTTAAAGAATTAACAATTTTTTGAACAATAGGTAATACAGATTTTTCGGCTGACATTATTTATATTATACAATAATCTATTTTGTTTAATAAAAATTCAAAATTGGTAATTTAATACCACATATGGGGTTCTTCACCATATGCATTTGTATGACTAGTTTGATAATCATCTACTGATTTATAAACCATAAAATTTTTATAAATATCTGTAGCTTCATAATAATTACTTAAAATTGTTTTAAATCGCCATGGGTATTTTTCTTCAAGATAAAATAAATATTGACGAGCTAATTTGAAATTTGGAAAATCTTTTTTATCAACTAACCATTGGGCAACTTGATCTAAAATATATGGTTGTTGATCTTCAAGTGGTCGTAAATATAATGCAAGGGCATTATAAGACATTTTAGATTCTATATATAATACTAATATGGATAAAAATATTTAAAAATATAATCTTTAATTTTTTAAAGATAATTTGTTTTTATATTTCACGAAATTTATGGTGTTGTTTATAATAGGCATATGGATAATATGGATAGTATGATTTATTATCAAGATTTTGCATTTTTTTATCAAGTATCATGTCTTTATAAACTCCTATCCAATAAGTATCTTTAATAGGAGTTAATTTAAATGATTTATTACGAAAGAATTCAATTATGTTCCATAAGTATTGAATTTTTTTATTTAGTTTATCAGATGAGAAATATCCAATAGTTTTAATAATACGTACGATCCATAAATCAATAAATAAAAATCGGAGAAGAACCCATTTTGTTCCAATTAATATATTTTTTGTTAAAACAGCTGGGATAATTTCAAATTCAGCACAGTTAAATAAATCTAAAAATGGTTTTTCCACAATTCCTCGTGCTGTTTGTATTTTTAAATAATATGTTATGCGCAGCGTTCTAAAATCTTTAGGAATATGCAACGATTGTTCTTTTTTGGTAATTTCAAATGATGTTAATTGCTGAGCATAATATTTTATTTGTTCTAAGACCTCATCAGCAGTAAATTTGCTTATTATTTGGATTTTTTCATGATTTGGGCAAATTGATTTATTATTTTGTATATCATAGACCCATGGACCAATGAGTATTATATCTTGATTCTTTGTAATCCATTTCATAATTAAATCGACTTTTAAAACCTCAATAATTTGTTTTTTATATTTTGGACAAGCTATTCGTCCTCCTAAATAACCTTTTTCTTTACGATTGGATACTTGTTGAAATAATTGATCTTCGAATTTAAGCATTTCATCATATGTATCATATTGACTTGGATCATATAAAGAATGATAAATATCAATTAGTTCAATTTCACTAGGTATATAAAGTAATTTATTAATTTGTATTGGATGAATTAACTTATATATGTCTTTATATTTCTGAATTTTATAAATAGTAGCAACTTGGCGTAAGTTATATTCAATAACAAATTCTTCATTTTCTTTAATTGTTTTTAAACGCGTATAATGACTATTTATATCTGATTGCATTTGTTGATAAATCAAATTAGTTAATTGATTGGCATCACATAATGGATTAATAGTATATAAGTAATATGTTTTTTTATAAATATTATTTTTGGCATTGGGTTGATTAATTAATATGTATTTATTACTAATAAGTATTTTATTTTTGGCGGCATATTGCTCAATAATTTGCCAAATATTATTATATTGATTTCGCTCATTAGCAATTACTTTGAGCGCATTTTTTTCAATAATATCCATAAATTGATGATTTAATATATCTGCAAATGCCATAAATCTATATCATGTAAAAAATAATAAAGACTAATTTATAAAAAAAAATATTAATATAATAGTTTAAGGATATTAAATTTGTTTATTCTTCTTTCGTAAGATACTGTGAAAATACAACAGATTGAGTTAAAGATTGGTGCTCTAGAACATTAGCTTCTAATGAATCTTCTAATGAATCCTCTGATTGGCTTGAACTCTTTGATTGGACTGGTTGACTAACTGATCTAGTTAAAACCGATTTTGAATGCCCATTAGAATGTTGATAACGATATTTCACAGCAGGATTATAACGACTAACAATATAACATTTACTTTGTTTATCCCAATGAATGTATACATACCCAGTTAGTCGGAAAAAGGATGTAATATATTTACTTTCAGTCCATAGAATCAAAGCAGCCACTCGGTTACGAACATCAGATAAATATTTTACAAATCCAACCGGATTCGAATAATACATAAATTTAGTCATTTGCTGATATGCATTTTCAATAGAATTATCATTAGGTGGCTGAGCTTCATTTAATAGATTCTGAAATTCTTGTAGATCTTCATCAGTGAAATTATTTCGTCGTCGAACAACATTGCACTGGCAAACCTTACGATAAATTTGATATAATCTTTTAGGTAAAGACATTGGAATAATATATTATATTTTTATGTTTAACATAAAATCATAAATCGAAACCTAAATAAGAAGATATGGATTCTATTCCGAAAAATGGATCGGATTCAAAGACAGAATTAAGCAAATCATGAGATGTTTGTACCGACGACTGATCTGTAGATATTGATTGAATAGAGTTTATTTTTGGTTCAGCAGATATATCTGTATCTAGTTTAAGAAATAAATTCACAGGTTCGATAATAGGTGATTGTATTCGAGATTTCTTTAGTGAAACATAAGGTCTCCAAATTGTTGGTTTAACTAAAATATAATCTTTGGGAGCATGTTTTTGACAATAGGTAGGAGATATATCTAAAGATGTACTAAATCGGGCAATTCTATGACAACGATATACTATACATCTTGGCCCTATCAGGTTTGTATAACCATTTGGTGCATGTAATGAACAATATCTAGGGCCTGATATATCAGAACCAACAAAATTGGCAATGGTTTGGCAATTCTTAAAATCACATCGAATTTGTCGTAAATTAATATGTTCTGGACGCGCGTGTGTCTTACAATATTCAATACGACCATTTTCTTCACCGAAACTGGCTGATTTAGAACAGTCTGGGTGTTTACATCTATAAGAATAAATATCTTTATCTTCAGGAGGAGCATGAGTACGGCAATACTGAATGCGGCTATTTTTTGTTCCATACACTGCTATTTTATGACAATCTGGATAATGGCATTGACGTGGTCCTATATATTTATGATCTGATTTAGAATGTTTTTTACAATATTTATTTTTATCAGATTTTGTATATCCATAATTAGCTTGTTTATAACAATCTAAATGTTTGCACTTCATATATAAAAAAGTGAATAATAATATTAGATATTGCATCAACATAATCTTTAAATTTCAATTTTATTATTATGTCAATAACATTTATTATAATTTGTATTTTATTAGTATCATCTATATATTTTGCCATTATCGTCCATATTTTATATTTTATTGGCTGTACGACAACAATTAAACCAGCCACGAAATGGTGTGAAGAAGATCAATTAATCTTTAAGTGTGTTTCTCAACCATTTAATACTCTATCTAATGTTGTGTATCTAATACCAATGATTATCGTTTTAAGTAAAAAAATAGAAAAAGATTATTTAATGATGTTGTGGGGATTATCATCATTTTATATAGCTGTAACATCTACATTATATCATGGTACAAATAATCGGGGAATAACAGGCCGTTTGGATACCACGAGTATTGTTGTCCATATGATATCAATTAGTTGTATAGTATTTCGTATTTTTAATAAAAATCTATATCAATCCTATATAACACGTCTTTTGGTATGGATATTCGCATGGATGATTCCGCATATTTGGGAATTTGCATCATTACGAATCCTAATATCGTGGCGAATTTTAAATTTTATATTTATTGGTTTATTACTATTATATAGTTTATTCATAACTGGACTCATTTTATATAATAAACAATATTATATATTGGCATTATGGCTTAGTTTGAATGTAGCATTAAGTTTAATTATACAAAGTGATTTAAATAACGATGATATTTGTGTATTTTACCATTTAAAGCATGCATGTTTTCATATTAGTACAGGATTACTTTCTATTATTGGTGTTTGTTTAAGTTGGCAATATTATTTACAACATTTACCACCTGATTTTATGTGGTATCCCAATCTATATGAACAACAACTTGAAGAACAAATTAATCGGCATCTTGAACAACATTCAGAATTGCAATAATTTAAATTTTATCATAATATATATGGAACTATGATTTATTTTTTTTTATTATGGTCCAATATAAATCGCTTGAACATATCCACTAGTTGTTTCCCAATTTACTGTTCCATCAGAATTACAATATAAAGCTATGATATCATTTGCAGATAATGAAACGGCAGCTATATTATGCATAGTTGTCCATTCATATGCTGTCGCTGATCCTATATGACGTGTTCTAAAATCTATATCTAGTTCAGCAGCTGTCCCTCCACTTGGAGTACGATATATCGTCGCTGTAATGAAATAAGCACCTGTATTAATACGTCCTACATTAAATGCATAAGAAACCATATATGTACCAGAAACTAAAATTTTAATACTACTTGAAACTGATGTTATATCAAAATATGTTGTATCATTTGTATAATTCAAAGTACTTACCATAGATATGCGTGTCCACACACCCGCAGTCAAAGGCATATTATAGCCTGTGACATAAATACGATGAATTTGAGCAAATTTCTGTGGATTTTGCCAAGAAGGATTTGCCGATGGACCACCGCTTGTTAAAATCTGACCAGTACTGCCTGCAGAACCAAGACTTGTCAATTGACCGTTAGCACCTCCTATTAATGGCTCATACTGATTCACACTATTAAGGTAGATATTGCGCCAACGGTGAGAAGTTGTTCCAAGATCATATAAATTATCAGTCCATGATCGCACAACACCTTGAAAAGCAGTACTTTGATCATTAAGAAAGGCGCAATTTTCTTTCCAAAGAGCTCCAGCAGCATCATAATGCCATAGGTAAAGATGAGGGATCTGACTCCCACCTCCATAACGTCTACCGAGAAGCCATTGATCTGATGTATTTGAGTTTTCCCATCGTAAACCACCTTCACGACTCCAATTACTTAGTAATTTAACATCACATGTATTTGTGTCAACCGTTCCATTAGTTCCTTCGAAAGTAGCTGTAATAGTATTACCTGTTATATGAAATAAACTCGATGGATTCGTTGTTCCGATTCCCACATAACCATTGGAAGCAATGGCCATACGTGTATTATTACCTGCGGTTCTAAATTGCATTTGATCACTAGGTGAAGCACTACTATAATAATAATATATGCCACCTCGTGAGTCTGCTGATCCAGCAGAATGAAATACTAATCGAGCAATTTCACTATTGGCGGTAGGATTCCATGTTATTTCTGGTTGTGCAAAGGTTAAATTAAGACGTCCATTATTATCAATTCGTATAAATGGGTTATCTAAAGCTGTAATGTCAGCATCTGTAGTACTATATCCAAAACAAAGTTGGGCAGAGTTATTGTATTTAAACCCCATTGCCCAATTTCGATAAGCCCCAGCTTCATCAGCATCAATGGTTGAAATTGTTAATCCTGTTCCTCTAGGTGCAGAATGTACATATTCATTTTGGATATGTAATTGTGCTGAATAACTATTCCAAGATCGACCAATGATCCTAAATTCGGAGTTATAATTATCAGTAGCTGCCTCAATCGCTGCTGATGCACCTACATTAGTTTTAAGTACATGAAAATTATAATTTGGTGTGCCCCCTATACCAAAATCACCAGATTCTAATTGAGTGGCTGTTTCATTGCTATAAAACCAGCGTGTACCACTAAAAACATTTAAAAATTGGATTCCATTAGTTCCACTGGAATTATTAGTATAGAGTTTAAGATTTCCTCCGCCACTATTACATACGATGTTTAAATAATTTGATGAATCCATATACAAATATCCTGATGGATTACCATCAGCTCTATTTAATCCTAATTGAGTTCCACCTGATTGATATTCAATTTGAAGAGGAAGAGTATGATTTGTTAATCCAATACCTAAACCAGCTGATGTTAACCGCATGCGTTCAGTTCCTCCTGTGGAAAAGGCTACTTCATTTGTAATCGGTAGAGATAGGCCGTTTCCTTCATTACCACCACCTCCATTAAATGTGATGCCTGGTAAAGCTGTTGATCCAATATCGGCATATACTGTTCCACCATTAAAATAATTTGTTGCAGTAACAATACTACCATTAACAAATGTCCCAGAAACAATTCCTCCGGATAATTTAGCTGTGCCAGTACTATCTTGAACTGTGCCGCCTTGTATTGTGCCACTGGCGGTAGCGTTTACCAAACCTGTTATAGAACCTGCTGTCAGCGTTGCTGTTCCATCGGTAAGAGTAGTGCCAGTAAGAGTGGCGCCTTGTACTGTCCCGCTAGCTGTGGCATTAACTAATCCTGTAATAGAACCAGTGGTTAATGTGGCAGTTCCATCGGTAAAACTACCGCCTTGTATTATTCCGCTAGCTGTGGTATTAACTAATCCAGTAATAGAACCAGTGGTTAATGTAGCAGTTCCATCTGTGATGCTAGTACCCTGTATTGTGCCAGATACTTCTAATGGGACAGCGGGTGTATCAGTACCAATTCCTAACCCAGTGGTTGTAAAACCAGCCAGTTTTGTTCCTCCAATAGCAAAGGATAATCGATCAGCTCCTTCACTAAATAAACCTGTATTTAAATCGCCTTGAAATGTAAGGCTTGGTGCAGTTACTGATCCAAGTAAAAGTTGCAATTGTTGCGTGGCAATATGATTACCAAGATTATCTGCTGCGGCTGTAGTAAGATCTAATTCACCAGAAGTAGTAGTTTGCCAAAAAAGTTTATCTTGCCCAGATTTTTTATATAAATAACCTTCAGTAGAAATTGATGGAGTTGGTGCAGTCACATCTGAAAATTTAAGCGGTACATTAGCTGATACTTCATTGGCTGTCATTGTACAACGAACTTGCCCATCAACAGAAAATCCTAATGTACTTGGCGAGCTACTGGCACAATACATTCCCATAGTAGCATTATCTTTAAATGTGTAAGTTGGTGAATTAGCACTACCACAACCAACGGCAAGTATTTGATTTGCTGTAATATCAGTAGTTGATGCAAGTGATAGAGTTTCATTTGACATTTAACTATATATTATAATTTATTTTAATGATAATTAATTTTTATTTTAGAATATCTGTATTGGTATTTAACTGTAGTTGTTTGTTTGGAAGTAAAGGTAAAATACGCATCTTCATATACCATTCATTAATTGCATATATATCCATTGGTATAAGTTTTGGTACCTTTTCATATTTTATTAAATGTGATATTTGATGATGAATATGTTTAGTATACTGATTAATTAATATTTTAAATGCCTTTATAATATCAGTTTGATACTCTGGTGGATATTGATATAAATTAAATAATGGTATGGATATAGGTTTATCTCCTAATAAATATTCTAATAATACTATAATATAAGGATGTGTAAGTGTTGCCGTTGTATGATACATTTTTCCAACATAATAAATATCTAGATTGGTTGTGCTTGAAGATGCAGGTTTAATAATATAAAAGTTATTAAAAAATCCAGATATTGCATAAATCAAACTGATTATAAATGGATCTAATAAAATTGTACTTTTTAAAATAAAACTACCATGAGGTTTTAATGTTAATAATGCTGTGATTATATGATTTATAATATCATTAATTATTACTTGTTTTGAAATTGGGTTAAATGTTTGAATTGCTCCTGTATATAAATCGATAGTATGCTCAAATTTAGTGTATAATTTTTGATAAAATGTTTTATCATAAGATTCATTTATGGATGAATCCGTATGTATATAATCATATTTTTCACTCCAATTTCGATTAGTCGTAATAAAATGGTGAACTGCATAAATAAAAGTATTTAAATTTTGAGTTTGATCTAAATGAATAAATTCAGATGATTCTTTAGGAATTAAATTAAGCGTCTTTAAAATTTCATATCCTTCAATCCAATTATAAGTTAAATTTTTTATATTACCTATATATTTTATAATTGGCATTTCTGAATGAAATAAGTTTGTATTTGCCCAATTTTTTTTTATAATTGAAGTTTGGTGGTCTTCAATATATTTACTAGTTGCATTTAGAGCTGTTTGTAAGTCAAATAATTCTGGAATAACATATGTTTTATTATTTAAATTTAAATCTGTATGATTTTCAATATAGGTTAACAAAAATTTATGTTGCTGTATCATGTTATATATAAAAAATGAAAATAAAATCTTAGAACATTAATATAGAGTTATCATGGAACAAAAAAAACTAGATAATGAATCTAATTCAGCATCTAATTCAGTATCTGATATTTTAAATCAACCTTATAATCCAACATCTATTTTATCAGTTCCAATCTATGATCCAATGAACCATTGGACTGAATATCTTTGTGTTGAAAAAATGCAACCAACAGCAATCATTCCAACCCGTGGATCAGAAAAAGCAGTCGGTTATGATTTATATGCATTTGATACAATTTTAATGAAACCTTGGGAAAGTAAAGTACATAAAACTCAAATTAAAATATCAATGCCACCAGGAGCTAATATATATGGCCGTATTGCTTCTCGTTCTGGACTAGCATGTAAGCATGGAATTGAAGTTGGTGCAGGCGTAATTGATCCTGATTATCAAGGAGAAATATTAGTGCTCTTAAGAAATCTTAGTCCTAATCAATATTTAGTTAAAGCAAAAAGTAAAATTGCCCAAATTATATTTGAAAAATGTTATACACCTGAAATTAAAGAAGTCAGTAGTATTGAACAGTTATTTGGAAAAACAAAGCGAGGTGATAAAGGAATAGGATCAACTGGATATTAAATTATTTCTTAGCATGAGCTTTTATATATGAATCTAATAATCGATCAGCTTCTTGATTAATTAAATTAGTTTTATCTTGCTCTGATAATTCTGTATCTTTAATCAAAGAATTAACATTATTTTTTGCTTGTTGGAATAAATCGAAAAATAATTGTTCTCGATCATTCTTTGACATTGCCCATAATACATTAATAGTAGGTGCATTTCGAATCTGTTCTTCTAATGGGCCCGGATAGGAAAAACATTTATAGGGATTAGATGTCTCTGATTGGCCTGATTGACCTGCTTTATCAGGTGGAATATCAGGTGGCTCTGATTGGCCTGATTGATCTGCTTTATCAGGCAGAATATCAAATGGCTCCGCTTTATCAGATGGAATATCAGATGGCTTTGATTGACCCAATTGATCATCAACAGTACTATACTGAAAATTAATAGGAGTTTTAGATTCAATATCCATGGTTGTTTCCATAAGATTATTTCGTCGTTCGTGCATGTGTTGCCATAATTGTTCATGTTCATCATTAATTAATGCATATACATCTGCTAAAAGTTGATTATCTGTATCTGGTTGATTATCTGTATCTGGTTGATTATCTGTATCTGGTTGATTATCATCAGTGATAGGTTGTTTAGGTGGTAGATCATCATTTAATTCAATTGTTATAATCGAATTTTGATCAGATTGTTTCTCTAGTTGAGTTGGACATAATGGGTTTGAGGTATCTAGTCGATAAGATTGACTATTTTGATGATCTAAAAAGTCGCAACACGAATCAGTAAGAAAATGTTGTATGATTATATTTGCCAATTGTTCTTCTTTTTTGTAATTTACTTGATCCTTAGGAATTTCAGTAAATAATGTATTAGTTTGCCAGTCATTTAGACGTTTACAAGCTTGTTGGAGTAAAACCGCCCATGTATAAATACCTTTAGATAAAAATTTAATTTCGTTACATGTACGTTTATTATATTCACTATAGAATTTTGTAAACAATTCGTGATTCATTAAAATTGAATATATTAATACCTATAGAATCTTTAAAATACTTCATTATGCAAAAAAATTGTATTGCCCCAAATATTTATGAAAATATACATCTATTTGAAGATATTACTAAATTTCAGAAAAAAAGAGATGTTAATCATCCAATAAGTGCATATCATGAATGGCTTAAAAAGGGACATCCTGAATTAACTGTTGAACAAATTTTACAACTTGAAAATAAATCATCCTCGGCTAATGTTAATCAAACAGATAATCAACAAAATACATCTTCGTCTGCATATAATGCATCAGGTGATAATGATAATGCATCAAACGATGGGGATATTAGTTTATCAAATGATGAGGATATTAGTTCATCAGATGATGATAGTGATAGAAAAACTTTATCTAATGGTGATAATTCTAATATCCCGGCTTTACCCATATCTGAATGTTATCGTTTCTTTACAGATATGCAATGGTGTGAGACAGATGTTCATATTATTACATATGCCGATATTAAAAAACATTCTCGAGAACATTATCAACGAATGTTACCAAATTTATTTAAATATGCTGATGAATTATATGCGACATTTCAAGCTAATAATGCAACATTTTTAAATGATGTTCCAATTATTGATAGATATAATTTCTTATTTCATATTATTGCTAAAGGTCAGACATTTTATGAACAATGTAAAACGAATACTGACTTCTGTAGTTTTATATATTTTGATAATCTTTATCAGACATTGTGTTCAAAATTATTGCAATATTTTAATATAAATAATATTGATGAATTGAAAACTTTAGTTAATTATCAGTCAGGATCTTGATATTGACAACCAAATAATGGCAATCGTTTAATCATTAACTCTTCAGGAATATCTTGTTTATCTATCTCTAAACATAAATATAGTTTTGCGCAATTTTGTAATTTAATATTAGTTCTATCACATATTTTTTGAAAATCATCAATTTGAGATTGTGTAATTTGTGCATCTTGATTAAGTTGCTCATTTTGTAAATCAATTAATTGTTTTTGAATTCTTAAAAATTCATTTGATTTTTTTTGTTCATCATTAGCTTGGTTTAATTTTTTCAATTCTTGATGAATTTTTATCAAATTTTGTTGAATTTGAGATTTTTTTATAGCGAAAGGGTTAATCATAAATAAATTAAAATACATATTTGTACGATCAAATTTTGGAATAATATTCTCTAATTTATTTTTATCTATTGCCATTGTTTTTATAATTGCTAAATAAACAGTGTATACAGCATTATATAATATATCTATTGCCGATTTTAGATCTTCTGAATGAGAATATTCTGACAAATTAAGTTGAAATGTATTTTTAATTTCTGGATAAGATGTTAGATATAAACTACAATTTTTATCATTAATTTGAATATTTAATATATCAGCGTAATCATTGTAATCATCAAAGACAGTATGAACCTCTTCTTCTAAATATTGAGCAATCCATTCTTTAATAGGATTTTCTGCTAAATCAAATGCTTTCATAGCCCACTTATGTTTATCTGTTTGTGACATGGTATAATATATTATTAATATTAATTTTAATAAGTGAATATAGAATATGAATAATATTATTCACGAATATCTTAACAAATTAAGAATAATTAGTAAAATTAAAGCCGGACAGCGTTTAGATACAACTAATGGCTTATCTGTATATGAAGAAGGTTGGTATAACTGGTTGTTGCGTAAATATTATCATGATAATAAAGATGAGGGTGTTCGATATTTACAAGATTTATATAAAGCTATTGACCAATCTGTTGAACAGCTTATAAATGATATTTATACAATTGCTGATGAGAATAAAAAAAATAAAAAGATACATGTTGCTATTAATTTAGCTGAAAAAATACGATCATCAATTATAGGTATTGAGAATTTAGCAAAAACATATCATTATTATCCAAAAATAGTTGCAACATTAGAAGGGATTGTTCAAGATTTTGCCGTACCAACTTATTTGCAATTATTAGATTATATTCCTAAACATAAATTGACTAAAGATCTAATTGGCGATATCCAATTTAATGGAGTATCATTAATGCCTACTAGTATTACAGATGATGAGCTTTAATTATGGGTTAGAATGGTATGAAACTATAAATGATATTACAGATATATGATTTTCAACTTTGAATTATTATATAAATTATTATTATAATTGATATATACGTCCATATAACAATGGACAATAAATCATCCGAAAAAAATATATCTATCGAAAATTCATCTATATATGAAAAACAAGATATGTCCGAGACAAGTATCAAATTAATTCCATTACATATATCTAAATTTGATTATTCTATTCAAGACGATGATTTATATTTGGTTGGAGATAGTTTAATTGATTTACATGGACTTATTAGTCATCATTTAAATTCGGCGAATAATTTTTATAAAAACGGCATTCGACAGATTATTACACAAGGATTTAAAATCGAGAAAAATATTATTAATCGTAGATCAGCCACTCCAGAAGATCGAGAAATTGATTGGATTCATTGTGAAATTATTCCAACAGACATAAAACTTAAACCACCGACAATATTACATTACAGCACTAGTAAAGAAATTGTATTATATCCTAAGGTTGCCTTAACACGTGATAAAATATATTCTGGTTCTTTATTATTTAATTGTGATATTAAAGCAACGGCACATTTAAAAAATGGATCAACTATTGAACGCACTGATAATATTGTTGATTTTCATATAAGTAAAGTGCCAATTATTAAAGGAAGTATCATGTGCAATACTTATGGGAAAACTAAAGAAACTCTTATTCAACTTGGCGAAGATCCATCTGATCCTGGAGGATATTTTGTTGTTCGTGGTGAATGGGCTGTTGATTGTACTGAAAACATTACATTTAATCAACCGAAAATCTATATTAATGAAGGATATGGTAGATCCCGTGTTCGATGTGAATTTATTTCTAAACCTGGAGATTCATACCAAAATAGTGACATGATTTTAATCCGATTTTTTAATGATGATCGTTTGACCATTGAAATTGCTCGAGATAAAATGAGTAACATTCAAATGCCATTTTATTTGATTTTTAGAGCACTTGGATGGACAACAGACAAAGAAATGATGGATTGGATTATATATGATTATGATGCCGATGCAAATAAAGTATTAAAAAATACATTAATAAATGCTTTTAAAGCCAAATACGGCCGTACTAATTATATCGATATCTATGACCAACTTGAAATATTAAAATTAATTGTTAATATGATTCCAGAAGAATGTTATAGATATTTAGATTTACGAAATAAACCAGAAAATTACCATAATGCTATAACTAATATATTATATATCTTTGACACTCATTGTTTACCCCATATTGGATTAACAGCTGAATCTCGTAATGAAAAACTTAAATTTTTAGGTTTATTAATTCGTAAGGTTCTATTGGTATACTTACGATATATACCACAAACTGATAGGGATAGTTATCGTAATAAACGTATACATGCTGCAGGTGATAATTATGCAAAAACATTTAAAACTTATTTTAATAAAACGGTCGTCATGCCAGCTAAGCGTCAAATGCTTAAAGAATTTAATTCAACTCCATTTGATCAAGTTAATTTGGCCAATTTGGTAAAAGCTTCTATTTATGCGGAAGATTTTGAACGTCTTATTGTTCAAACAATTATATCAGGTAATAAAGCATCATTAAAAATTAAAAAGAAAACTGTTGTTAATCGACTAGCAACACAATTATTAAACCGAAAAAATCAGCTTAATGTTATTGCAACTATGCGTCAAGTATCTGCCACATCAGCTGATTCGGCTAAACAATCAGAACGAGCCAGTGAAATGCGACGAGTCCATATGTCATCAGTAGGATTTATTTGCCCGGCACATTCACCACCTGAAGGTGAAAAAGTCGGAATTAATAAACAAATGGCCATCTTTGCATTTATTGCTCCATCTAGTTCATCGGAAGTATTAAAAAACATTATTCTTAAAGATGATATGCTAATTCAAGCATCGGATAATTCATTAACACCATTAGAAATATACCAACGGGCTTATGCACGTGTATTTGTTAATGGACATTTAATAGGATATGTTGTTGACAGTATAAAATTTATAAATATTTATCGTAAAAAACGTCGAAATTTAGAAATAAATCCATATACAACAATTTATTGGGATAATGTACAAAATGAGGTACAGTTATTTGTTGATGTGGGGCGAATTTGCCGACCATTACTTATTGTTTATAATAATCAGCGAGATGCTGATGTAATTCATAAAAAGCCATCACAGCCTTTCCATCAAGGATTAGGAATAACTCAAGAAGATATTATTCAACTTTATAAGAAAACAAAAACAATTGATGATTTATTATGTGAACAAAAAATAGAATATATCACACCTGAAGAACAGGAATATTGTTATATATGCCCAAATTTTGAACAATTGCGTCGTGATCAATTTGATGAATTACGAGAATATACACATTGTGATATACCTCAAGCTATTTTAGGAATAACTGCATTAACAGCACCTTATGGCAATCATAATCAAGCTCCTAGAGTGACTTATCAAACAACACAAGCTAAACAAACATGTGGTTATTATTCATTAAATTGGCCATTTAGAATGGATAAAGAGGCATTCTTAGAATATATAAATGAAATGCCATTGGTGCGAACAGTAGCCAATAAATATTTATTCCCCAATGGTCTTAATGTTATGGTAGCTATTGCCTGCAATACTGGGTATAATCAAGAAGATAGCTTAATTATAAATAAAGCCGCTGTAGATAGAGGATTATTTAATGGCAGCAAATTTACATTTTATAAAACTGAATTAGAACAAAAAGAAGAATTAGGTAATCCTGATGCTAGTAAAACAGATGGATTAAAATCAGCCAATTATGAAAAATTAGTCAATGGCATTGTCCAAAAAAATCAACAAATTGAGCAATCAGATGTTTTAATTGGTAAGTATATGCCTATACAAAAAGGTAAAGATGACAAATATAGTTACATTGATAGATCAATTGTTTATAATGAATCTGAAAAAGCTATAGTCCACAATGTTATTATTGATCGTAATGAAGATGATATGCGATTTTGTAAAGTCGCATTGCGAAAAATTAGACCCGTTGCAGTGGGTGATAAATTCTGTTTACGTCCTACTGCTGAAGTATTAACAAATCAAGGGTGGGTTGCATTACAAAATTTAAATATTCAGACAATGCAAATTGCAACTATAGATCCTCACACATATATATTAGATTACGTTTATGCTAGTGGTAAATATGAATTTAATTATAATTCAAATATTGATGGATGTTTATATTATTTAAAAACAGATAATATTTATACAGTTTGTACCGCCAATCATGAACATTTTGTTCAAATTAATACTAATAACTTTCAATTTATGAAAGCTAATGAATTATTTAAATATCAATATATTCGGTTTAAAAAAAATATTGCTGGATATAAATCTTGGTATTGTCGTGATGATGATAACAAATTATGTAATACAAATGAATATATTATATTATTAGGAGCTTATATTATGTACGGATATTTAACTCAAGATCATATTATTTTAAATATTGAACTTAATGCACAAGTTTGTTTTATAGAAACAGTTCTTAAAAAACTAAATATTACATATCATTACGATTTAAGTACTAAAGAATTTCATATTTCTAAAGAACAATGTTTACCATTTTATAATGTATTATATGAATCAAATCATCAGATTCCATCAATCATTTGGCAGGATAATCCACAAAAATGTAATAATTTACTCAAGGGAATACTATGTCAATCAACGATAACCAAATCTTGTAAATTAATTAAGATCACAAATCAGCAGCTAGCTAATGATATACAGCGATTGGCTCTGCATGCTGGATATTCAGCTAATATCAGTGTTCATGGACAATACCATTTTCAAAAATCTGATATATTTACTCCGCAATATTATTATATTACGATTAAAACATCAGATCCGCTAGTATATAAATCAAATACTAATGTAATCGAAAAATGGGTGGAATATACTGGATTAGTTGTATGTATTGAGATTCCTAACACACACTTGTTTTATTATCGAGAATCTATTGATTCGCCTCCAATGTGGACTGGTAATTCATCTCGATCAGGTCAAAAGGGGATATGTGGACTGCTAATGCGAGAAGCAGATATGCCAACCACTAAAGATGGTATTCGGCCTGCACTAATATTTAATCCACATGGTATGCCATCTCGAATGACATGCTCACAATTAATTGAAAGTCTTTTAGGTAATGTATGTGCCATTAAAGGAGCCTTTCATGATGCAACAATGTTCAAAAAAAATGATATAGAATCTATTGCGGCCGAATTAGAACAATATGGATTAAATCGATATGGTTATGAACAAATGATTAATGGTTTAACTGGTGAATATATAAATACACTGATATTCTTTGGACCAACCTTTTATCAGCGATTACAGAAATTTGTAATTGATGCTGAGTATTCAGTACAACATGCTTTAACTGATGCAATCACCTATCAACCATTAGATGGACAAGGATCATCAGGTGGATTAAAAATTGGTGAAATGGAACGCGATGTATTATCTTCACATGGATGTTCACGATTTTTACATGAAAAATTCTTTCATCATTCTGATAGATATACAGAATATATATGTCGATGTGGTAAACCAGCTATTTTAAATCATAAAGAAAATTTATATAAATGTAAATACTGTAAAGATAATGCCGATATTGTAGCTATTCCAACAAGTTGGTCTTCAAAATTATTTATGCAAGAAATGGAATCTACAAATGTTGGTATAAGACGATTACCTCGACCATTTGTCTATGAGGTTAATGATACAAAAGATCGTTCTTTATCTAAAATTGATTCATATAATGAAGATACTTTAAAAGAACTTATTCGACAAACAGTAGATGAACTTAATGATACTCAAACTAAAGAAGAATAAAGGATTATGGAATATTTATGGATGTTTTTTAGTTATTTTTTTAGTTATTTTTTTAGTTATTTTTTTAATGACTTTTTTAATTATTTTTTTAATTACTTTTTTGCTGCATTAAAGCCGTTTGTTGTTCAATTCGTGCTTTTGCAACTTCAGGATCTTCAGCACCAAACATAATCTGCATAATTTGTGGGCCTAATAAATATAAAACAGCTACAATCAAAATAACCCATAATAAAACAAGACCTTGTAGTCCACTAAAAACACTACTAATAATATCCGAAATAAAATTAGTTTGTTTTGATTTACTCTTTTGAGATGCGGCATTTTCAATGACTTGAACACTTTTCATTTGATTAATAACCTGTTGTACATTTTTATAAACAATGCTCATAGTTTGTTCTTGTGAAAAATTATCAACAATATTATTGTCGCCACGAATAATAAATTCTTGTTCGGCATTTGATTTATTTATAATATTTATAATATTTTGCTGATTAATAGTTTGTTTGACTTCATTATCGATGGTTAAATCTACATCGGCTGAGCTTTTACCTAATGCACCCAAAACCGAGACACTCTGAGAATGAGCGGCTTGCTTAATAGCATTAGCAACTGATTGTTGTAGATCAGCAATATTTTTATTATTTTGGGCACATTTTACAGATAATTTAATATTCTGAACCTGCTTTACATTTTTGACAATATTATAATCGCCGACAATAACAAAACGTTGTTTGACAACAGAATTAGATGTGCAATTCATAATATTTTGTGCAACTAAGTCTACGGCTAATTTTGTTTTAACATTAGTTGTTGCTTTTGAACTACTGCCCCCCATATTAATATATTATCAAATTAATATTTTTTAAAAGTTGAATTTATTGAATACTTTATAAGCATACAAAGTATATTAAATTATTATGTCTCAGTTTCAGGCATCCTATAAATCAGTTATTAGCCGATATAAAAAATCCGAAAAAAATCATACATCTGCGAATCAATCTGCTAGTCAATCTGCGAGTCAATCGGAGCAAGATCAGCCATCTGTGAGTCAATCTGCTCGTCAATCTACTAGTCAAACAGAGCAAGATCAGCCATCTGCGAATCAATCTGCTCGTCAATCCGCGAGTCAATCAAAACAAGATCAGCCATCTGCGAATCAATCTGCTCGTCAATCCGCGAGTCAATCAAAGCAAGATCAGCCATCTGCGAGTTCATCTACTAGTCAATCTGCTAGTCAAACAGAGCCAGATATAAAGCCGTTCAATAGGTCTGTAAATTTATCTAATTTTATTAATTATTTTTCTCTATACACCATAGATATATCTAATGATTATCTTGAACCAGTTGAAAAAAAATATTGGTTTAAACGTGCATTTTATGAAAATCATGTCTATCAATTAATTGAGTTTTGTGATTCATATAAAAATATTCAAAATAATGCATATACAGAATTATTAGGATCTAATGGATGGATATCTCATTATTTATATGAGCGTGATGTTACTGATGATTTTTTAACGGGATATTATTTAGCCAAAACATATTTGCCATTTAAACAGATTGTTTCATTTCATTTTGGTTGTGCACAATCTCAACTTATTAAAGGTATGTCACAATATTTTAAATCCAAATCTATAAGATGGAGATGGTATGGAGCTGATAAAAAACTTTTTGATATTGCATTAGGGCCGAATAATAAAACATCCAATATATTGAATGGTATCACACAGACTGGAAATGTATTATCTTTAAATGATATTCAAAGTATTAAAATTCAATTATACGAACAATATAGTCAACTTATTACATTTTATATGTGTGATATTTATCCATCTGTGCCTTATATGTTATATACCTCTATATTAATTCCTTTGACAAATGTTGATAAAAATGGTATTTCAATTATTAGACTTCCTGATCCGCATAATTGGTCTAAATATTCTGTATTTTTAATAAATTTCTTTACATTTATTATTACACAATATCATATGGTAAAAATATTTAAAACACCTTGGGGAGAAAAGGCTCGATATTATTTAATTTTCTCACAACCAAAACAAAAATTTCATTTAGATAAATATACTTCATTAATAAAATATATAGAATATCAAATATCAAATGATATAGTTCCATTATTTAATAAGGAATATTTTAATCTTGTAAATAATCGACAAGATTATGTTTCATCTTTATTAAATATCCAAAAAAGACTTATTGTTCATCATGAAAAAATTACACAACAACAAGCTCATCAAATATGGTTTGACTATGTAATGAATCTTCACAACAAAAAATAAATTTAACCATAATATGTATTATTATGAATATTTATTTTATATATTCATATAAGATCTGAAGATCTACATACATATTATAGTTATTTACTAGCATATTATGCGGGCCAACATAATATTACCAGGTTAATATTAATCGCCTGCATCAAGAGGATTTAGGGTGTCCTCTCTCCATTGCCCAAATGGACAGGTATAATACCTGTATATGCGATTATAATATAATCATTTTATATGTTTAATATATTTATTTTTTACGTTGTTTTAATCCTCTTAATTTACGTGATTGTGAAATTACAGGTGCCTTTTTTTCTTCAATTTCGATGACTTGTTCAGTGTCTTCTTCTGGTTCTTCATAATCAGCTTGATCAATTTCATCTTCATTAATTTTAATGATTTCTTCACTATCGATTTCCAAATCATCGGAAGCTTCATTATCTAAAGCTAAATCTTGCTCATCCTGTTCATATTGCTCATCCTGTTCATCTTGTTCAGCCTGCTCATCTTGTTCATACTGCTCTTCTTGATCATCCTGTTCATCTTGTTCAGCCTGCTCATCTTGATCGTTTAATTGAGATGGGTTTGTATTAGAATTAACTCTCTTTTTATGAATTAATGTTATTGATTTATTACTTTTTGTTGATGTTTTGGGTTTTTTCGGAACTTGCGGATATAAAGTATTTTCAAACATATGCATCTGAAGAATAATACCACTGGCCAAACCAAAATTTAGCTTTGATGGATCTACCTTATGTGATGTAAAATATGATTCAGTTGTATTAATATCTAAAATTCGCATTGCCATTTCAATAATATTAGAGTTAATTCCTTGTGGCTTAACCCATAAAAATTTAGCTAATATGAACCCTAATAATTTTAAATATGATACGATATACTCAGCAATATGAGAAATTAAATATTGGCGATCATCAAACCAATTATTAATAATTGATGTAATATATTGTGTTAATTGATAATCAGGTATATCATATACTAAATGGCCAAAATTATCTACAGCTGGAATGATTACAGTGGTTATTTGTGATGTGAATTCTTCTGGGGTATTTTCAAATACAAATTTGGTAAATTCATTTCGATTTGTAATACGTGCTTTAGTATTAGTTTCAATTGAATAAATTTCATAAACAAATCGATTGATTATAAATTGTAAGCATACCTTTGCGGTTCGTTGAACTTGCGTAATATTTTTTTTGCTTACTTTTTTTTCCGAATCAGTTTGTGAATCATTTGCTGTTGTTTGACTTGATAAATTTTCTGAATGTTCATCAGATGGGCCATCATTATCATCATCATTATCATCATCCATGGTGTGATTATCGGAATGACCTTTTTTCTTTGGAATTCTAGTTTTTTTGGGTTTTAAATCGCCCTTTTTTACAATTGCTCGGGTTTTATGCAAAGGATTTAATTTTTCATTTAATAATATATATGCATTTTCCGGAAATGGATCAGGTGCTTTATATTTTTTAACTTCATATTCTTTAATATTATCTATAGCTTTTAAAATATATTCAATTAACTTATTACTGCATTTTTCAGCAAATGATTTAATATTAATTAAATCAAAATCACCGATAATTTCTTTATTAATTTGAGATTGTAATGCCTTTTGTAGACGTTCTTGTTCTTTTTTAGCCTTTTCTGCTGACTCTTTAGATGCAGCCGAAACACCCTTTTGAACTATTTTTTTCTTTGATAATTTGGTGCTCATTTTATAATAATATTATATCTTATAACTTTATTTAAAAATAAATTTCAATTTTCAATTTTAGATTTTAATGTTTATATATATATAAAATGTTGGAAACCAAACAAAATAATGTTTCGTTATATGCCCAACGAGCATCTTTAGTTAGTGATACCGCCGTTTGTATGGGATTTCAGGCCGATATTAATAGTTGTGCATTAAATCGCTTATTAAGTCATTGGTGCTGTTCAAATATAACTAGCTGTGAGGAAACTTGTGTTGCATATGCGGTATATTTAAATGTAGCTAATTTATTATGCGGTGATCCAGTAGCTATTAAAAATTCTAAAGTTAGTTCAATTAAATGTGGAGCACATAATGGACGATTTTTTATAACATGGAAAACAAAAGGCAATATTTCTTCAGTTCGAAAATCACTTGGATTAGCATTCAAGGCTTTAGTACCTGGAAAAGTATATTCTACATATATAAATTTAATGCGTGTATTTGGACAGAAGAGTAATCGAGAGGTATTTAATTGGGCATCACAACAACTTATTAATTCAATTAATACTGGTTTGTTTATCGGAATTATTGGTAACATCAAAGCAGATCAGGAGCATTTAAAAACTTTATTAGAGGTAGCCATTAAAAAACTAAATGTAGGCCAATCAAAAAAACTATCTAAACCGGCTTCAATTATGACAAGCACGTCTTGTAATCATGATGATGTCGTTGAAATTTCTGTTTTAGGTTGGAAAGCACATCTTTTAAAAGATTATATTCTATCTAAAGCTAAAGGATTAACTCCAGTAGTATGTGATAAATCGATTATTATACCCATTAATAAAACATTATGGGATACTTTGAAAAAAAAATTAAAAAATGCCGTTGAGGATCATATTAAAAATAGATATTCAAAAACAGGAGGAGAACTTGGTAATCTTATTGCTTATTTAGCTTTATCACATGGAACTGTATCATGTTCTGATGTGAAAACATTATTAAAATCCTCTGTCACAGCAGCTCAATTAATTGATGCTTTAAAAACCTTATTATAAATCAAAATTGAAGCATAAATAATATAAAAACGCTTCTTAAATATAAAAACTATTTAAAATCTATAGATTAACGGTAGATTATGTCATTAGAGTTTGCCAATGTTCTATCTTTATTAAACAAACAATGTCAAATATGGGCATCAAAGTTAACTGAAAAACAATTAGCTAATATATTATCTATTATTTTTGAAATACCTGAATATATTACTGAAAATAATCATTTGTCCCTACCTATTCATAAAAAATTAAATAGTACAGAACTGGGTCAAATTGGCGAAAATGCATTTCAAGAAATTTGCAAAAAATTACCTAAAAATTATCATTTAATTTCAACTGCAAAAGTAGGAAAAAAAGCTGATTTTATTATTGAATATCATACTATTCATAAAGTATATAAATGTCTCGTTGAAATTAAAAATTATAAAAGTATAGTACCAAAAAAAGAAATTGATAAATTTTTAACTGACTTAACATATGGAGTTTATGATGCTGGATTAATAATATCTTATTCTTCTAAATTTCGTGGCATTAATGAATCAATTCATTTTAATAATCATCATTTATCATCTGGGCAAATACCAGTTATGTATTTAGCTGCTGTTGATGCAACTATTATTTTGCAATGTATTGAAATATTATTTTTAAAAATTTCAACTCATTCTCCATCATATAATTTAAAACATTTAGAAAATCTTATATCTGTTATTAATAATTCATTAAATCAATCAGCTACTACTAGACGTTTATTAACAGAAATGCAAATGTATAATATGTCACAGATGCAAAAATGCCATGAACATCTTATTAGCTATGAAGTTCATATTAAATGTGCTATTAAACAGCTTTATCAAGAAATGGATAATATTAAAAAGACAAATATGCTCGAATCATCTTATCCATCTGAACCCATTAATAATATAGATAACAATGAAATAAAAAAAAGAGAAATTTCTAAAAAATTAACAGATTATTTTAGTTCTATACAGAAATATAATTATACATCTTATAATAATAAACAATTACCATTCGTAAAAAAATTATTATTATATTCTTGGGAAAAAATTCAACAGGATAAAAAAAGACATCATTTTAAATTAACCACTACTGGTATTGCTATATATATTATACCATATCCTCAAAAAACCGATTTAATGATTTTCGATAAAGATATTGATCGACAATACAAATTTGATGATCTATTAGAATTATTTATTTATAAAAATCATAAATATCGAACAACTTTGACACAACTCTCACAAGTTAATCTAATTATTCAATATCTTAAGAATTTATCTTAATATTTAACAATTCAGATGAATAATATTTCTAAAATATAATTAATTTACATAAAATAATATATGTTTACGTCTAAAATTTTAATTTTTTTAATTCTAATTATTGTTATTATTGGATTATTAATAATAATCCAATCGCATTATATACCTATTATTCTTGGTGGAAATTTTTTATCAAAACATCAAATTATCATATCTGATAATGCCCGAATTGTTATTGATGGCTCTAATATGATTTATAAATTATTAAATACTAATCATATAAATGTATTACAATATGAACAAGCTCTTAAAGATATATCGGCTATGCTCCAAATAGCCTTTCCTACGAATGATTTACATATTGTTTTAAAAAATCCTGATTTAGAAAAATTATATCTAATCCATAACATTAAGACTCAGAAATATAACCCATCGGCGACATATCGACATACATTGATGAAGATATCAAAACAATTTCCACATATAACATATCATTTGGCACAACAAAATCCCCATTATAGTGATAATTCTAAACATTATCTTAAAGGTCGAGATGATCTATTAACTATATATTTGTCGCAACATGCATATATATTATCATATGATAAATTTCGCGATTTTTCAGATTTTGATAAAATTAAACCATTTTATCATTATAGTATAAAAAATGGTAAAATTATTGATAAAGAACTGATCAAGCCGAATATCATTCATAAAATGCTTATTAAACCAAATTATAGTAATCAATTTATATATCAATTTATGCCAATAGATGAACTTTATCGGAGGAATATTAAAAACGGCACAATTTATATTGACAAATATGGTCAATATGGTACAGTATATATTGCTAAATTAGTCTAATTAAAATATAAAACTACATAGGCTAAAATCTGTTATAATTTAATTAATTTATAATGTAAAAATAATTTAATATATTATTAATTAAAGCATGACAATAGTTAATTTAGGTCTTGGTTTTGGTATGATCGGATGGAGGCTTATTCAATATGTTGATTGTGATACATTGTCACGATTACCATTGGAGGATTATCAGATCGATTATCTTGCAGATTATCTTAATTGGGATATTTTAAGTGGTCGGCAATTAGCTGGATGGTTATTTGTTAAATATGCTGAATATATTGATTGGCCAGTATTTTTAACAAATGGTTATGCTAAAGATGTACGATGTTTGACTCTTGTAAAACATAAATTACAAGAAAATATTCATGTATTTTTTAATACATATGTAAAAAAAATGTATTATACACCATCATTTATTATTACCTTTCCAGAATTAATTGATTGGAAATGGTGTGCAAAACATGTTCAATTGGCTGATTATATTTTATTACGCTATTGGAACAAAATCCCTATTAATATCTTATGTCGATATCAACGTTTATCTAATCAAATTATTGAACAAAAAATACATTGTTTAAAATGGCAATATATAAGCCGGCATCCAATGTCTGAAGACTTTATGAGTCAGATCGCACATTATCTTAATTGGGATACTATTATGAAGTATCAATGTGTATCAATGGCATTTATTGAGAAGTATCAAGATTTATGTAGTCCAGCGGTGGTATCCCAATATCAAAAATTGTCAGAAGATTTTATTCTTAAACATCACAAATGGTTAGATCTAAAGATTGTATCTCGTTATCAAAATTTATCAAGTGAATTTATAATTACAAATTATAAATTATTAGATTTTTCTATGTTAGAAAAAAATACACATTATAATAAAAAAAATACTATACAGATTATCAAACGATATAATTATTGGTATATAATTGATGCGCCTATAGTTCAGTTACCAAATCCAGAAATCATATATTGTGTTCCAAATTATATAAATTAAGTATATTATACAGTCTTTTGCGTATGCCTCATAGCAATATACATTACCATTTCTAAATTATGGGCCTTTTGTTTTTCATATTCTAAACGAGTAGTTTTTCGCATCTCAACTACTTGAGGAATACTAACTAATTTATTTGTTTTTTTATCATAATATTTAACATATTTTAAGATATCTGGAAATGTTTCATATTTTGCCAATGAGTATTTCATCTCATTATTATAAACATATACATCTGTAATGGTTCCCATAGAAGCATATTTATAACCATCATTATATTCTGAAAAACTTTTCTTAATAATTGTTAAGATGGGATATTCTCCATCAATAATTTTTTGAGCATATTCTTGACTATTATAAATTAGATGATTCATATCTGTGGCAATATATCCTTCTGTTAAGGTATTAATTTTATCTACTAGATTTAATACTTTTTGTGATATAGGCGGATCAATTTGGTGGAGTAAACGACTTAATCGAATAGTAAACATATATAAATCAATACAAGTAAGTAATTTAAAAACCGCCTCAAAGTAATTTTTAAATAATACAATTAATTCTTCTTTTTGACGAAGTTTATTGGGAAACATTTGTAAATAAATATTAAGTAATGCATTTATCTCTTCTGTGCGAAATTTGTCCTCATTTTTAATCAATTTTTGGGTTGCTGGTAAAGAAATATCCGTTAATAATTCTGATCGAGTGGGATCTATAATTCCTCGACTAAAATCAATGATACTTGCAAAATAACCATTATTTGGGAAAACAAATTGAAATTCGTCATCAATAACATAAACTACTTTATTTTTTTTATCTTTATTGGCCATGACTTTCGGATCTGCATAATATAATGCTCCAATTGTGGCATTATTTAAATGAAAATCACCATGAATAACACCTAATTTACTATTAACACAAAATAATGCATAACATATTTCAAACATATATTTAGCAAAATAATCGTATCCTACGTCTTTAAACGGTTGGCCTAACATATTATTATACATTTTAGATTGTTGTATTAATACAACAGATTCGGCAACGGTCCGACCGACAAATTCACTAGCAAATGATAATGTAACTTCAGACATAATAATTTCTTCAATTGAATAATTTATAGGATCATCAATTTTTTCACTTAGTTTCTTAAATTTATGACTGATCCAATTTTTAATTTGTTTGGATGTTTTTGGTATAGTATTTAAGTTTTCTGTAGCAAAATATGTTCCACGCTGAGCTTCATATAAAATATGGAGAATATCCTTAGCTAATTCAGAGTTTTTAAGACGATCATATTGTGATTTATTATCAAATAGTCCTTTTCGTGAATTTTTGATATAAAACCAATCTAAAATAATAGGAAATGATGGAGATATCGAATTAACAACAAGATCATTGCATTTGGCCGATATGAAATATTCACGCCATGGCTTATATCGTAAACGCATAGGATCCTGTACTTCTTTAAAATTTAATGGGATCATTTTATAGCCACATTGCATATAATAATTAGTATTCAGAAAATTACGTGTTGTATGACTAACTTGGCCGCGAAATTGCTCAACACTTTCAGCTCCATATTTTTTTATAAGATCTTTTAAAAACTGTACATCTTTTTCGGCATGTTGGAGAAAGATTTCTTTATAAGTTTCATTAATATGGATTTTGGTAATATTAAGCATATAGTCGAAAATAGTATGAAACCAGCTTATGATTAAGATAGTTTGTGGGACAACCTCATTTTTAACAGCAAATTCAATTACTGTGCTTTTATTTTCTTGCTCCATTTTAGGATAGAAATAGCTAGCATAAATAGACCATTGTCGCCGAATTCGAATACGATTAACATATTCTTCAATTTCATGCCATATTTCGGCATGTCGTTTTTTAGCTTTAATAAGCGATCGATAAAGTGAAAATCTAGATCGATATTCGCCATCACAGGAAATATAACTCGGCGAAGCTGAATAAAATGTAAAAGCGACGCCTTGAAAAATTGTATCAGATTGAATTTGAACTTTTCTAGTCGGTGGCATATCATTGTATAATTCGCAAAATAACGTGCCAAAATTAGTTTCTTTATTTAAAACATAATCATATAATTTCATTACAACAATAATCATATCCATTGTATTATAAATGAATAAATATTTCATTGTTGTGATATTAAACATGCGAATGACACTACCAATAGATCGATCAATCGGTGTTCGTTTTATTCGTGGTAATTGATTGAATTGCCATTGTTTAGTATATTCATCATAGTACCATTTCATAATTGATGTAAATAAATTATTATCATGTAGAAAACTCATAACTTTTTTAAATTCACTCTTAGATCTATTATAATCTCGTAAGGCAATCAAATCTTTTTTTTCAGATTGTTTTTTTGATTTATTTATCTTAGATGCTTTTCCTGATACAATCATAAGATATTATTATAAATTATATTACTATTATAATAATATATATTTATTAATAATGTCAAATGGTGAAAATATTTTTAAATTAGATAATATTATCGAAAAATTAAAAAAGGGTACAGAGACAGATACTCAAAACCAACTACCCCAACTACAACAATTACAAAAATTACCTAATAAAAATGTATATTAACATGCTCGTCAAAGATCATCAAATAAAACTAGAGAAATTCAACCATTACCAACTAGTTTATTAGCAAATTATTTCGAAGTACCGCATAGTGATTGGCGTGAATTGCCTATTAATGCTTATATAAAATATATTAATAAAAATGATGGTAAATTAAAAGCTGGTGGAAAAATACTTAATATAACAACAGATAATGCAAATAAGTTGGTTTTAACTTTAGGTAAATATAATAAGATTACTAAGCAATTTATTAAATGGGTGATTAAAGAACCAAATATAATGGCAATTTATTTATATAAAAACCAAAATCAGTTAAAACCTAATGATTTAGATGATGATCTATATATGCCTTATAATCCAGAAATGGATCCCAATATTAATAATAATATATATTCAGAAGATATTAAATCACCAGAAGATAATCTAAGTCTATTAGGAGATAAATTATTATTTAATGACAAGGATACAATTATGAATCGGCTTGAAGCTGTTGAAATTAAAACACAAAAACTTGAAGATGATTTAAAAAAAATATTTATGTTAGTAAAACGTTTATATGATAAGATACTTAATAAGTAATTCTAAATGGACTGGATGTATTACAAATTCACTAAATATTTTTCTTTTTTGATCATTTATATTAGTTAAAGAATATTTATATAAATTATAAAATTGAGTTAATAACTGACGAGCAACTATCTCTAATTGATTCGTTGGATTGACTTGATTAGCCGGATTGGCTGGATTGACTTGATTAGCTGTATTGGCTGGATTAGCTGTATTGGCTTGACTGGCTTGATCTGACTGCTTATCAAGTATGTTAATTGGCATTGTTATAGCGTGTTCACTTCCTTGATTACTAATCTGGAGCATAAGATCGATAATTTTTTGTAATTTATTACTAAATTGTTTAAAGTTTGGTGCATATTGTGGAAAGAGTTGTAAAAATACATTATGTAGATTATCATCTAAATAAGCATTAAGAATGATAATATCTGTTCGAGATACATGATTATTTTTTTTGCATATTTCGGTAATTTGATTTTCATACCAAATTTTACGAATTATTCGTAATAAAGAACTTTCTATAAATAAATCACTGTGGTCTTTAGTAACTTCAAAATTTATACTCCGTAAAATGAAGCCATAACATGGTTCACTAGATGTATCATTAATAAAATCTGTTAATGCAGAACTAGCTTGTTTATATAAATCTTTAAGTGATCTAACATGTTCAGTTAAAAATTCTTGTGATAAAATTTGATGATGCGGCGATCTATCACTAGCCCATAAATAATTTTTATGTTTTGGATTAATATTTATTGATTGAATAAACCATATATTATATTTTTGATTAAAATTTTTGCCTAAAAATGGATGAAATACTGGATGTTTAAAACCAAAACTATAGCAACATGATGGATTCAGAGATGCTAAAAAATCTTCCCATGTAATAGATATGGCTTCAAGACATTCTTTAAATACTTGTTCATATGTGAGATTATTCCACATAACATTATTCATATCATATCCTCGTGCAGTTGACATATACCATTGATTATGATAATAATAAAAATTGACACATGTTCCATCATAAGATTTATAAATATGGTAATATCCTTTATGAAGGAATTCATTACTAGTTATTGTGTTAATATTAAATCGTAGACTTCGAGGGGGGACCATTAATGGTCGCCATGTATCCATTTCCAATATTAATCCATTGCATTCTTGTAAATAAACATTATTTAGTCTATTTTTACAACTATGAAGTGTCGAAAATATCATTCGTGATTTATCATAAGATGTTCGAATACCCATTTTATAAAGCATGCTACGGACTTCTTCAAATTTAACCGTTTTTGTTATTTTTTTCATAAAGTATTGCATATTTAATACTTCAGTCGTATTAATAGTGTCATTGAATGGCTGGTCATCAGGCGGCTTATTATCAGATGGTTGTTCATCAAATTGCTTATTATCAGATGATTGGTTATCAGATGGTTGTTTATCATATGACTGGTTATCTAATAGTTGGTCATCAAATTGTTTATTATCAGATGGCTGGTTATCGGGTTGCTTGTTATCAGATGGCTTATTATCAGATGGCTGGTTATTTGAGTGTTGGTCATCAGATGGCTGTTCATCAGATGACTGGTTATTTGAGTGTTGGTCATTAGATGACTGGCCATTATCAGATGATTGGTCATTATCAGATGATGATCTAGGTGTGTTATTTAGCGATGATCCGTTTAGATCAGATATTTGATCAATTTCTAGATCTGACATTAAACCTATATCAGTTTCTACGTTAGATAATAAGTTACGTTGAGGATTAGACATCAAAAGTATCTTTTATTACTAACATTATTATACCTTTATAAAGATTATAAATAAATTCAATATTTTGTTTTATATAATATAAAATTCTAATGAGTTATGCCGATGATCAAGTAAATTTAAATAATGAAGCTTTGTCATATGGTGGCATTCCGTATGATATGCTTATGCGAAAAATGCAAACTACTAATATGTATGAAGATCCAATGGCTGTTGAAAATTATATGCGTTCATTATTAGTAGATTTTAGACCAGATAAACCATTTTTTGCATCCGATGAAATTCGACACCCGGATGATATTGGTGGTGGAACGCATTCTCGAGAAAAATTAAATTTACGACATGGGGGTGCCCGTAGTCTTGAAGATCCATATTTACCAGATGGTACATTTTTGGATCATGAATTTACAGAGAGGGACCCACGTGGGCATGCTATTGGACCAAATATGCGTAAACATGTTGATCAACAATTTGCACGTGCAGCATTTATTAAATTCTATCCTGATTCAGATTATTCGGTACCAGAACAAGGCATAGCCCCTGAAAGAATGGTTTCAAATATCAAATCATTAATGTATCAATTTAAGGATCGTTTTGCCAATTTTGACGAATCATTTGATGGATGGCACAATGGTGGTACAGGTTATTATAAACGATTAGGTGGTTCAGATGTTGCTAAATATACTATGGATGGCACAATTATGGATTTAGTTGATGCTGAACAAGGCAATCGAACTGATGCAGTAGCCCGATTATCGGCCGATCCAAAAGTAGCATATCGGCATTCAACTGTAGATCATCGTTTTAAAATTACAAGATATGGAGCTGTACGTGCCAATCAATATCTGAAAGATAATAATTGGACTAATAACCGACGAAGTGTATTTAGTGATCATCCGCAATCCAAGTTGGTTGATGGTGTCCTTATGAATCGACAATTAGCAAATCTTATTATTGATTTAGAAGGTCTACGTCAAACAAAACAAGAGGTTGCAAAGGGGGCCAATTTTGGTGATTCTTATAATAATCTGCGACGAAATAAAAAGATTCATCCAGACGATATTTATAAATGGTTTAAAATTACTGGTTCACAAGTTGCGCCAGATCATCAGCTCAATTACGAAGGTAAACTAATGCGAACTAACCGTGGTACTATACGACATAATAATCGAGCTTTAATTAAAGAATCAATGACACAGCATTATATTGCAGCCTCAATGGAGCAAGCAACAAAAAAACTTAAAGAACGTGCCATAAATGATTTACGGCAAGATGTATTACATACTATTATGGAAAGTCGACATGATGAAAATATCAATCGTAATATGCAATATAAGGCCGATTTAACTCAACGTAATGCTGAAGATAATCGTTATATTGAGGCTTCTAAAGAAATTGTTAGTTATGCTGGAATTAAACCATCTAAAGATAATCGAGTAGATCAATTATTGGCACGTGAGCAATTTGGTGAATATTCATTGGCAGCACCATCTCGTGCCAGTAATAGGTATAAAAAACGTAATGTAGCTACTGATGATCAACTTGAAGAACAAGATAGATCGCGTTTGGATTTTGGCGTTTTTGATCGTGCTGAACGAGCTGATCCACGTGATCATATGATGCGAGATTATGCTAATTTAGATATTGGCGATGGCGGATATGGACAAACAGTAAACGAAACGGATTTACAAAAAATTAACTATGGACCATTTAGTGATCCATAAAATATTATTAGTTTTTATTATTATGATTATAATTGACATAGTATAAATGTATTAAATATGGCTATATGTAAAAGTGTAGATTGGCCAAGATTATTGTCTTAAATCTTTAAAAAAATGAATAAAAATGAATAATTAAATAAAATAAATTGTCTGATATTATTAATTTATCTGAACCAATAATGTTCTATGGTCTAGTGATTATGGATATTCATATATGGATGGGTAATTTTATTCTACCACAGTAGAATATGGATTAATTTTTTTTAATTTAAGATTGGTTGGATCAAAATTATCATAGAATAAATAGATAATGGCTAAATTCCAATCTATTGTATCGGGTGAAATGTTTTGATATTTATAAATAACTCTCATCAAATATTTTTCACGTTGAATTCGTTTATATATCATTTTGGTTTTATAATAATCAGGATTGTATCTAATAAATAATACATGTGGCGTTCCTAAATCCATATAAATTTGTTTCATGCGGGACATTTCACATTCGGATGAATAATTTTTGGCTTTATGTTGATACTCATCAACTTCAATAATAATATATCCAAATGATGTTGGAATATTAAAATCTGGTCGTTTTTTTGAGCATTTACTATCAACTATTTTATCATGTATAAAATCAATATTATGCGATTCAAGCAAATATTTAATACGCTGTTCTTTAGCATGGAATTTAACAGTTGTTCCAAGTTTAATGTATTGTTTACAGCTAGAACAAAATTTATCAGTATAATGGATATCTGTTTCACAATACAAACATTTAATATTTTTAGTTTTAGATTTTTGTAATGGTCTAGCAATCATATTTGGCAATTTATGTTCAGCACAATATTCTGTAGAATATCCAGACAATCCAAATGATGCCCGAGTATTACAATCTGCTTGTTTACATCGTTTATGTTTGACATCTATATAATTATCTGGCGCATGTTTACTACAATATTCAGCTTGTTTTGATCCAGGCAATCCAAATGATGCCCGAGTATTACAATTTGCTTGTTTACATTGTTTACTTTTAATATCTATATAATTATCTGGCGCATGTTTACTACAATATTCAGCTTGTTTTGATCCAGGTAATCCAAATGATGCCCGAGTATTACAATCTGCTTGTTTGCATCGTTTATTTTTAATATCTATATAATTATATATGATTCAATTTTAATATAATAGTATCATAGTTATTTTTGATTAATATTATAGAAAATTGCAAATTAATGAATTTATTATTTATATTTATACTAGCTATTAATAGATTAGATATGATAATATTAATTTCACACAAGGAAATGATTAATACTGCGTATACATTATATTTATAGATTTTATTGATTTTATTATCGCGGAATATTTAATAGTATTAGTTATATCACTGATTTATATGATATATAAATATCCATTATTTTTATGTATCATAATTCTAAATCTAATTCATGCACTAATAATAATAAGTTATTTAATAATAAAAAATGTAAAAATACTTAGCATAATAGATATAGGATATTCAAGAGAATCACTTATAATATCTAATGAGAACCAGCTAATATATAATTTATATGCAATTATACAATAATATCTTAATTTACAAATGCATAATAATCGGCATAAAAAATTGAAAAATATCATTATATCGTTTAGCAAGATATTATATTTTCACGACAATGAGTATCTGGCCAACCCCGATCAAAATTGGTCAAAAAATGATTTATCAATTTAATTCGTCAATTAATAATATTATTGATCGATATCGGGGTGGGTTATTTTCATACATAGTAGATGATATGCGTGAAAATCAGCAAATATATAATATATTTAAAATTATTATGTGTATGACATTATTTCAACTTGATTTACTAAGTATATTATGGATGTTAATTATATCACCACATATAGTATGTGCTATCAATTCAATTTGTAAAAATATATATTTTAATATAGATAAAGACATTGAAAATTATAGAATTTATAATCATGAAATAACAATTTCTATTATTAATAGAGAATTAAAATGGCAGTCATATATTTTAGATGCTTATCAGTCTATATTTGTATTGAATTTTATATATTATGCATTTATCATAATAGTACATGGTATTTCCAATTCTATTACTTTTAATATACTATTAATTGTCAATATTTGGAATATGATGATACTACTAAAATATTATCTTGAAACTTATCTAATTATTGATAACCAAAATAGCCGAATAGAACATTTAAAAATACAAATTGATATTGAAGACTGCCATGAACAACGAGAAGAGATGCGACAGCTAATAAAACAACAATGGCGAGAATATGTTTATAATCATGATAATGACGATGACATTCAAGACGATGACATTCAAGATGATAAACAAACACAAGATCATAAAAATAATAATGAATCTGATTTCATTTTAAATAATGACAATTAAAAAAGTAATAATAGCATAAAAAATATTATTATTTATTTTATGTATTAATTATTTTTTTTAGTTTGGGCTGGCGCTACTAATGATCCTTGCTGTGCTAATGCTTTATCTGTAGCTTCTTTAACAAATGTTGGTGCTTCTGCTGCAGTGTAGAATTTTTCCTTAGCAATTTCAAGCCCACCCTTAGCGACTTTCCAAACATCAACCTGAATAGCGTCATCTGGAATATCATCATCAACTGTATCCCCAATATATTTAGCGCCGAGTTCTTTAATATAAGCATTTTGTTCACGCCACTTTTTAAAACTTTCGGCGTCTGGTCCAGTTTGTATAACATTTTTAGCTTTGACTTTTTCAACTCGCTTTTTCATTAAATCTTGGCCAAGACGTTCATCTGCTTCGAGTTGTTTCATCATTTCTTCTAATATAATAGTATTATCATTGTAGAAATTAGTATGTTCGCGTTGTTCTTTAAAGCTATCGAAAAAGTTCCATTTACCAAAATGTGCCGTAAAAATTTCAGCAATAACTTCATTTCTATGTTTCTTTTTGAATGTTTCGGCCTCTTCTAGAGTATCATGCACAGAATATGGATTAATAGCCAATTCAAGTTCAGGCTTTAAACAATAGGCATCACGGACAAAATCACGTAATTCTTCATAATTACTAGTCATATACATTTTAAATCGGCCAAATAGATCATGTGGAGGAAGCATTTCCCTTACTGTGTTTGCAATCGTCGAGTCTTTAAGATTTTGTTTATCAACTGGCATACTGGCCTGCTGGTCATCCGATGGTTGATCATCAGATTGTTGGTCATTAGAGTGTTGGTCATTAGATGGTCGCTCATTAGAGTGTTGGTCATTAGATTTAATAGGTACTTTAGTAAAGATAGTTTTTGTTTTCCCATTTTTGCATTTGATGATTTTCTTAATTTTTTTGTATTGTTTAGGTTGATCATTTGTATCAGCTGATGGTTTAGCACTCTCTTGAATTTTTTGACGCAATGATTCGCGATTTCTAAATTCAGCATCAGTTCGTTTATGATGCTCAACAGCTAATTGACCAGCTGGTGTATTAATCGGCTTGCGTGTAGTATCTGCTGAATTAGGTCGATAACCACTTCTAACATGTTCATCGGGATTAAATTGAAACATCTCTTCTAAAAATTCCTTGACAATAACACGTTTGGCCATCCATTTTCGATTAAATTCATAATCATCTATAGTTGGCTGATATGCTTTTTCAAGAACTAATTTAGGTGTTTCAACTTTAGATGGATCTTTAAGATATTCATAAACAGGTGTTACAGGAACTCCTTCAGGCACCTTCCATTCATCATTCATACGATTTAGAAATCCAATCATGGCCGATATAATAAAATTACGCCAATAATCATGATGAATTTGAGTGATAGAAAAATTTAAATATTTATCTGAACCTTCAATTGTGCGTCCATATGGGTTTAATTTTTTTTTCATGTTAAGAATTTCATCAGGTGGTAATTCAGCAAGATCCTCATCTTTAAGTTGTTGTAAAATTTCTTCCAATTGACTTGCTAAATTTTTGTTATTTTCAGACATAATATTTTTTTATAATAATTAAGAACAAATGGTTTAGAATAAATTTTATTATACAATAATCATAAATTAAAATCAAAATTAGAATTAAAATATATGGATGACTTCAACAATTGAAAATACTAATGGGAATATTTTATCAAGAATTAAAAATCTAAAAAATATCATAAATATTTATTCACGATATAAATTTGATGATATTGATGATGAGTTGCTAGTACAATTAACGACTGAATTAAATGATTGTCAATTAACTTATGAGCTTGGTAGTTTAAATTTATTAATTGATTATTATCAAGCTAAACATGAAGATGATAAAAAAGTTATATATCTTAATTATATGAAATTTATTACAGTAGAAAATATTATTGGAAAATTAAAACGCATTTATTCTTATTGTAAAAGATTTTATAAAATATATAATATTGATGACCCAAATTTAGATACAGCATTTCATCAATACGATTGTATGAATATTAATTCAGAATATATAGATACTCCTAATGATATGTGTGTTTGTGGAACACGATTTGTCATAGAAGCCAAAAATGCTGAATTTGTCTGTCATAAATGCGGCCAATCTAAAAAATTATATGGCGTTGTATTCGAAGATGAACAATTCTTTTATCAAGAAGGTCAACGTACAAAACATGGTAAATATGATCCAACGAAACATTGCAAATTTTGGGTTGACCGAATTCAAGCAAAAGAAAATACTGAAATTCCGACCCGAGTTTTAAAAAAAATAAAAAAGTGTATCAAACGTGATAATATTCGATTAGATAGATTAACATGTCCAATAATTAGATCTTATTTAAAAGAATTACGATTAACTACTTATAATGATCATGTTCCATTAATTCGAAAACTTATCACTGGCAAAGAACCCGAACAATTATCTGAATATGAGCTTAAATTAGTATATAATTATTTTAGTCGAGTTATTCAAATTTATAATAAAACTAAACCAAATAATAAACCAAATTGCCCATACCATCCCTTTTTTATTTATAAGATTTTAGAACAAATTTTAAAACATCCGCGACAAATACAAAAACGAAATGATATATTGTCATGTATACATCTACAATCGCGCGAAACTCTTATTGAAAATGATAATATTTGGAAGCCAATTTGTGCCGAAATCTCTGAATTTATATATATCCCCACAGATAATTCATAATTATGGAATATTTCCAAATTTGATCTAAATACAAATTATATCCATAATATGATTATAACCATATATATCTTTAACAAAAGTATCAATGTTCGTATTTATTGAATATGTTAATTCAGACAGAACACTTGTTCAGTTTCAGGCAATTGGTAATATGGTTTTATATATTTTAAGTTTATATCAACAAAATAAAATTGCAAGAAAAAATATTGCAGTAGGTCCACATAATACTTTAAATGCCATCTTATTAAACCAACATAAAATATCCTTTCATCATAATCATAAGTATCATTTATATTTAAATGATACATTAAACATTGATATTGCCTTTCAAGAATTACAATATGTTGCATCATGGTACAGACCAATACATGCTATCATTAAAAAATCAACTATTGAAGACATATATGGTTATATACCAGATTTGACTTGGAAATCTGATGATGAAGAATATAATCTATCTGTCATTGCTAATCTAATTGATGATTTATGTTTAGCTAATGATAATGATTTACAAGAAGAAATTACAAATTATACCCGATATTGTCCAGCATTAATTGATGATAAAGAATTATCCTCTGATACCCAGTTCGAAGATGAGGATCAATTAGATGAATTATTAGATCAAGTTCAAATTGATACGGATGATGATTGGACAGACGAGGATTAAATAAAATTATTAGTGAATGGGTAATCCATTAAATTGATATAACTTAGACTGTGTTGGATCAAACTGATATAAAGACTGATCTATTTTTTTTAATTTAGTCGGATATGCATTTTGTGGTGTACAATATATACGTGGCTTATTATGTATAACAGCATCTATATTCTCTTTGGCCACATTATATGCTGTATAACAATTATCTGATCCATATGTTTCAACTGTTGGTAAATATTTGAGCCATTTAGTTTGCATTGTTTTATTATATTGATTACTAGCCCAAAATAAAATTTTTTGAGCCTCTTGATATGCTGCGATTGCTATAGTTTTATCATATAAAAGGCCCATAGTTAATAAATAACACATTATGTCTTGTAAGTTGCTAATATAATAATTAGATAATTTATATGCACTACGTAAATTACCTTTATTATCAATAATCTCGACAGATCTATTTTCTATAGATATAGTAGTTCTACGTGGGATATTATCTAATATAGCATTATATTCAATCTTACTGGGTAGTATATTAGATGAAGTATGCAAACTAAATAAATCATTAATATGAGACATATATTTATTAATGTGAGTTACATAATCATCAGTAAATATACTAAATGGTTCATATTCAGGCAGTTGAATCTTAATAGCCGAACTAGTTAGCTGCCATGATTTATACCAATCTGTAGAATTATCTAGTTGATATCCATCTTGTTTAGCCTGATCAATCCAGTATAATAAAGCAGCATATCCTCCAATACAAGTTTGTTCTAATAACAAGACAGGTATATCAATTTTTATACATTTATATGATGGTAAGATTGGTGGTGGCATTGAAAAACTCTGACATATTAATTGATAACGTTTTATATCTTTTTCCCATCGTCCCATAACAGTTTCTAAAGGAGGTACTTCAAATGGTAAAGATAAAGCTCTGTGTTTATCAATCATTTGATAATGTGGATGAACAATTGTAAATCCTTGATATGTCATAGTTGGAATTTTATCATATAAATTTTGTGGAATATATGAAATATCGGCTACTTCTTGAAAATTAATGCGTACTTTCATAGTTGAAACATGAAAGGCCATAATTACACTTACACCATCAAAATGTTCGGCCAATAACTGGCCTAAATTATATGCATCTCGATGAAATTCAGGTGAATAAAAATCATAATCCGGAAAATGATTATCTGGGTACAATTTAAGATTTTTTGTACGAAGAGCCATATCTAAAGACATACCACCAGACAAAATACGATGATTAAATTGTATAAATTTTTTTACAATTTCTAGTGCTTTGAGCATAACATCTTTTTGAAAATTATGTTCGAAAACAACTGTTTCAAGTATCTCTTTGTCCATTAATAATATATTAGATATATTATGTAGATTATAATATAAATCAGCAAATATGTCCAACACGTATGAATGGATTAAACGTCAAGAACAATATCGATATTCTATGGATGATCGAAAATTATCATATAATTTTAAAAAAGAGATTGAACCAAAAGTTGACGCATTTTTAGCATCACAAGATAAAACCTTATTAATCGGCAACTTTAATATATCTAAAGAACCATGGCGAATAATGGCACTTTCCGAATTCTGTCGTTTAGGATTAAAACTACAAACTAAAGAACTGCCATCTGCCGATTCTAAAGATCTTTTAACCGAAGTTACATTTATTAAAAAGAAACTATCTAAACATTATTTAGGATAAGTTATATAATACTCATTAGCTAATACATCGCAATATTTTGAATTAGAATATATTCAGCAGCTCAAACACAACTGATTTAATATTAAACCCGGCCTAATATAGTTCCCCTTTGTGTTTAGCGTTATGATTGAAATTATTGTAGATGATCGAGAACGGCATATAATTAATCATTTAAAAAAAATAACTGGTTATTTTTTTCGATGTGTTGTTCAACGTCTTTATGTAGGTGATTATATAATTGTTCAAAATGGCCGAATTATAATATGTATTGAACGAAAAACATGGGTTGACTTAGCTGCTGGTTTTCGTGATGGTCGAAAAAATAATATACATAAAATGTTAAAATTTCAACAAGATACACAATGTAAATTAGCATATTTAATAGAGGGTAATCCACGACCTAATTTAACCAAATTATACGGACGAATCCCCGCTAAAAATCTAATAGCTTATTTAGATCATATTATGATTCAAGAAAATATTCATGTTATTTATAGCCTAAATAATATTGATACGGCTAATCGTTTAATGATATTAGCCCAAAATATATCCACGATTAAATGGGTAAATCAATTGAATGGGCCTGAATCTGCTAAATCTGAATCTAAATCTGCATCTGAATCTAAATCTGCATCTGAATCTAAATCTGAATCTAAATCTGCATCTGAATCATTAACAAGTAGCATATCAGCGGCTCAATCAACTTTGTATTCAACAAAAAAACAAATAAATCCCGTAATTATACAAGAACAATTGCTTATGTGTTTGCCATCAATAGGATCTATGATAGCACCAATTTTAGTTGAATCAAAAATATCTTTATATGAATTATATCATAAAACATATTCAATAGATCAAATTGCTAAAATTAAATTTGCTAATGGAGCATTAATAGGAACAAAACGTGCTAATCGAATATATAACAACAGTATTTATTTAAAACAATATTCTGATCGAACCAAAAAAGTTCAATTACGAATATTATCAACTATACCTGGCATTAGTAAACATATGGCCCAGATTATTTATAATCATATTCGTCTAAAAGAAATATTTGAAGGTACATTTTCATTTGATAATATCTGTAATATTCAATGTGGCAAAATTCGATTTGGAAAAAAACGCACATCTGACTTATTAATGTATTTATTAGATATAACGCATGATGAATTACAGAAATTAATTTGTTAAAATATTATAGGCATAGTTTATAAAATAAAAATAATAATAGAAAATTCTCATATTGAAACTATCTAATGAAGTAAAAAATGATTAATTATTATAGAAATATTATGCAATTTGATTTACATTATAAGTACGTCGAAGCAGAAAATAATTTTATTATATTATATAAAAATTTTAGATATGTATATGGTTATAACAACTGTTATAAATTTATAAGTAACAAATGTTGGTTTAACATAAATATATTTACTAATTGTGTACGTCATTTATATATAAATGGAACATATAATCAATATTCTGATGGTATTCTCAATCAAAAGTATAAAACTGTTAATTTATATCAACATCATATAATATGGCGTAATTTTATGCGAAATGGTAAAAAGATACAACATACTTTACAAATGCCTAAATGGAATATAGCACAATGTTATTATGAGAATAAATTTATAACAAATAAAATAATACAAAAAAAGAATCAAATTATACATTATTATTGGGATATATATGAGCATAAATGTAGTAATATTATATTTAATAAAAAATATATGATTATGTATAACATAAGATGGAACTGTTTTAGAATTTTAATAAACCGGAATTATATCATATTATATGAATGTATGAAAAGTAGCATTCATCAACATCGAACTATTGATATTTGTTATATCAATAAAAATCGATTAATACAAACAGTTTATACTATACATAACAATAAACCAATTTTACTGAGATCGAATTTAAATCAACTTAATGTATTAACATACCATGATCCATATTTAATTGCCGAAAGTTATTATAATGTTTGGCGGCATTCTAAGCTAGTTATGTCTTATAAAAAATGGTTTAATTGTTATGGATTGATCGATTTTAGTATTAAATTTGTTTCATCACATAATCAAAACATACCATATATTCAATGTTATAATAAAATGGGTTATCTTATTTCTACACATCAATAATTTTTTTTTAAAATGATTATTATGATTCTAAATTATTTAAGAAATCAAGTATTTTATTAATATCTAAAAATGGCCTTCCAATGTATTGTAATATCACCTTTAAAAAATAAATATGCCATTATATATGAATGGGTAAAATATTATATGTAATATAATATATTAGAATGCCAATTGATATATGTAGTTCTTTAAATAAAATAAGTCAGTATACCTTTGGAAGTTCATTTTTATATAATACATTTGGTAATACATTATCAGTGTCATTAATTATTAGTATAATTATGATGTTACTCGTAATTATATTATATCCGGCACATCCAAATACCAGTTTTATAACTGTTTTAAAATTATTTATGTACATGTTTTTAGGATCTTTAGTTGTTGTATTTTTACATAATTCAGTAATTAAATATTATTATGAAGAAAAACATAATAATGCCGCATCATTAGATATTATTCGTGGAATAAATGCTAATAATCGTGATGCAGTTTATGGTAACTATCAATCAATTCAACCAAGTTCAACACAACAAAATCAAGATTCGCAAACCTCTCAAGATAATAAACAAGATGATAATCTAAATGATGCTATAAATACATTATTAAATCAACCCATAGAACATAAAGACAAAGCCAATCTCACAGCTAAATCTATTTCAAATCAACCTACATTAGAGATTTATCCTCCACGTTCTAACCCTAATCCATATAAATGATTGTAATGGCTGTTTGGATATAGTATTTTTTTTAAAATTGAATTTATAAAATAAAAAATATCTAGATTATCAATGACTACTTTTTTAAAACATTTGTTAATGCCATGTTTATTATATATTTTATATATTTGGGCTTGGGTAGTTTTGTATAAAAATAAATTATATGAACAAATATTACGTATTTTATTTTATTTACCAGATCAATATTTAAAAATATTTACTTATTGTATACCGCACCATTATACAACGGATAATCGTCAAATCAATATACTTTGGGTAATTAATGAAAATAATCAAATATTAACAAATAAATTTAAGATATATATGGCATATTATTGGGAAACTTCTGATTTGCATCAAACAAATGGATTTTCATTTTTAAAGGCCTCGACCATACTTAGAACAAATAAAATTCAATGCTACTATTGTTTAGGTGATGACAAAATATATAAATTAATTATTTATAAAAAAGATAATACAATATATGTTGAATCACTAAATGAAAAACCATTTAACACATTTCTTGGGCATATCACATTTGATTTAAATAATAATCCAAATAAAAAAATCGATGATTTAATTGATCTGATTAAAGAAATCGAGTGATTATACTAAATCAAGTAATTATATTAAATCAAGTGATTATACTAAATCAAGTGATTATACTAAATCAAGTCATTTAATAATTAAAAGAAAATTGAAAATATAAAATCATGGTTAATGTTATTCAAGTCATTTAAATGCAATTTGATATAAAACTGAAAAATATTAAATATGAACAATACACACATATATCTATTAATAATATAAAATACATTTATAATCCCCATATAGGTCTAGAAGAATATGCATATATAGATCATCATAATGTCATATCAACAGACTGTATAGAACGAATGGCAATTAATTTTACTACTTATCAAGATGATATTCAAACAGTTAGGCATTATCCATCTATAATAATTCGTTTTTCAGCGATATGTCCACAACCAACTTTACTCTATATATCATATAGAACTCGTACAAAAAAAGTCTGTTATACTTATCAGGAACCAGATGGAGAACTTTTTGAGAAACAAGAAATAGGATATCAAACATTTTATAAATACAGGTATAATTCTCATATTTGGCATGATGGGTGTGTCACATGTCATAATGACTTTCCTTATTGTTCTGTTGGTCAATATAAAAAAAAAATTAGTCGGAACCAATATGATTTTTATTATTCTTGGGAAGATAAAAAATTAATTAATATTATTGTAATATATAACAATATTTTAAAATATCTCGTCACACTAATAAATGGCAAAAGTATTGTTAGTACTTGGATTCGTAATAAAGATCGCATCTATGGTTATCAATGGAATCGAGAATCTTTAAATCATAGAGGAACAATATATCAAACTGTTTATAATATGAAATATATTACTAAAAATATCGATATTTATTATCAATCTACATATTCCCCTAATTTAGTTAATGATAATAAACATGGTTTTTATTTTCGATTTACAAAACTTCAGGATAATAATTATGGAATTATAAAAAAAATTTATAGTGATATATTTGATACTCAATATCCTAAAAATATAACAATAAAAAATTATAATCCAATACAACATATACATAAAAATATGAGATGGTCTTATTTTGATTCTGATATAAATACAGATTTAGAACAATATTTATATGTTTGTGATGAAGATTATATAGAATAATTTTTTTTAAATTTGAATAAAATTTTGTATTTATTATGCAAATATTACATACTTATAAGCATTATAATGGATTATTTATAACAAATGAATGTATTATGTACTATAATGATGGAAATTGGTGTAAATACACAAATCAATTTTACAAAATACAATTATTTTATTATCAGTATAAACTATTATTACAATTTATTGCATATGATACAATAAAACAATTCTATGATCCAGATGGTATTTTACATCAATTTGTAAAATATAAAGAAGGTATTGAAATAGATAAAATATGGCAAGATGCAATAAAATTATCAGATACAATACATTATTTTAAACATTATATTCCATTAATGAATTTATATCAAAATTTATTCATGAAAACTAAAAATATTTATAAAAATGATCAGATTTATATAATTTATAAATGGTCGGCTAATGGTATAATTCATAATATTATACATAAAAAAATAAATTTAATTAAAGAATGGAATATAAAACGATATTTAATTAAGCAAGGCACCAATAATTATTGTTTTGAATATTTTTTTAATAATATACAGTGTTCATATAAATATGGTAATTTCGAGATAAATCAAATAACTGATCAAAATGGTCATAATATGGCATTAGAATTTGATAAATTTAACCCTGAATATATTATCCAATGGTCAAAGGCGTATATGCATAGAAAACAAAATCATATCAATAAAAACATTTTTATTTATTATGATTGGCAAAATCAAAGATTAATTCAACGGAATATAATTACATAGCGGTTTATTAAATTAGATGATATGATTTACTATGATATTAAATAGAGTATAGTTAAAAAAATGAATAAATTGGTTAGAATAATTTAGATTATTTATGGATTTTGATTTTAACAGTCATACTGATTATGAAGTCGAATATAATAATAATATCAATTATTTCCGAATAACAATTAAGACTAAAGATATAAATGAAATATATCAACATGGAAACCTATCTGAGTATAATATGTCCTATGAAAAACATAATATAAAAATTCGTGACGAGGGAGATCGTTTAGAGATAAAAAGGTATTTAAATTATTTAAATCAACAAATATATCAAAAAGGATATTTAATAAATCAAGTAAAAACTCCAATTCGAATATATAATCATATATATAAAATTGAAACATATTGGAATTCTGGTAAAAAATTATCTCAATTTATATCAAATATATATAATTATATACCAATATTACATGACCAATATACTGCATTCAAAATAATTATAAAAAATAATCAGATTTTTTTATATTGTTGGCCAATATTTAGTGAAAATCATAATCAAGTTTATTATTGGCATAATAAATATTATTATAAATATGATGTTAATCGTGTTTCACCACGACAAATCATAACTCGATTTGGGGATATTCAATACTGTTGGTCAAAATCACATAATAAAATAAAGTTAAAAGGTTTATCATTTCGATATGAAATAAAATATTATAAACATTATAAATTTATAGAGACACAGCATTATAATGCCGATCAGCGTCCAAACTTAAGCTTTTCAAATTATGATAAAGAAATTTATCGAAATTGGTCTGATTTTGATGAATCTGAAGGTTATGATATATATCCCGGAAGGTTAAATTGGTATGAAGTGGCTTTATTTTTAACGCGATATTCATTAAAATGGAATTGTATTACAGGTGATTTATGGCAATACAGATACATAACAAATTATCGTACGATATATGATTATACTGATTCTAACATATATAATATATATGATAAAATAAATCCTCGATATCCTTCTGATGAAAATTATTCAATATATTATACACGGCCTGCAATATTATATAATGAATATGATGAACAGTCTGATGGTCTATCTGATATTTCATCTGACATTCCATCTGATGGTCTATCTGATGGTCAGTCTGATATTCTATCTGATGGTCAGTCTAATATTCCATCTGATGGTCTATCTGATGGTCAGTCTGATATTCCACCTGATACCATCTGATATTTCACCTGATGCCAACTGATATACCATCTGATATGCCAGATATCTCACCATATTATTAATTGTTTTGGATGGTATGTATTCTAATCAAATTTAGTTTTGCGCGGATGAGATATTGAAATAGTTTTAGTTGATCGCCGATTTTTATTATTTTTTGCCATTTGAACATATGGATTATCTTGAAGTGTTATTTCATTTTTTGGGATTTTATCTGCTAGTTCTTGTAATGGTATGCAACCGATTTTAAACTCCGGATATAAATTAGCAATAATATATCTGAATGGTGGGTTGAGTTCTCGTTTGTAGCAAAGTTTTTGATGAGTACGAACATTTGCATTATTTGAAAATACAGTAGTCGAAATTTTAGTGGCATATTGTTTTTCTTGTGCGTTATAACCTGATTGAGTTTTATTTAATGATGCAATTAAGGCATTACTTGTTGTGAAAAATACCATTAAAGCATTTTTTCTTAATTCTGGTGGAACAACTTTATCATCATGTGCAGCAAATACTAAGGTAATATGATTCCATCGACCTCTATAGAAAATTGAATTAAATGGATTTGTCTCATTTTTTTTATAATATTTCATCCATACTGGAAATTTTTCAGAACAATCATCAATAATAAGCATTAATCGTGGATTAAAATCTAAATATTCTAATACAGTTCGTAATTGATCATCCAGATCATATTTTTCAAGAGTAGATCGATTTTGGCGAATAGATTGTTTATATAGTCGTTTAAGATTTTTATTACGCAAGTCCTCAATATGAGTAATTTGGGATCGCTTTTGAGCATAATTTAAATGATTATTTTGTGTAATTTCAGAAATATGTTTATCGGCACTTTGAATAATTGATTTAATCATAATGCAGATTTTAGGATCTGGAGCTTTATTAAAAAGCCGTTTGAGATTTTCATTATCATTGGCCGTATTATATATCTGTGTTAAATAATACTGTCTACGCCAGATTTTTTCCAATACTTCTTTAGATAAATCATCTTTAATACAGACCGATGGAAGTTTTTTTCTATAAACATGATCAGATGTTTTTGGTGCAATAACGATATAATTAGGTATATAATCTTTACAAAAATATAAAATTTCTTCTATAATTGTTGTTTTTCCAGATTGAGATCCACCAAAAATTAAGGTAGTTTTATCAATAAAACTATATACATCTCGTTCAAGCCAATAAATTGGAGTGCCATCTGGTGTGTATATTGTTTTTTCATCATCCATGATAATATATATAAATCAATTAGATTTCTTTTAAAATTATTCATTTTCCCAAATATCATCAGCATTTTCAACATCATATACTTCTTCAAAATTATCAATAATATTATCATAATTTTGAGTAGGCGTTACATCTTCATCATCAGATATATATGTTGTTTCATCGATATCTGTAGATTCAACTTCATTATCATTTTCCTGCGTAGTGATATCAATAGATGAGTTAAATACAAAATTAGCCTTACTATACATTTTTTCAGATTGTAATATATATTTTATAAAATAATCAACAAGTGATTGGGCAAAGGTTTGATATTTTAGTGTAGCTTTTTTATAAATGTCTAATAACATCGATGACAAAAATTCAAGTAAAAAATTGGCATAATCTATATGTCGTAGGGTATATCGATACTGTTGATCTAAATTATTAAATTGAGTTGTGAATTGTGGCATAGATTGTTTTATGTTTTTTAATGTTATTTTTTTTTGTAAATTTAATAATTCTTTTAATTTAAATGGCATATCAACGATATTTTCATGATTCATAACCATATTATATTCTCGTAAAATATGATAAATATAAGTTTTAATTTTTAGAGCTTGTATAATATATACATCATCACATGTATGTCTGGATGGATTAATAACACCTTTTTCAATATCAGCAAATTTATAACCTTCTGTTAATCCAATATTGACCAAAATATTATATTTAATATTCATTAATTTACTTAATTCAGCTGTTTTCTGTAATGTAAACTTATAATGTGATTTTTTTATTGGTAATGAAGTAGTTGCTAATTTTGTCGATAATTGAATATTTTTTACAGTTTTGTTCAAACTATGTGTAATAATTTTTTGTTTATTGTGCTCAATATTTTTAAAGACTTTAAGGTATTTATTATAATATGCATATGCTTCTTTGGACATTGTATTTTTTTGATAATGTGTTTTAAGCCCACATTTAGTACATACTTCATTAACAATAGTATGAAGATCACCGATTGGACATCGAGTATAAAAATACTGATAAAAAGCATTTATATTATCTATTGTTTTAGATAATTGATTTAAAGTATGCTGTGTATGTTTAAAAACCGATTTTTTAGATAATTCTTTTGATGCTCGATGTATAATTTTTTGGCATTTACCACATCGTTGACCTAATAATTGTGCAGATGCAAATTGGCTAAGTTTTTCAGCATCTTCATCAGCTAACCAAGAATTAACCTCGGTTGGTATAATTTCTAAATCACGTTTACCTGGTCCAATATCATAAATATATTTATGCGGTTGATGAAGTTCGCCTGTTTCACAATAATAATCAAATATATTTAATTTTGATAAACGAAAATCATTATATTTACCGCGAATATCAGTTATCCATTGGATTTGTATTAAAGATTTAAGATTTTTTTTGGCATAATTATACAGAATCGTTTTTTCAAGTTTATATAGTGATTGGTCATAATAGTTTTTAACTTGTAATTGTTGAGGTACAAAGACTTTTTGATATATTTTATTATGAGCATAATTATATTCAGCCAAATATGAATAATAAGTATAATCTGAAATATTAGATAGGGACCATTTAGGTACGGGCGGTTGTTCTATAAGATCTTCAATTGATGATTGCTTATCTATGCGTCGACCACTTAAAATATAAGCATATTTCATATATTTTGTAACAACATCAATTTCATCAATGTTTGCCTCTTTAGGAAAACTATTCGGATGAATAATTTTAATTGGACGTATATATTTTTTTGCCCATGGATAAGCAATTTTTAGAAATATCTGTTTTACTATATCTGCATTCATATAAGCTAACCGTTTAATAATGGAATCTTTAGTTGATAATATTAGATTAATGGCGGTTACTAAAATATACCTTTCGAATAATTTAACATTCTTAACAATTTTTCCACCTGTATATTGCCGATTATTTGAAGATTTGGACGATATTGATTTGGAAGATATTAATTCAGGTTTTATTTTTGATTTGAGAGATTCTCGCCCAAATGTTAATTTGTTAGGATTATAAAGCATCAAGGCGCATAATATAGCATAAATATAAATACAACTATACAAATTAAGAGTATCTTTTATACTATCTTGAGTATTTGTACGGCTTTGTAATAATTGTGCTTGTTTGGTATGTATAATATCTCGGATCCCGCTTACAATACTACTAATAAATAATTTAGTAGGTATAGGCATATTAAATTTAATATACGTTGATATAATATATACCGCTTCTTTCCAAATAAGAGTTTGTAATGGATCTTCAACAGATATCTGAGGCGTATCAAGGGTTATAAATCTAAGAATTCCTTCATTATCAGATTCTGCTAATTGTTCACCACAAATATAACAAAAATATCCTGACCTATTTGATGGTAAAGAATATTTTTTTATAACTTCCTTTGTCAATGTATCTTGAAGCCAGGGTTTATTAAAATTTTTTAATAAAACTTCGCCATATTTATATATATGAGGGCAAACGCCTCCTTCAATTAATTGATTACCATATAAATAGCGTTTCGGAATTTCTTTTTTAATTTTGTTTAAAATACGTTTTAATGCATCAGGTGAAATATCTTTAAATGTTTTTCGTAACTGATGAAATAATTTTTGATTTTGTCGAGCTTGTATTGTTAAATTTTTAGTATAGGATTCTAATTTGTTATATGCTAATTGAACAACAGCTCGTTGTTTTTTATCAAGTTGTTTTAAGTCTGAAATGCCATATTTTGAAAATGCTATAGCACTTTTTTTAACTAATTCTAATTTTTTTATATATTCTTGTTGCTGTTGTTCATATTCAAATCGTTGATTTTCTTTATTTTTTTTATAATTAAGAAGTTGTTGTTTAAAAATATCATTATTTGTTCCAATAATCTTGCCCAAATAATATAAATATAACAAACTATATTTATCTAAAATAAACCATATGGTATATTCAAAAGAACGATTGGTCAATGGTGTATCAATTATTATTTGCAACATTTTTAAAAAATCTAATTGGTTTTGATAAGATTGACAAGAATTAACTTGATTTAGTTTGGTTTGTTGTTGAGTGTTATAAATCGATAGCATTTGTGAAATTTGCCATGAATTTTTACCATGATTTAAAAAGCTTGGTATATATGGCGCAACCTTAAAATCGATATATAATAATGCATAATTTTGATTATAGTATGCATACATATTTTTAATATACTTAATCAGAAGTTTTGATTGTTGCATAGCATCATTATCATTATTAAAATATATCGTATTGGCCGATTTCGTCAAATCTGATGGAATTCCAAAATGCGTTAAATTAATTCTCTGTTGTGTGTATTTAAGAGTCTGAAAATCGTATATTCCATAATTACCAACATTCGCCAATACTTTATTATTGATATAATCAAAATAAATATATTCATAAAGATTATAATGACGGATAAAATTCATGGGTAGTTTAAATCCAATTAATTGATATGACTGATTAGCTGGAATAACTTGCATAGATTGATCAAATTGATATACATAAATCGGTATCTCATTTTGGATAGTTATATAATATTTATGTTTTTGTGAAATAATCGGTGTACAAAAATTAGTAATATATTTACATAAAATACTAATAATATTACTATTTGGAAATTGGATTTGTTCAAATAGAGTATCTAATTCATAAAACATATCGAAATGTTTTTTATCAATCTTTGAGATTTCTTTAAGATGGTCATACTCAATTTCTTTTTGTGTTTTGCTTAATAATACAGGCTGATCTGGAATATCAAAAATAATAATAGATGTTGTCATACTATATACAAAAACACAAATAAACTCTATGTAAAATTTATACAATTAAACATATCATTACATATAAAATATAATATGTTGAAAAAACAATTAGATAGAACTATTTACTCTTCTAGAACTATATCAACATATCAATTGCTTGCTGCATATATAACAGACATTTATTATAATCATTTATACAATGAAGCGATTAAAATGAAAAATAATAACAATAATATTGCCTCTATTACAGAAGGATATAAACATGCTGTCTATGCGTTTGTTTCGGCAATTGACATTAAATATAAAACTTACAAAACAAAATATTATAATGAATTGCTCTGTGGAATTCATAAATATTTTAATACTTGGGCAGGATTAGAACTAATTACACTTGGTGATTGTATTGATAGAATAGTTAAGGAATTTATTCCAAGCGATTATTATTCATCATTGACTAAAGAGACAAAAAGAAAAATTTTACGAGATATATTAACTGATACAATTAAAGAATTTTCTAAATCCGTAATCGGAGAGTTTTTAATTAATATTATTGATTATCATGAAGAACGTACTAATATCGAAGCATTAAAAGAAAAAATGGTTGATCTTCTATTAATTAAACGAGATGTTTATTATCATAAATTTTTAGATAATACCATAGGAAAACAGGCAGAACTTATTGATAAACAAATTGCTCTTCAAATGCAATCAATGATTAAAAAATTACAAGGAGAACTCAATAAACAGCAAATGATCATTAATAACCAAAAACAAGAATTGCAACTTCGTGTTAATCAACTTACTACTTTAATTAATAAATATAAAAAATTGGCCATACATTCTAAAAACATAACTGCTGAATATAATGTACTTAAAACACGATATCAACAAACAGAAAAATTGAATAAACAATTACAACTACAATTTGAAAATCAAAAATATGACAATAAATCTGATCCTGAATTATCTAATTATGTTATGTCATCTGATCACCATTCTGAATACCCACCCGAACATCATTCTGAACATCCATCTAAATATCCATCTGGGCATTCACTTGAACATCACTCTGAATATCCATCTGGGCATCACTCTGAATACCCATCTAAATACCCATCTGGGCATTCACTTGAACATCGCTCTGAATACCCGTCTGAACACTCCTCTAGACAGACTTCGTCTGGGCCTATAGAACTATCACAAGCCGCATCAGAGTATATATCAAAAAAATCAGTCAATCGTCGAACAATTAAAAAGCCGCCGCCTCGTAAAAAGACAATCTTGTCTAAGAATCTACAAAAAACTAGTGAACATTATACAGATCGGCTTAAACCAATTGAAGATACAACTAATTCAGCCGATCAGTCCAATCAAATTACTTCTGCTAGTCAAACTAATTCCGCCAGTCAAACAAATTCAGCTAATCAGTCCAATCAAACTAATTATGCCAGTCAAACTAATTCCGCCGATCAGTCCGATCAAACAAATCAATCATTAGTTGACCAAAGCAATTCAGCCGATCAGTCCGGTCAAACAAATTCCGCCGGTCAAACAAATTCTGCCGATCAGTCATTAGTCGACCAAAGCAATTCCGCAGATCAAACAAATCAATATTCTGAGCATAAAGATGTTCAATCATCTAAACAAGAAGAAAATATTTTAAAACAGCTGAGAGATGAATTACAAACCATCCAATCATTAGAAAATGACTATTAAGTATTTGTTGATTATTATCATATTTTTTTTTAAATTTGAATATATAATATATAAATTATATGAGCATGAAATCTCATGTATCAAATAATATAGATTTTGATTTTAGTGATTCAGATTCCGAGTCAAATACATTACCAAAATCTATAATTCATAAAAATGACAAAAACAAGTTAAACAATAAAGATCTAGATGTTTGTCTTGATGTTCAAGATTATTTAAATCAGGATATTGATTTAGATATAAGTTCACCTCGAAATACCAAATTAAACGATAAAAAATCAACGCATAAACTTAATACAGAAGAATGCGAATCAAATGATGAAGTAGATGTTCTTCAAGATATTAATTATGATGTAAACTATGAAATCCAATCTCATCAATCAACTGCATTAAATGATTTTAATAGATTTTTTGATAATCCAAATTTAATTAATGAAAAAGATAATCCAACAACAAATATTATTGATAGATTTAGACATCGATGCTATAAAATTCCTGATCATTTAATACATAAAATGTTTTATTATATGGAAAAATGCCGTTTAAATGAAAATATTTCTCTTATGATGTGTGAAAAACAACAAGAATATTCAGGCATTATGTTAGATTTTGATATTTATCAAGACTATGATAAAACACAATTAACAAGTGAAATTTTTTATACATTGATTCATCAAATTATCACTCTTCTCATCAAATGGTTAGATATATCTGAAAAAAAAGAAACTATATATGTGGGCATAACACGTAAACCAAAGGTACTATGGAATGAAACACATCAGTGCTATAAAGATGGATTTCATTTACTTATTCCCAGTATTAAAGTACGCAAAGAAGTTAAAAATCTTTTAATTAAGAAACTTATAGATAAAGAATGGTTGGAACAATCTATGAAAGATGTCAAACCAACCAAAAAAAAAATTAATAATAAGTCATATACATATTCAGATTTTATTGATAAAATGTCATCTGTAGTTCCAGTGTTTTTTATTGGGTCAACTCCTAGAAAAAATAGTCCTCCACATAAATTATCATATATTTATAAAATTATTATAAAAACTAATCCACCAACTTTAATTATTGAAAAAGATAATTCTTTACTTCGAATAAATGGAATTAATGTTTGTAATGAATTTTCGCTTAATTGGGAATCTAAATTACAAATTATTAAGAAAAAACAATATGATATAAAAAATACTTATATTGATTTAATTAACCAACAAATTGATTCTAAAACCCATAATGACCCTATAATTCAAAATTTTGGTAGATTAGCCATGCATAATGTTAATGATCCAAGTTACACTGAGATCAAAAATTTACTTGATGCATTAAGTCAAAAACGTTCAGATGATTATCAAACATGGTATAATGTATTATGTGTATTGGCTCATGAATCTATCAGTTATAAACCACTTGCTGAATATTTTTCACGCAAATCAAAAAAATTTACAATGGCTGCATTTGAAAATACATGGAATACTATTATTGAACGATTACCCCGAACTAAAACTCCATTAACTATGGGTTCCTTACATTATTGGGCCAAAATTGATAATCCTGATAGATATCAACATATTAAAAAAGCTAGTATATATACTATTTTATATCGGCAAGTTTATGAATCCCATCTTATGGGTAGTTTACAGCATGCACAAATTGCACAGTTATGTCATAAATTATTACAATATAAATATGTTGTAGATTATCCACCAGGTGCAAAACATAAAGTTTGGTATGAATTTATTATTGAGGGAGATAAACATAAAGATGGTGAATTATATAAATGGCGCGTGTGTAATGGATATCCTGAAAATTTATCTTTATTTATACAAGATAATTTAAAATCTTTATGTGCATCTGTTGAAGCTCAAATCCAAAGAAATGTTAATAATGCTATGGAGAAGATAGCATTCAAATACCATAATAAAGTACTTAGTAATTTTCGAGCAACTATGAGAAAGTTAGGTGATAAAAATTTTATTCATAATATAATAACATTGGCCATGGATAGATTTGCCCAACGAGGATTTGCCGATAATTTAGATGCTAATCCATTAATTAGAGGAGTTCATCAAGGTATATTGAAATTATCTTTAGCACCTACTGGACGACCTATTTTAATTAAAGGATATCATCCATATTTAGTTTCAAAATATACATCTGTGCCATATATCGCATTTAATCCATATGATCCTAAAACAAAAAAAATCTTATTAACATTGCGTTCATTGTTCCCAAATAATGAACCAGATAGTTTTGAATTTACAATGTACTATTTAGCTAGTACAATTGATGGTTTACCAAAAGAATCTATTTTTATGATGATTGTTGGGTCTGGTTCCAATGGTAAATCGTTCTTAATGGAATTACATAAAAGTGCTATTGGCGACCATTATGGCGTCAAATTAGAATTGGCATTTTTAACTGATCGATCAAAAGGAGCTGATCGAGCATCTCCAAATCTTATGCAATTACGTCATGCAACTTTAGCCTTTTATTCTGAATCTAATCAAAATGATGTTTTAAATGCGGCTAAAATCAAAGAAATAACGGGTTTGGAAACTGTGGCTGGTAGGTCATTATATGGACAAATGAGCAATTTTAAACCGAGATGCCATCATGTAGTTATTAGTAACTATAAATTTATTATAGATTGTCAAGATCATGGAATATGGCGCCGAATTATCTACAATCCATTAAAAATTAAATTTATACCTAAGAAAAGTATAGATCATATTAAGGATCATCAATATATTCGTATAGCAGATGAATCAGTAACTAAGGAATGGACTACTGATCCAGAAATTCTAGGTCGATATTTGGGTTATATGGTATGGATGCATTATTGGTTATACCGTAATTATGCCGGTAAAGTTAGAACTATTCCATGTCCTCATATTGAAGCAGAAACTGCCAAATATCGCTATGAGCAAAATAATATCGATAGTTTTATTGCACAGCGATTTGTAAAATGTGTTAATGAAACTGCTCAACATATATTAGTAGATGAATGCCAAAAATATATCACATGGTATCGTCTTAATAATAATATAACATTAACAGTTAAAGCGGCTATTGAGCAAATATCAAATTCACAAATACAAAAGCATATTTTACAAACGGCCCGTGGTGAAATTATCCAAGGGCATCGGTTTTTAGATCATAACGAAACCCCACAAGAAGGAGAAGAATATGTTATGAAAAATATAACAAGCCCTCAAATGCCAGCTGATAATTTTGGTATTGCATCTGAAACACCAGAAGAATTCTATCAACGCGTTTGTCAAAAATATGATCAGTATAAACATTTGTTTTGCAGTGATGCACAATATGATGTAAATGACAATGATATATATGAATATTACTTAAATCAGTCTGATCAGTCTGATAAATCTGAACAATCCAATAAATCTGATTCATACAATTTATGCAATTCATCTGAACAATCCTATTTATCGAAGCAGATCAATCAATCTGGCCAATCATTTAATACAGATATAATTCCAAAAGGCATGGAATTAAAACAATTACAAGAACCAATATTACAAAATAAGTCAAAACCAGAATTTGATATGTCTGGTTATTTACCTTTAAATATTGAATAATTTTAAAAAATGAAAATTATTAAGTCATTAATTTACAATGGCATCATTATATTCAAATAGCCCGCAGCGTATTAAATTACTTATGAAAAATTATTATATTGCTAAAGTTGAGGGAATACGCGAAGGAACATTTGATATCGAATTTATTAATCCAGATAAATATGAAGAATTTTATATTTATCTTAAACCAAAGATTGGTATTTATCGTGATCAAATACATATTGTCGAAATGAAAACTACATATAAATACAATAATAGAGATCATTATTTTCCTATTAATCCTCCTAAAATGAGATTTCTTACAAAAATATATCATACTAATATCGGCCCTGAAGGTGATATTTGTGTTGATATATTAAAAAACCATGATAATAAATGGCTACCAACATATGGATTTAAGGAGGTTATTGTAAGTATTTTAGTATTATTGGAATTTCCGAATCCACTTTCGGCATATAATTCTCAAGCTGGGCAACATTATCAACAATGTGAAAAACGATTTACTACAAATAAACATAAATATACTGATGTTGAACAACTAGAAATATTTAAACAAGAAGTTTTTGCCGATTATAAAACCATAGCCGATAAACAGGCATCAACGCCATTAGATTCTTATATAAAATATTTTCCACAAATTATTGGCCAATCAAAATCTAAAGAAGAGTTAGATGAAATTTATGCTGCGTATAATAGATTAATTAAACCGACCGTTCGAGCGCCTATTAAAAAATCTGAACCATCACAACGATGGAAAATTTTTCAAAAAAATAAAAATTTAAATAAATTGGATGATGAAAAATCATAACTTATTTAATTTCTCCACTCAGGTTTCATTGGAATTCTATGTTTTTTAAATACTTTTTTTAGTTTTTTATAATACTTACATAATATTAGATAATATCTTATAAATGTAGTTTTACTAATACCGCATTCTTTATCAATTTGATCTTTTGTTATACGTTGTTTAAGTTCAGGTACACGATCAATAAGCATATAAATGGCACCTACACAACGTGTATTATTTTTCGAATCATGGAGAACATGAATATGTTTTTTATTGGCTCGATCAATAAGATCTATTACGAATGGTTTATATTTTTTTGGGATAGATAATAATGTCATATAACGCTCAATATAATCGGCAATCGGATTAACCTTAATTGGTATTTCAATAATACCACGTTCATTTAAATCATGTAAAATACGATCACCTAAAGAATGGAATTTTTCTTCAATACCAGAAAAATGTGCCACTTCAGCCGGGGTTTTTGTAATATTATTATTATAACAGGCATAATAAAGACATGCACTTAAAACTCCCTTTTTTCCATCTTTTCGAAAAACAAATCCTTTTTCTTTAATCTGTGCAAACATATCATTGGCTTCTTGGATTACATTTTTAGGAATATGATGTTTTTTTGAATGAATATTCCAATTTTTCATATCTTTAAAAGTATTAATTCTTCGATATTTACTATAATTTGCGCATGTTTTAAGCAGACTTCTTTGATATCCATAAGCACCACGACCAATCATTTTCATAGCAATAAATCCATTTGTATTAACATTACATTCTGTAGTAGCCGATACACTATATTCTTCTTCCGTCATATCAAATGTATTTGGAATTTCAAGACCACATTCTTGGCAGATTAATAAATTTTTATTGGCATATAATTGTGCATTACAAGATACACAAATTGTATTATTGGATTCCTCAGGCATTTTAATTTCTTTGTTTTCTAAAAATGAATCATATGTTTTTGGACGTAATTGATCTGGTATCAATAATTGACCATTACTGATATATGACATCATTGGAATATCTTTTGATAAAGGTATATTATTTGTTGATTGTGATATTTTTTTATCATCATCCGACTGACACTGACTATTATTTTTGATATTTATCTCATCTATCGAACATATTTCTAATTCAGTAAAAAAATCATCCCAATGATCCATTGGTCATATACTACAAGATGATATATTTTCAAAATTAAAATATGTTATAATTCATAAAATAAAATTGGAGCTAAATCCGATGTATAATTTGATTGATCACCTCCTTTAATATCATGGTGTTTAAGGTGTGATTTGTCCAAATGCTGATGATCTGTTATTTGGTTTTTCTCAATAATTTGTTTAATCAAACGTTTAGTTTGATTTATTTTTTCTGTTGTAAATGTATTATATGGATATGCAGTTTGATAATATTTTGGTTGAATCATATTTAAAATTTTAAATCCTTCAATTGGATCAAATAAATCAGTTCTATTCATATTATATAATAAAATTTATAAAAAATAATTTTTGTTATATAAGTATGTTTGTATATATAATCGCCATTATCATTGTCGGAATTATATTACTCGGCGCGTCGATTGATATGCTTCAAGATCAGTTTAAAGACATGATTGGTCGAAAAAAACGGGTTCATTGGAAAGAACCTCCAGTAGATGATGTAAAATAATAAAATAAAATTAATAATTTATATCTAAAAATATATACTATTTAATGGCAACAGAATCCAAAAAAGATTTAAACTGTGTCCAGATTTTAGGAGCAGTATTAATAATCCTAGCTTTAATATTACTGTATTGTTTATCTAAAAATTCTTCTCAAGAGGGTTATTGTCAATTAGCAACACGTAATCCCGCATCAGGAGGATTGCGATGTACGGATGGGTTTGATGTGAAAGCCCATATGCCAGATTTACGATTTAGCGAAGTTGAATCTATGGATAAAAAAAATATGAATGATTTAGAAACAAATACTCTGAATCGACATGCAGAATCTCAAAAATTAATGCATGAAAAACCAGACGTCACAGGTTTACGATGGGCATCAGAAAGTCTAATATCTGGTTCAGATATAAATTCTCCATTTGGCAGCGGTTGTCCTGTATATTCTGATGATTTAAATGGAGATAGCAATAAACATCTTATTAGTCTACGGGATTATTCTGCAGTAACAGTTGGTGGAGATATATTAACACCACTCAAACCTACTAATTGGCAAAATGAGTGCAAATCTCACTCTGAAGAAGTATTAATGAAAACAGATTATGCTCCTGTATATAGCCAAGCTCGAGGACGTATTAGTTTTTAAAAAAATAATTTAATATTACATATTTATTATCACAAATTATTCAGTTCCTTCAATCCATTGATGATTACATTTTGGGCAAACATTAATTAAATGCATTTCTTCTCCTAATCTCACTTGCTTAATAATATCATTAGAACATTTTAAGCATTTTTTTTTGACTTTAGGATTAACTGGATCTTGACCAGCATTTTTTAAAATTAAATTATATATAATTAAATCTGTTCCTTTCATATCTTCGTATCGCAATGAGTCATTTGGCTGTGCTTGATAAATAATATAACATTTAGTACATTTAAAATAAAATTGATTAGATGTTGTGACAATATTTAATAAATTATTACAAATATTGCAAAACAACGGCATAATACTCTATATATATATTCAAATTTCTAATTTATTATATTTTATATATTCATAATCAATAGCCATTTCATTGACATGCCATCGTTCACCAATTTTATCAGTTAACATTCGAATAATATCTAATGGACATTTACCATCTTTTAATTCTTTTTCAGCCATCATAATAGGATCTGTTAAATATTGGACATCAGTAAAACAGATCCCGCCATTTTCGATTTGTTTTGCACGATGTGAGATAATTTCAGTATATTCAAATTGTGTTAATATTTCACTGGTTTTGCAATTTTCTGAGTCTAATATAATTATTTCTTTTTGTATAATTGGCTGCATATCATTTGATGATGATCCTTCATTGGAAAATAAGATAGTATCGTCCTTTATTAAAACGTTTGCTAAATTAGATTTTTTATTCATCTTATATATTTATTTTAAAATATTTTCAAATTTAAAAGAATAAATTATATAAAAAAAGAATAAATTATATATAAAAAAACTAAATTATATAAAAAAGATTAAATTATATAAAAAAGATTAAATGATATAAAAAAAAGAATATTTTTTATTTTTTTATAACTTATTTAAGTCGAATAACGCAGTACAGCCGAACCATCCGAAATCAGTAAGAAGTTGATAGCACTAGCAATCACAATTAAAGAGCCTTCGGTTGAACTAGAAATAACGCTTGAATCCCAAGTCAGATAGAATTCACGTGCACGAGATACGTTAATATGTCCAGATGGTTGATAGCTTCCTGGGTATAGAGAGAATGGAATAAAGGCTAAACCACAATCTTCTGGAGTATTAATGTTTGGCCCACCATAATGATATGCTGTATATGCATTGAAGAAACCCAATGGGAAATTATCATAAATAGAAATGCCATGAGCCTTGATTGTTAGATTATTTATAGTTGGTGTGCATCGAAGCGTATCTACTGATAATCCTTGAAGTTCGACTTTAGCTGAACTACGAACAGCAGCTGCAACACTAGCTGATGGGATTGGTTCAACAGTAACACCCGTTACCGCTGCTCCAGCTGCAGCGCCAGTAACAACAGTATAAGGTACACCATCAATACGAATGACATCTCCGACAGCTAATGTTTGTTCTAGAACACCAGTACCAAGTAGATCACCAGTTGTAAGAGCTACACCAATTGTCTGCGTTGTTGGATCTGTGATAAGACGTGTTTCTTTAGAAACTGTTTGACCAGTGGTAAGATAATTTTGACTTGTTTGCTGGCTAAATGTATGCCATTTATCAAGATGTTGTCGTAGAACATTAGCATCTGAAGATGCATGATAGTCCTTAACTTTCATGCCGACATAGAGCCATTCAATTGGCCACTTAAGCTGTTGGAGCAGAACCTCAGAACTAGTACTATTAGCTGTATAAATCTGTTGACGATGTACACGAATAAGCGAAAAGCCGATACGTTTAATATAAATCTTATGTACTTCAGGATTTACAAAGATATTATTAATATATAGCTCAATACTCTTAAGAATTGGAGTTGGTTCAGTGATAGTTCCGCCTGGAGCCGAATAAGTACTAGCTCCACGAGGATACATATCGACAAGTTCAGCACGTGTGGCCAGATCCATATTAATAAATCGCTGCCCATATGGAATAGCAACAGATGGAACAGCTAGACGGACATCTTTATTATACCAAAAGAGCAGAGGGATGAAAAGTTCAAGATCACCAGCTGCAGTAGTATCTTTTTGAGCAGTTGGGGTTTGGTTGCCGATATAGACTTCAGCACCAACACGATGAGCTATCGGTGTAACCCCAGAAGCAGCCCAATTAGGCTGGCTTAGGAAACCCTTTTCTGGTTCTTCTTGACCGACACAGCGATACCAACCTCGCCGCTTATTAGGTGCTACACGATATTCTCGATGCATATTAGTTGCATGAAGAGTATATTCATCCAAAGGATTGCCATTAACCTCTTGTTGAACTCGTTTTAGAAGACGTTCACCAGGGAAATGACACCAACGCATAGCTGGCTGATCAGCAACATTAGCTGCAGTTGCTGTTAGTGTTGGCTGTTGAATAATCGCGTGACACGTAATATCATGGAAGAAATCACCAAATTGTGGGATACTAAATTGAATAGATTGGCCCAAACTAGGATTACCAGATGTGGCTTTAACCTTATTATATTCAAAACCAATTGCCGCAAATGGTTTGAAATGAGCATTCGTGAATAAAATATGAGTCTTCTCAATATCTAATAATGTTGGTAGATTATCTTTATCATCGGCTCGCCCTCCATTTTGAGAATGTTTAAAGGCGTTAATGGCACGAAGACGTTCATGTAAGAGAGCTGTTGCCATCAGCATTCTATCTTGTTTTCCATCGTTAGTAATGATCGTAAAAATTCCACCGGTCGCCATTGTTACACTACAAACTTAAAAGTATATTAATATAAAATAATTTATTAATAAATAAAAATAATTAATATAACTTTTGATTATAAAACTAAATTAAAATAAAAACTATTTATTTATTATAATATGCAGGCAAATATTAAATCTAAATGTAACCAAGTTGGATTTCAACAAATTAATCAGTTTTTACAAGAATTAAGTCAAGATGAAATAACCTTATTATTAAATATAATAGATCGATTATCGGTCTTTTCTAAAAAAGATAAACAACAACAAATTCTATCTCGTAAAGATGAGGTTATTTTATGTGATAAACAAACTATCTCAAAATTCTTTAATTCATTAGGTATTCATTGTAGATTATTTCGTTTTACTAAGCGATCATTATGCGAGGCAACTTCATTAGAACAAGCCATGGCTACTGTTAAAATTATGTCACATTTTTTTAAGGATACATCGGAATGCACAATTGTAGAAGCTAGGGCAGGAATTGGAGGTAATACACAAGCTTTTATATCAGCTTTTAAAATATTACATATCATTGAATATGATATATCAACATTTGCTATGCTTAAAAATAATTTGAATATATTATTAGCAGAACGTGAGCAATATCTTAAAAAATTTCATACTCTTAAAAAAACACAATATATTCCATATATGCCGACTATTCATTTATATAATAAAAATATACTAACCATTTTACCATTAATTGTTAAAAAGCAATCGATTGATGTTATATTCTTTGATCCTCCATGGGGCGGTATACAATATAAATACCAAAATAGTGTAAACTTAGTATATCAAACTCAATTTAAAGAAGTTGATTTAAGTCAATTAATTATTTTAATTAAAAATTATATAAAACTTATTGTTATCAAAGCACCATATAATTTAAATCATACATTTATGAAAACTATGCGGCAACATTTCACATATACTAAAATTATTAATTTTGCACCCGTTTATAATATTATATGTTTAAGCCATACGCCGCCATATCACAATTATCCTCAATCTTTGCCAGTTCATCGTATTGGATATAAATCTATAACATATAAAAATGCCATTGATGTATATCCAAATGAATGCGAGTACCCATTTTTAGATCGCTTAGATATTCAAAAAAAAGATTAAATAAAAATCAGATTAATGATCCTTATTAAATATATTTTATTTTAAGTTTTTTTTAATAATTAAGCATTAGCTCGCATTACAATTGCCATTACAATAGAGCCTACCACAGCTAGTAATGATCCACCTGCAGCCAGTTTGGATCTAAATACCTTACTATCTTCTGATACTGCCAAACCAGTAAATACATCAGATAATAATAGTGATAATAGACCAACTAATAAAACAAGTGTTGCGCTTGAGCTAACAGTTTGGGCTGTATCACCCCCATCACCTAAAAATACGGTAAAGAAAACTACAATGGCACATACCATGATAATAACTTCAATAGCTCCACGAACGGCAGATACCCAATCCCGATTTTGTCTCCATTTAAAAAATTCCGATGCAACACTACCTCCTGTTGTATATGGACTTGAACCAAACGTGGCATTTCCACCATAATTCATTTCATTTGCACCTAGCCCATATGCACCTTCACCTGATGATGCACTCATTTTAATTTTTATATATTAAGTTTAAGAAAGATTTTTTAAAAACAAAAAATAAAAATAAAGAAAATTAATAAAATTGAATTATTTAAATATAGAACTGATTATTCAAACTTTAAAAATATGAGTTTAATACAATCTTTAAACACACGTTATTTTAATCAAAAACAATTTGTTGAAGATATTATTGATTATGCTAATCAAGTGGATCATGAAGATATAGTAGTCACAAGAGTGGAACTTGATATATTAAAAAAATACAATATATATGAACTTAATATACCATACCTAAAATCCCAATATTTAGATCAAATAATGGGAATTGGAAAACCCATTAAAAATCAAGATTTAAATAATCATTTCTTTTCTCCATATCCTCTAACTGCCGAGACGGACGAAGATTTATCTATGATATTACAACAAGATACAAAGTATCTTCAAACAAATCCAACGCCATTAGAACAACAAATTGATAAAGAATTATCAAAACTAGTTTATTTTCTTGATTTCAAATATTCCAAAATTAAACGATCTCGTCGCAGTAAAACTAAACAATGGCATTATTTAAAAAATAGAAGAAGAAAATTACGTATGCGCAAGCAAGTTAATCAAGACGACCAGCATAATCAGCATGATCAGCATGATCAGCATGATGAGCATATTAACCAACAAACTGAACTATATAGTGAAATACAAGCCAAGGATACTAAAATAGATAAAATATATACATTATCATCGCCAGATATTTATAGTTGGAATTATGTTTTCTCAGACATGGAGGATTCTAAACCAATTAGTTTGTACTATATTCCAAACTATCATCATCAAAAATACGATACTTTCCAGTCTGAACATCAATTATCGAAATCCATAATTTTTCTTTAATTTATATTTATAAAATACGTAATAATTTTGGCCCATTGATAAATGTAATCATATTTTTATAATCCCAAATACCTGTCTGATTCCCGCATTTAATTAAATTGTCTAAAATATGACAGTGAATAACTTTTTTCCGATTTTTATAATGTATTGTTATAATTGCCCCATTAGTAAATTTATCATGGTCAATTTCCCAAATATAATGATTTTGATCCATCCATTGACCAGAAGCATTTGGTTTCATAAAAATAATATAGATTAACCATATCGAAAATATGATTATAACAATGCTAATAGTTATTACTATAGGATGTGGATTGGCATTTTTATATACAATTTGTTCTAATATTTTGGCATCTTTATTTAATTTAGTTTTTTCCATATTTATTAAATTTTCCTTTTGTTTTTCTTCATCTAGAAATAAAGTAGCATCAGCACCAGGTATAGACATGATTTATATTATTCAAAAAATAATAGTAAAATAGTAAATTATATTTAAATAATTTCGATAACATTTAATTATATTAGACTATAATCTATTTAATATCAAAATATGTTTTCTGTAATACGAGTTCTTCAATCGCATCAATGCTTTCTTGTTTTTTATTTAATTTAATAGTATTTTTGTAATACGGATGTTTATATGGATTATATCTTGCTAATCGATATGGATTGGCAATAAATTCATTAAACTCAGGACCCCATCCCATAAATTCAACATAATAAATATATTGATTATTATATTCAAACACTTTAAGTATTCGGGCAGCCCACCAATTACCTGATTTATCTTTAGCACCAACTAATTCATTATCTTCATAACGACGCATTTTTTCAATTTGCATTTTATATTGATTTTTTTGTAATTCTAAATTATACTCGGCTAAAAATTTATTACATTCCTCTGGTGTTAATTCAGAAGTATTAGATTCTATTTGTAAATCATCATATTTATGATCATTAAATAATCTATTATAGATTGAAATAAATTGATATAACTTATGTTCTATAATTAATTCATTAAATTTATGATATATTGCTACTACAAAATCATGCATTTCTGGATAATATAAAACATCTTTATATCCAATAAGTAAATTAAAATAACAATATAATAATCGGATTTTATCCTCTTGATTTATAATTAAAGATGCCTGTTTTAATATTTCTACAGTTATATAACTGATATATCTACATCTTTGTATAATATTGTCAATAGGTTGTAATAGTTTAAAAATATTTTTAACTACTTTTTTTTTATATTTATCTTGATTATTTTCAATAACAATTTCGTTTGAGTCCATTTTATGATAAATTGTTTTGTATCATAAAAATTTCAAATTTTATAATATACAATGTCTAATGCACAAATCTGTAATAAATATGTTGATCAAATTCAACAATACTATAAAAATGTTACAGACATAAATCAATCATCACAATTACAGCCCGTTGCAGGCCGTATAGTAACTTATATGGATGCACATTTACAATTTGATGGATTAATGTATGCAATGGATGCATTCAATAATCCAAAATCTGTTATTCCTGATTTTGCTCGTGGAGTATGGGAATATACTGTTCCAGATGGAAAACTTATAGTTGGATTAAAAGGCCAAACAATAAAAAATTTAACACGCAAAATTATGGGACAATATGATAACTGGGATATGTTATATCAAATTAATGGTGTTTATACTGTTGATGCTAAAAATATTTGTGATCCGACTCCAACATATCAACATATTGGAGAGGCTACATGGGACACCCCACCATCTTGGAAAAATGGAACACAGTCATTTGATATTTCATTTACAGATATATATGCCGGATTTTTTCTTTGCGGTTTTTGGTTTGAAGTCAATTCATTATTTACAGGCATTGTTGAACCAGGTAAATGCATGTTCCCATGTATTACATATTGTGGAATGATTATACGGCATTATGCAACTGGTGAGGAACGTCTTTATGATATAGTAGGTATTCGTAAATGTGGTATGTCTGGATTTTACCCACCCTTAGTTATTAAAACGTATCGTCATTTTGATGCAATAAGCTATATTAAGATAAATTTAACCATGGCATATGAAACTCCACTATGTGAAATTACTAAAGTAGGCCAGCGAAATATGCAACGAAATTTTCCACCCAAAGATCCATCTATTCATACACCCGAAATATCTCCTCCTGTCATAGCTGCTAATTGTTATGCCCCATCTAATTTTGGTGCATATCAACCAATTCCTAAATGCCAGTCTTTAGATGCGGCCTGGTCTAAGTGGAGTCAATATGGTCCCTGTATCAATGGCCAACAATCTAGAGCCCGATTATGTAAATTACCTTATGGATGCGATGGGCCAACGGTTCAAACACGATCTTGTTCAACATCTGATGATACTCAATCAAGTAACCCTGGAAACACCAATAACACCCAATCTGATGACACTCAATGGTCTCTTTCCCGTATAAAAAAATTTATAGTTCTCTTAAGTATTTTAGTTATTATTTATTTATTATTTGACGATATTGATTCACCAGATGATCAAGATATAAATCCTAATGTTTTAAATGATGATATTTAAATCAACTTCATATAATACTATAAAATTAAAAATAATTATGTATTTTTTATGAGACATTTCATATTTTTATCTTTAAAGTATTTTTCATTCTCAAATTTTATTTTGAGATTTTATCGAGTATGTAATATACATTAATTATTAATGAGTGTAGGTGGTGTTTTTCAACTTATTACAAATGTAGGGATTCAAGATCGGCTGATAATGGCTACAGATCAACTTATGAAAAATATTCGAAAAATTGGTTGCAAAAATCTTAGTGAATTACGTAAAAAATACCCAGAAAAATCCGATCAAGAATTATTTACACAAAAAGAAGGTTGGATGCCATTATTAAAAGATATTGAAAAAACACATGTTTTATTTGTGAATTCAAGTTTTAAACCATTTGTTGCTATGGCTCATGAATATAGTAAAACGCCTCCGAGACAAGGCAAAGCATCATTAGGCTCAACATTTAGTTTTACTTTACCTATTATTGGAGAATTTGTTAATGATATGGTTATGTATATAAAACTAACTGGTTTATCGGCTGTATCGGCATTAGATAAAGTTCGGTATGTTGAATTTTTAGGCCATCGTCTTATGAAAAAGGTTCGTTTTAAAGTTCAAAATCATGTATTTGATGAATATACAACAGATAATCAGAACGCATATTATCAATTTAAAGTACCATTTCATAAAGAAATGGGATATTTACGAAATATTGGTCAAGAAGTACCAAAATTAGGATATCTTACAGCAGATCCAACTGTGGATGAAGTCCGTGAATATCGTTGGTTTGGTGATGGTGCCCAGACCTTTAAACAAACTCAAGCAGATATCGAAATGTGGATTCCTTTATTGTTTTGGTTTAAAGATATACAAACTAGTCTACCAAATTTTCTATTACCTATGAACCAAACAGATATTGAAATTGAATTAGAATCTGCATCAAATTTAGTATCTTATGCTAATTATGGAGGTGGTGGTTCATTTAATTCTCCTACGGTTTCAGAATGTTATTTATATATTAATCATATATTTCTACTCCCGGAGATCAATAAAATTTTTATTAGTCGATTTGGATTTCAATTAATTCGTGTTCATCGAAATCATACTCAGCAATTAAATTCTAGTGAAGGAAATATTTTATTACATCAACTTAAATGGCCAATTGAATGTCTTTATGTTTGCTTTAAACCGCGTACAAATCTTACAAATAGCCAAAGATGGTACCGTTGTAGCCACGTTGTTGAACATAATGTTAAAGAAGCAGTGGTTACAGGAGTTGCAACAATTCAGGTTAATAATGCAGTTTATCTTGAAGAAATCCATCCAGTGGCTAAATTAGGATTACGTGCACATGATACTGTAATTTATCCCGACTTGCCGCCTGATTTTTATAATAACTATATTCCAAGTCAATATGGAGAACATATTAAAACACCAAAAAATTTAGGTTGGTATATGATGAATTTTAATGTTAATCCTGGAGAACAACAGCCTAGTGGTCACTTTAATGTGTCCAAAGCTCGAGAATTATATTTGCATTATATTTCGGAAATTGATACTTCAGTTAATAATAGTATTATCCGTTTAGATAATCCTGTGGATTTATTAGTTATTGCCGATTGTATTAATTTCTTATTATTTCAAGATGGGAATGCGGTGTTACGATTTGCTACATAATTTAAATTATTTTAAGTATTTAAATCATTTTAAGTATTTAAATCATTTTAAGTATTTAAATTATTATTATATATATGTCGCTTAAAGCATCTGCCTTAAAAAATAATGATGCAAAAAAGAAAGCAATTAATAAAGAACTTAAAGGTATTCTTGCACATATAGATGATGAACTTAAAATCGCACATGATCAAGGAAAACATGAAATTGTGGTATCTGTGCCAATCACATTTTCTATTCCATATATGTCAAATACAGAAGCACAACGGATTATTTATTATAATATAATATCTAGCTTATTAGATCGAGAATTTATCCCTAGTATTGAATTAAAAAATAATGCAACATTAATTCATATTACTTGGTTAACCAATGAGGAACGACACGAAATTCATGTGCAAAATGCCCTATTGGCTAAATATACTAAACGAAATATTCCCGATATTAATCTATCATAGTTCTAATCTTTATTATAAATGTTATTTTCAAATTAATTATTAATATTATTTTCAAATTAATTAAAGTTTCTTTATTTTTTTTAACCAACATATTATGATAATAAATGCATCAGCTATATCATTTGTTTTTTTAAATTGTTTTAAAATTTCAATACATTCAGCTTGATTAAATAACTGTATAAAGTATTTAAAATTAAAATCTGCTTGTTTTTTATTAGCTGTATAATTTGACCATTGTTGAATAAAATTAGAATATTTACCATTAGGAGCTAATATACAAGATTTTTTTAAAGACGGGGGAATCATATATATTGTACGTTTTTTATTAAATAATGAATTATGTGATGTGAGGTTAATCATATTATTTTTAATTAAACCATTACTAATATCACAATCATATATATTTGCATAATGATACGCAATTTGATGACTAATGGATTGCGTTATATAATTTTGGCGCATTTGATATTCAATAAGTATAATATTAGGCATTGGTAAAAGTCGGTCTAAAGAATTTAATACTGATTTTAAGGCCGTTGTCCTTTCTAATAAAGTTGTTGATTTGGCCGATTTTTTTGAAATTAAATTAACATTATTTATATAAATAATTGATATGATATTTGTTATAATACATGAAATTTTTTTAATGATGGTCAATATGTTATGAAGAAAGTTTATTAAAGAATTAACCTTATGATTAGTGTTAATTATTTTTATATTTAATAAAAATTTTAATTGTATGATTTTAGGAATTAATCTCCAAATACAAGAATAAAGTTTAATATAATATTTATCATCAAAATTGATACAACATAATCCTAAATTATTAACCGCACTATCAAAACTTAATATTATCATATTATGTTATATAACCATTATATTTATATAATTTTAAATTTAAGATCTTATAAGATTTAAAGATACATTTTACATAGCATATATATTATGGAAAATCTAAATGAATCAAGAAACATTATTGGTATGGCCGATATTTTAGTTGAAGATGATCAAGATTTAGACATCGATGCTCTTGAAAAATCTATTACACAAAGAATATCATTAGACTCTAATAAAAAAATAGAACAAGTAGATATTGCTCAAGAATATGATGTTGAAATTGAACAATTAATTAAACGATTTGATATTGATAATACAAAATCAACCATGGAAAATACTAAATTTGATTCATATGATCAAGAAATACCATCGCATTCAAGCCCAACAATTAATAATCCATCTCAGGCTGTAGATGACCATAATCCATCCACACCCCCGCCATCATTTGAAACACCAGTGCAACAATCTGCAACAGATCATACTAAATATCAACCGAACTGGGATATGTTATCTCCACGAAATAGATATCCATCGCATCGTATAACTGATGAAGAACGTAAACAATATCATATCAATAAAGTAATCAGTAATATTGATAAAGAATATAATGATGATAATGATAATTTTATTTCACAAGAAGAAGAGGAGGATGAAATAGTACGAATTTTAGAACAAATTGATTTATTACGAACAAATCTTAAAGCTGATGGTGTTGATATTGATCGTGTCCCTGAGGTTGATCAAAACTCAAGTAAAAAAGAAATAAAAGCTGTTCTTAAAATTTTACAAATAAAAAACGATAGATTACGATATTGTGATATGTTTGAAGAAGGTGTTTTAGCATGTTCTTATGGGTTAGAATCGATTTTTGATGGAAAAAAAGATTGGTTTGGAACCAAAATAGATTTAACTGGGTGGAGTGAATCTGTAAAAGTTAAATTGCGCCGTATGCGATATGATACATCATCTTTTGTTTCCGATGTTATGAAAGGCTATCAAATTGGCCATGGGTGGAAAATTATTTTAGAATTATTACCATCTTTATTTTTATATTCTCGCGATCGTCGGCTTCGAAGTAATGATAATTTAATTTCTGATGCCAGTTATAAAGATGCGATTCATAATTTACAAAATACATAGAAATTATGTTGTTGATTTTTGATTATTTTTTAATAATGTGGTTAGTATTGTAATTATTTCATTTGTCATAGTTATAATTTGTTGTTGATGGATATATTGTATCACACATACTATCAATAAAACACCTATAAAGAAAAGTAATGTGTTAGGTTGAAATAGAAAATCTGTTATATTTATATGATTAGTTGTTATTGGTTGATTCGAGGAATTGTTTAATGGTTTTAGATCAGGCAATCTATTTGTATCTGATTGTTGAATTTCTTTAGATAGATGCTTTTTTAAACGTTCTTTTTCATAATGTTTAGCATGCAATCGATCATCAAATGTTAACGGATTAGTATAATTTAAAGATAATTTTTCATTTAATAATTTTTCATCATAACTTAGAGAATTATAAGGGTTATCAAAATCCATGACATTATATATAAATTAAATCAAATAAAAAGATTTGTAATATTATCTAAATATAATATATAAAAAAATTATACAATTATAAATGGAACAAATTAAATTAGTAAAAAAAACTATTTCCAAAAAAACTTTATTTTTAAAAGATGTATTTAAAACTGATTGCAACAGAATAGAAGATATCTTTCAAAATCGTTTAATGCATCGAGTTGACCATGAAAAAAAAATATATGATACTATCCCAAAAATATTCACAACATTAGATAAATGGCCTATGACTAGCAATTTATTATGTTGGTTTTGTAATCGGGCATTTAAGACTCGTCCTTGGTTTGAACCACAATCTATTGAACCTTATTTTAATAATACAACGGCTGGCAAATTTCTTAATTCAGCAGAAATGAAAAAAGCAATAAATACAAAAAATGTTATTATCACCTGTCAAGGTGTTTTTTGTTCATGTAATTGTGTTTGCGCATATATTAATCTTCATACACATAATCTAGCAGAAAAATATAATAAGATTGCAATGCTTAAATATGTTTATGAAATATTTACGGGAATATCAATTGCTGAAATTAAACCTAGTCCTAAACATACTGAAATGATTCAATATGGTGGATGTTTAACACCATCAGAATATCAATGTAAAATCGATCAATTAGAATATGAAACAAATACACCACAACATTCATATAAATTTTCTGAGGCATGTTCAATATATATGAAAAACTTTTTAAATTAATCCATATTATGGTCTAATTTTATTTTTTTCCCAGTTGGTAAATAACGAGTTGGTTTACTAGTTTGAGAAGATGAGTCGATTTGAGGACACTGATCATGAGAGTGCCGATAGTGAGAGTGCTGATCGTGAGAACCCCAATCGTGAGAGCTCCAATTGTGAGAGTGCCGATCGTAAGAGCTCCAATCGTGAGAGTGCTGATCGTGAGAGCCCCTATCATGAGAGCTCCAATCGTGAGAGTCCCCATTAACTGGAGAATTCTGATGAACTTGTGCAGACGAGCTGACTTGAGATGATTGATCAATTTTAGATCTTTGATTAGAATTAGAGTCATCTGCAGGTATCTCTGTTGATTTACTTATAGTATTAGTTAATAAAGATGGTTGATATAAAAGATGAAGCCGTTTTAAAATTAGTGTCCAAGCTTTACCTAATAAATTTATTCCCCAGTGAGCTTGATTGGCCATAGCAATCTCATTATTTATATATCCTATCCCTGTATAATGATTTAGTGATAAGTTAATAAATTCAGTATTTAATGGATACCTTAATAATTTATTTTTTTGTATATGCGTATATTCCATAATTTTATATAATGCTCCTTGATAAACAAATTGACTATATGTTTCAATAGTTAGATATTTATGATATTGATTAATAAAATGATTAAGTTTTTGAAATAAATCCATCGGCAAATAACATGACATAATCTGTTTTTCCATTGTTTGATCATTTAAACATAAAGAAAGTTGATGTAATAAATATTGTTCAGAGCAGCGATATATATATCCATTATGTTTAAATACATACATTGAATATTGCGATTTATAATCTATACAATTATAAGGGTTATCGCCATAGAAAAAGACATAATGTTTATCTGAAGTCATAATAAATTCATTTACAGATAATTGATCCATTTGAAATTCAAAAATGAATTATTATATATAATATAATATGGATAAAATAAATTATTCAATTGTTGACGATATAAAAATATTTGATGGCACTATTATAGATTCACATGAAGAATTTAAAAATCGTATTAATTTTTTAAAAACTCTTATTCAACCAGAACAACAATTATTTACACCATTACAACCTAGCACATTAACGGCACAAGGGTTAATGTCTAATATTTCATTTAACGAACAAGAATGTATTAAAACTTTGTCTAAACCATCAGATCATATTTTAATGATAGGATGTAATTATGGCGAAATAATTCATCCAAAATTTAAAAAACCCATTGAGAAAAAAATATCTAGTCGTGGCAGAAAACCTAAGCCTCGAAAAATAAAAAAAAGAAAAACGCAAGGAAATGGTAAATATTTTAGTAGTCAGATAACATTTTTAATTGAGCACCCAGATCCTCCACATAACTTATATAAAATTAAATTATTTCGAAACGGAGTATTTCAAGTACCGGGTATATTAAATCCAGATATGGGTGATCTTGTTAAACCAATTAAGATATTACGAGATTATCTAGCACATAATTTTAATCAAAATGTGCAAATTATGAATTTTATGGCGGTGATGCGAAATTATAAATGTGCATTAACTAACCCATTTTACCATGTTGATTTAGAACGACTTGAAGAACTGTTATTTAAAGAAAAGATTGATGTAGACAATGAAAACTTTTTGAATTATATGTTAAGAGATATATCATATAAATATCGAGAAAAAATTAAAGATATTGTTGGTAATTTTAATCCAATGAATATTGCCGAAATGACTTATAATACAGATCGTTGTTTTTGCTTAATTATAAAATTTTATAGACCAAATATTTTAGATGCTAAGAAAAAAACTACAATTAAATTATTGAAAAAGGGGAAAATTAATTTTGATGGAGGTAACTCTCAACAAGAAATAGATGAATTATATTATTGGTTACAATACATATATGTTAAATATCAGAAAGAAATACTATTTGATATTCGAACAATGTTTGATGAAACTGACACATCTGAATGTTCGCAAGAAAGTATATATGATGATCCATCTTTACAGGTAACCTCAAAAAGAAATATACGACATAATTCTTTAATTAGTAAACGAAAACCATTAAAAAAAGGAGAAAAAAAAAATCAATAAGTAATATTAAAATTTAATCCATATTAACTATTTTGAATAATATCAGCATATTCTTTATACAATTCATTAAAATTATACAGCTCGGCTAATGTTTGTATATTTTTTATATTGGAATCAATAAATGTATGAACTCCTTGTTGTTCCCACGCAATTTGATAACATCGAAAAGCCAATACTTGATCATTATAATTGTAATTTGGTATAATTATATTATTTTTAATTTCATCACATTCAGGATTTGGAATTTGAGCAATGCCTAAAAATTGATGTTCAACCATACCACATACATGTTCAAGTAAATAATAAGCAATTATATCATCAAGTTCACCGTCATGAATAAAAATATCTGGCAGCCAAAAATTCTTCTGAATATATTGTTTATTAAACTTTTTAGTAATGAGATTGTCAAATTCTAATATAACAGATAGAATTTGTTGTTGAGTATGATATTTTTTTGGATTATATTGCATGACAATAAAAATCATATTAACAATATCATTAATAGGTGCTATAATTCTATAACTATTAAGAGCTTTTGATAACCATTTAAGTGAGTCGGCATTAATTTGTTCTATAATTTCCTTATCTATATTTGATAATATTTCAGGTTTAACACCAAATGATTTTAAAATATTTTTAATATCAAGATTATCAGTCCAATTTTCTGGTATTTTACAGTCGCTTAGAAATTGGTGCCAATCATCGAACGATCGAATTGATTTTGGATTAATATTTTCATATAAATCTATAAAAATCCTAATATTTTTTGCCACTCGATTTAATTTATTAGTATTTTCTTTTTCAAGATGTTTAATTATCTCTTTTATTTTATCAATCTGATTTTGATCTAATTTATTAAATACATATTCAAATGACTTTTGAAGAGGAATTAGTTTTAGAACACCGCCTTTATATGGATCTTCATCATCATCAGCTACTTCATCAAAATATCCCGTTATGCGAGGAATTTTATAAATCAATTTATAAATAGCTTCATATATTTTAGGATGAGAAGCTTGTACGTTATAATAACAAGCAATCTGTTTCCATTGTAATTTAGCATCTTCAAATTGCCGATTAAATGGCGTGGCTGATGTTCTAACGCGTGCGGCTGGAAAATTAATACAATGTTGTTTCATACAATTAAAACATGTTATTGTCTGTTGAGCTGTGCATAATACCTGCATTGAAATATCTTCGGCAGTCATAATATTAGACATAATTAACTATCAATAATCTTGTATAATGATGTAGATAATTGTAATTATTATTATCAGAATTCAATTTTTATTTTATATCCATTTATATTTAATTAATAGATCTAAAATAATTAAAACCAAACAGAACACTAATAACTGAATTATAGTACCTTTTGTTGTTGTATTTTCGCCATCAACAGCTCCAGGTATTTTAATTAAAAATGTTTCTATAAATAAATCACTAAATAATAAAATTCCAAAAAGAAACATAAAAATGCTTAGCTTATAGTTAATATTACAAAAGATATTTCCGGTGATATTAACAAAATCGGTTTTTTTGGGAGTGATAGATTCAATTGATTCAGACATCTTATATAAAAGAATATAGAAAAAATAAAAGATTTATAAAATAAGAATACACAAATATGTGCAGGTGGGTTGTGCTTATAATAAATTTTATAAAACTACTGTGATAGTTTCATATGGTCGTCTAATAAATTTAAAGAAATTGACCGTATGATTAAGAAAGGAGCTATTAAAAATCCATTTCCATTTAGAAGGATTTTTTATATCATACGCGATTACTTGTAATATATCATTAAGTTGTTGTTTAGTCATAATAAATTTATTTTTTGAACAATATGCCAATGTTTTATCAGCTTTAATACAAGAAGTCAAAATATTTGGAAATTTAAAATTTTTAGTATTGATATTTCCAATTTTTATAAATATTTTGGCATATTGATGAAGTCGTTTAATCAGTTGATTATATGATAAAGCTCGAAATTGTTCTAAAACAATATTATCAAAATTAAAATAACTTGTTTGAATATCATTAATCATAGTTTTTTTATTATGATGTTGAATTAAGAATCTTCCAATAATATTTTTAATTTTAAGTTGATCATCTACGTCATGAATTTTTTCATTAATAAATGTTCGAAGTTTATCCATATTTTTATTAAAATCTGTTTGTGCTAATACAACTAAAAGTTTGCGTCTTAATGCATGATTTCTTTGGCGATTAAATAAATGAATAAACTGCATTAATACCAAATCATATAAATGATATTTATACAGACTATATTGAACTTGAATATCAATATTTTTGTGACATTCTAATTGACGTTGTCCGTTTCTGATTTCTAAAATTAATTTATTGATATGAATTGGATCATATATTAGATGTTGTATTGGAGCTGAAACTAATTTTAAAGCAGCTGTCGAAGATAATGGTTGGCAATAATAATTATAATAATTACACATAAATCCAATAATATTATTATTATAACTTAACCATTGCGAAACTTTAATTAAGGGATAAATATTAACATTTTTTAAACCGGCTTTACGACTTTCAGTTGATACCCAGTTATTGTATTCATTAAATAAATCTAATAATATATTAATTTTCGCCCCGTATTTAGCTGAACTATAGGTCTCAAATATTAACCTAATTGATGATTCAATTGCATAATAGCTCGGAAAAATTGGAACATAACAATATGTTTTTTGAAAATATATTAAAACAGCATAGCATAAATTCTCATAATTAATAAAATATCCTTTTAATTGTGCATTGTGTGTATTTTTTATAAACTTTTTGATTACTGTCAGATCTATAGATGATTTGATTTTTTCATATTCAAGATTTTCAAAATAATAACGCACGACAGCGCGAATAGTTGTAATTAATCCACTTTCATTTAAAAATAATTTAGTATCAATCATACCAGTTCGTTTAAATACTTCTGTATTAATTAAATAAATAGGATAATATTTTTGATTTCGAGTTAATACTACTAAATTTTTATGAGTGTAAGGAAACATATCATCAATACCTTTAAGATGTTTTGGTAATTGTAAATCAATACGTTCTTTCTGCTGATCAATAAATAAAATAGTATTAATACCATAAAAATAGTATGCAATAGATATAAACAACCCATTCCATGGAACATTTTCGAATTTTGGATCTATAAAAGTATTGATATTTAATAAAGAGATAACATGGGTTAATTCTTGCATATTAGTAAAATATTTAATAACATCTCCATTAATTAAAACTCGAAATTTAATATATTCTTTATTTAATCTTTTTACTACATCAACTAAAAAATCATCCAAAGATGTTTGTAAAGCATGTACAAGACAATATAAATATCCAATATTTTTCATATTTATAGTATGTTGATCCACACCAAATAAATAATAACCCTCAGATGTTAAACATTCCTGATCAATACTTCCAGGAGAATAAGTATCAAAGAATAATGGCTCTAATGTATGTTCTGGTAATCGAGATAATCGACCCACTTCGATATCTTTTCCATATGTTGCAATATAATGACTACCCTTTGTTAAATTTATTTTTTCACCTGTATATTGATGAGTTGTTAAACATATTTTATGAATTTCCTGTTTCTTTTTATTTACTTTTTCATTCATGGCAATTTTTTTACAACATGGAATACAGTAATTTTTGGGATGCTGTTTAATAATGAATTTAATATATGGAAATTTTTGATTTGGACAAAAATACCATGTAGGTTTTTCCTTAGTAAAATTCCAATACCGGACTGCTCGTTGTTTTTTATCTTTAGATAATTGATTATATTCTTGATCCGTTAAAATAACTGGTTGATAAGGTTTTTGACAGATTTTAGAATAAATAACTGGGCTTTTATAAATCTTTTTAAAATTATATAATAAAGGATCTTGTATTTTAAGTGTTTTTAAATTTTTTCTGAATATATTAAATGTTGATGGTTTTATATTGATATGTTTGAGTTGTTTTTGATATAAATATAATAAAGCCATTAAATAGATATTAAAGAACTGCATTTCTAAATCATCTCGTATACCTGAAATTAATAATTTTAATTTGGATGAAATATTTAATATTTGGAATAAGCGTGTTTTTTCAAATACAGTATCCCATTTTTGTTTAACAATACTATCTGATAAATATAAATAATTATTATTAACACTAATTAGTTTTTCTAATCTCATAACATCAAATTTATACATACCTTCTTTAAAGAAATACTCTTGTCCTATCACAGTGCTTTCTTTTGGCATAATAATTCCGGCATTTTGAAAATCTATTAATATTTTTTTCAAAATATCAAATTGATGCTCAGTAATATCCTCATTATAATAAAATACTAACCCAGTTTCTGTAAATTGTATATTATATTTAGTTAATAAAGGAATGGATATATTATAATGTTTAACTTTATCATGCATTTGATTAATCATATTGATAATGGGGTTGACTTTTGTAGCAACTATTTGTGTAATTTTGTCAAAGGTCATATGTCGTTCTTCTCGCCATTCAGTGTGAATAACATAATTTCCATTTTTAAACAAAATTAATTTAATATATTCATGTGTGTCAAGATTAATCTTAATTTTAATTAATATAGAATTAAGAATAAGAATATCATGTGGTTCAGGTTCATTAAAATATGCCTTTTTTAAGAAAAGTGGTTTATTTTCATATAATAAATATGCTTTACAATAAGTAATTGTTTCATTTAATGCCAATAAATCAAATATATTACGTAATATTAATAAACTTTCAATATCTTGTTTATGATTATTAATAGAAATATTAGTTTTAATAATACTTGAAAATAACTGTCTATTTATGTGTTTATTTTTTGCTTGTTGTGCTTCATAAGCTGTATCGATAATTTTTTGTCTTAATATAGCTTGTGTTTCTAAAAATTTAAAATTTGGCATTAATTCTGGATAAATATGACTTATATTTTTTTCATTCTTGAGGTAATCTAAAAAGACAGATAGCGTCATCATTGGAAAATATAAAATAATAAACCCATAATAAATAATTTCTAATTGATATCTATTATTCTTTAGTTTATTATATAATTCAATAGGATTAAATAAATCATAACAATCAACTAAAAAATACTCGGTGGTTCCATACTTAGTAAAATTAGTTAATAATAAATTAAACGTGTCTTGCGCATATACTTGAAGAAAATCTTTATTTTGATAATATTTAATATCTATAGGAATGTTCTCAATTTCTTCCATTTGCTGCTGTTTTAAATAAAATGGTACTAAAGTTTCTATATCAATCGGTACAATATTCTTAAATAAATAAATGTGATATTGAGCTGCATAAGATATTTTTTTATATTTAAACCACAAATGTTGCCGATAAATAGGTATTTGTGTAACTAGATAAATAATTCGTTTGAATGTTAATATATTATTAGATGGATATACATTATATTTAAATATAAATTTAATCTGTCCAGATTTTTCAATAAGATTAGATGATTTTTTTGTGGTATTAAACATATATAAATTTGTATCCGTATTTTTATTATCTAAAGAATCTGTATTAATTTCATCAGAATGCAACTCTTCATCGATATTATTAAGCGATTTTCTATCTTCTAAATTTGGTTGTGTCACATCAGATAATTGAGTTTGATCGATAGTATCTGTTACAGATGAAGAACTTACCTCTGTTTGATCATTTAAAATATCATTAAATTCAGTATCAGATAAATCAACATCATCGGGAATTTCATATTCATTTCCACCAAGGATATATGGAGATGGCAAAGATGTAGTATTATCATCTGATGTATCAAAGTGTTTTTCGGATCTACCATGTATTGAAGTTTTTTGATTTGGCTGATAAATTAATCCTAATTTCATATGCCAATTTTTTCCATAAAATTTTCTCAATATTTTATTTTGATAGTTTTTATGCTGATTAAATTGTGTTTCAACTTTTTTAAGCTCATTTTCGATTAATTTAGGTACAGAACCAATAAATATATAACTTTTTTTCCATTGGCCCGTTTTTAAATCAATGATACGAAGCTTAATAGGATTATGTGAAAATGCATGTGTCATAGTTATATATAACTATGTGATTATATAATTTAAAATATGATTTTCAAATATGTATTAAAATGTCAACAAAATATTATATATTGGATTTAACCACCGATGAATAAATATCGATTTCTGCAGACTATATTTAAAAAATTATCAGAGTCTGATTTTCAATCAGATAAATTTTTAAATATGATTTATTATTCATATCAAAAGGAAAATCAAAAAACTCAACATATCACACTATGCGATTTCTATATAGAATATTTATTAAGTTATAGGCATCATACTGAAAATAAAGAAGACGAAATTCAAAATATTTGTAATTCAATTGTTGAAAAAATATTACATCCTGATGCAGATAATTTAACAGATTCAGGATCGGCTGATATACAACCGTCATCAAATAAAAAAATATTCCGATTTAATAAAAAAAATGTTTTAACTATTTTGAGTGAATTTGTACAATCATCACATATTATTTTACATGAAGAAGATGAAATATATGAACAAGGTAGACAGCATGAAGATTTTCATGAATCAATCACACAAAATATTATTAATGAAATTAAAGCTGAACGCGGATCATTACCACAAGCTATTCAAGATCAACAATTTATTAAACGAAATGAATTACTTGAAGTATGGAGAGATACGGAAATGAAATGTCGAAAATTACTTGAAAATGAAAAAATGGCCCAAATTTTACAAAAAATATATTTTATTGATGCTCGACAAATATGTTTAAATAATTATCAAGCAATTACAACTATAGAATATGATGAAGATCAAGAAATAGAAACACTTATGCCTAATTGGCCCAAACAATCTTATAACACACAAATTTCCGTGATTAATAAACATCCAATTGAAATAGCTTGTCAATCTAAGTCTTCAAAGTGTGTAATAATTTGTCCTGGATCACAGATGATTTCCGGTGGAGGTGCAGATCAAGGTATTGAAACAGCTGAAAGTGTATATTACTATGCTACTAGTTATAGCATATGCACAAATCAGATTATGATGAAATATCCTTTACAAACATATCAATTATTGATTATGCCCAATATTTTATTATTTAAAAATCATAATAGTCCAACATATGTATCATTATCACCAATTGATAGCCAACGTTTATCTATAATTATGGTACCTGGTATTTATCGTCCGAAAACTAATATTTCAAATCAAGATAACTATACTATGGATCATCGATTATTTCATAAAGCAGCAAAATATACGAATCAGACGCTTATTCAACAACAGTTGCAATATGTATTTAATACTGCTCTGTTTTTTGGATATGATACCATTATTATAGATGATTATGGAATTAACGATTTTTGGTTACCATTACATCATACGGCACAATTAATAGCACAAGCTATTAATAATTATCGAGGCAAATTTAAAGAGATCATAGTTGCTATAAAAAATCCAACGCTTTATAATATCTTTAATCAATATATTCGATGAATAACTGTTATTATTTTTTGTATATATTTCCGTATTATAATATAATATTATGGAAATATATACATGTATTTTAATTATTTTATCATTAATATTTATATTTAAAATATACCAACTCAAAGAACCATTTGTAAATTATAAAAAAGTGTGTAATCAAATTGATAAAAGATGTTATAAAATTGTCGAATCATTTCCATCACATACAAAAGCGAGCGAAATATTAGCCTATTTAAATCAATTTTCAATTAAACTAATGCGGCATTTACGAAATAAATATTTATATACACCCAATTCTAATAATTATCGAAAGAATATGATAAAACATCTTTTATTTAATTATAATCCAGATGCCTTAATTGAAAATGCTCCTTTATCAACTGTAAATACGAGTTATGTTGAAAATAAAGGCGAGGTCTTTGCTATTTGTTTACGAGATCGCACAACAGGAAAAAATAACTTTTTATCTTTACATATTTTGGAATTTGTTGTGCTTCATGAAATGGCGCATCTGACCACATCAACTATTGGTCACAATAAAGATTTCTGGATTAATTTTAAAATTTTATTACACGAAGCAAATGCCATTAATCTTCATAAACCTATTGATTATAAAAAACATCCTATTAATTATTGTAATTTAATTGTCGATTATAATCCATATTTTGATGCGGCTATACCATTATTATGATTATTAAAATTGAATAGATTTCATATCATATACTATCATGGTAAGTTTATTAATTTATGAAAACGATGAACTATATAATCCACATTCATCAAATCAATCCTTATATCTATCAAATCAATCTTCATCTCTGATGAATTATTTATCGAATAACCAAATAGATAATCAAATCGATAATCAAATAGATAATCAAATAGATAATCAAATTAATAACCAAATTAATAACCAAATTAATAACCAAATTAATAACCAAATTAATAATCAAATGAATAATCCAATTAATAACCAAATTAATAACCAAATTAATAATCAAATAGATAACCAAATTAATAACCAAATGAATAAGTTATCTAATGATAAATTAATAAAAAATAGTTCCGAAGCTGATGATGACCCATTTGAAATTATTTTTGATACAACTTTAAATACCAAGTCAGATCCAATGGTAATTGATATTAGTAATTCTGAAAGCAATTCTAGTTCTGAAAGCAATTCTAGTTCTGAAAGCAGTTCAGAATCTGAAAGTATTTTTAGTTCTGAAAGCAATTCTAGTTCTGAAAGCAGTTCAGAATCTGAAAGTATTTTTAGTTCTGAAAGCAGTTCTAGTTTGGAAACTAATTTAAATATATTACCTCATTTTCATTATTCCAAACAGTTATATCATAAAAAACCTAAATATTTAAATTATTTGAAATATATAAAGAAACGGCATCGATTATCATCTTCTACACATCCATTTAATCATCCGCATCATTTGGTAAATCCCGAATCATATAAACATAATCAACATCCATCTGATATCTATTATATGCTATATGAAATTAAAAAATTAAAAATGTTGCTCAACTCTGATTTAGATATTAAATTACCAAAAAATATTCCATCATATAATCCTAGAAAAGATAATTTATGTGTAGATGCAGACTTAGCAATTATAGATCAATTATGTGCCCCAAAAACCATAAAAAATGTCAATGACCATTAAAATATTTTAATGGTAAATAAATTGTTGATCAATTTCAACGAATCCATCTAAAACTGATACATTATCGCTAATAAATTCAAAACAATCTTTATTTTTTGGATTTTGTCTAAATATAATCTGATCAATAATAATTTTTTGTGGCATTTCTTGTTGTATCTGATTGTTAAATAATTTTTTTTTAAATGGTTTTAATAATTTGTTATCTAATGTAATTTTATTATGTGATATTTGATGAATATATGATTGAGATATATTATTCCATATACATAAATTTAATCTATATCCTTCATAAATACAATGTTTTATTTTTTTAATTTCTTCTAAACCATCTTCAAGATTTTGTTTTAAAATATTGACTAAATTATAAGACCCTCGTGATAATGCCAAGCCGTTATAATATGGATTTAATCCCATTGTAAGCATATCTATTAATATTGAATCACGTTTTTCAATAACAGCATATAACCCATCTAATTTTAAATTATTAGAATCAGCCCATTTATTTAAATAATTAAGTGAAATTTCCGATTTTTTTTCTAATTGATCACCAACCTTATCAATAGTTTTCATAAAATCGTTCCAAATAAATAAATATTCAATAAAATCATCCATAAACATTAATCGATAATAATAGTATGCTTCTGTTTCTCCTAAATTTAAGATATCTCGTGGTTTATATGTTTGGCGATTTAACCCAAGTAAAATTCCGACTTCTAAAAAGCTACTAATCGTAATTAAATCTAAAATATTGGCACCATAGTGATACCCAGCTAATATCATTCTTATACTTTCTAAACGAATCTTACGAAGTTTGACAGAAAAATATCCAAATAGTGTTGGATTATATTCATGATCAATAAATCCTAAAACATGTAATTTTTCAAGACTATATGCCAGTGAATCATAACTTGGATATTGGATAAAATCTAAATAATTAGCTTGAAATACATTGTTGCGTGTTAAAATATACCAATTCTGATCAAATTGATTCATTTGAAAACTATTTTTATGACCTTGATCAACTTGTTCTAATGTAGTCTCAGTTTTATCAATAATGACTGATAGTAAAAATTTACTAATATCTTCTTTAATAATATCCGGCAAATTGATTGGTGGCATAGATTGATAAATTTTTTTAGTATATAAAGCATAAAATTCACCCGGTCCTTTTCGTCCCACACGACCTTTACGCTGTGCAACCGATGATTGAGTTACATTTTTATCAATTAAAACATGACAACCAAAATTGGGATCAAATAAATTTTGTTTAACAAATCCTGTATCAATACAATATTTTAAGGTATCAATTGTAATACCTGTTTCTATAGCATTTGTACCAATTAAAACTCGGCGACCAACTTCTGCTGTTTTTATTAATTTTGGATGATTATCTGAATGCTTAGTTGAACACTTATCTGAATGATTAGTTGAATGATTGTCTGAATTATCATCGTATTTATAAATTGATACTAAAAGGTTATTAATATCTGAAAATAACATTTTATATTCTAGACTTCCTTTAGATATATTAATTGACATAATTGGAATAGGTAATAGATAATCATTATGGTTGTCTAGATATAAAGCATAATTTAATTTATGAATTCCTTCAACTAAATAATTAATTTGTTTTTTACCTTGTACAAAAATTAAAATATCTCGAAGAATGTTATTGTCTCTAATATCATTAATATTTTGAAGATGAATTTTTTTTATTAATTCGATAGCATATTTTAAATAATCGGAGATATCTAAGTCAGTATAATGTTCTTTAATTGGATATGATTCTCCTTCAATTTGTAGAAAATGACTAGATGGGCATTTAAAATATTGCATAAATAGTTGAGGATCTAATGTGGCCGACATTAATATTATCAGAGGACATTCTGGTTTATCCCAATTTCTTTCTAATAATTTTTTTAAATAAAATAATGTAGTATCTATTTCTAAAGATCTTTCATGAACTTCATCAATTATAATAATGGAATATTTATGCATAAATTGTTCATCAGTCATAATTTTTAAATACTGTAATAATATTCCTATTGTTGTGAATAATAATCCTTTAACGGGCTTCCAAACAATAGATCCTGTTTGAAAACCAATATTGTCTCCGATATGAAAATCAGAATTATATTTAATAATTTGATAAGGGATATCTACTGTAGCGGCTTTAGTAGCCTGGGCTATTAGAATTGTTTTATGATTATATTTATAAAATTGACGATATAAAAATGACGGTAATATTGTAGACTTGCCTGAGCCAGTACCTGATTTAATGATTATAACTTTGTCTCCTATATGTCGCAATTTAATTTTTGGTGCAATGTTTTTATCAAGCCACATTCGATCGCTAATAAATTCCAACAAAAAGTCAATGCCAGATAATGAATCAATTTTTCGTTTCATCGCTGATGACATCCATTTTTGTTTAATAATTTTACCTGTCTCTAACAATGTCGGCATTATATATATAATAAAATTATATTAAGTAAAATATAATGAATCATACTAGCTTAACAATTGTTATGATTTTAATTTATATATATTTTATACAATATTATAAAATTAGTTGTCCACAATATTTTATTGATGATTTATTAAATCAACGATATTTTAAAACAGGCGATTTAATTTGTTTTAAAGCTTATAATCATTTCAATGCAGTATTCACTGGATGCTATTTTACACATATTGGTATAGTTTTTATTGATCCAAACGATCCTAATCAAACACCTATGCTTTTTGAAGCTAGTACGCCAGTTAATTCAAATCTTAGACCATATCATAATCAATATGGAATATATTGTACACCTCTTAAAGAACGATTAATTAAATATAAAGGACGATGTTTTTTAAAATCTTTAAATAAAAATCTGTCAATAAATAGGATAAATGAACTTAAACATTTTATAACATATGCTATTCAAAATATGCAATATGATCAACATTTATTTAAGTCAGCATTTTTAAAATGGATTGGATATCAAAATTGTAATTATAATACTAATTGCGGCGAATTAGTATTTTTAGCATTACTCAAATTAGGTTTATTCGATTTATCTACGTTTAATAATATTAAATTTCCACATCATTTACATTGGCTTTGTTATTTAAAAAAAATAAATAAAACATATCAATACAATGATTTGATTGAGATTATTGATCATCCATTTGCCAGATGATTAAATTTAATACAATGTATTTCATCTTGTGAAGTTCCAGTACCTTTTTTACATCGTTTAAAAATCGAACATTTAGTTTTATTTCTACATTCAATGTTTGATGTATGTGAAAAATAAATACAATGATTGGTATCTTTAGTATTTATCTGATTTTTAAATCGCCATCTTTTAAATATGGAACAATTAATCCCATTACGGCATGGTCGTATAACAGATGATGATTCATCTGGGGGATTATGGTTAGATTCACAATTATCAACTATATCAGTATGATTTTTTTGAGTTTCAGTCATACTTGATTTGTTAAATATAATAATTCAATTTTATATTTCTAATGCTATGTTATATTCAAAAGAAAATTATTTTAAATAAAAGCTTGGGACAATATAATCAATATTATCAAATGGATTCATATGTAAGAGGGTATTTTCTGTTTCCATTGGTTTTTTCGACAAAGAAAAGAATTCATATCGACGATATATTGTTGCACCAAATAGTAATAGTAATAAAAATATTACCAAGATCATTAGTATATTAAATATTATAAAAAATGAATTATTATATATTTTAATAATATTGTGATTATCAAGATGACTGAAATATCTAAATCTTTTTATTTTAAAGCTTATTCCGATGCAACCAAACAAATATATAAAATTTATAGTATACCATATTCTATTATAGATCTTATTCCATTTTTTAAAACATTAGTTGAAAATAATCCTGATCAATCGATTAGTAAAGAAACGGCCTTTCCTATATGCCCTATATTAATTAATGATCCAGATTGCATTAATAATTCATCATATTATATTAATACCATCGAATTATTTGATATTATAATAGAATATATTGAAGCTTGGAAATCAGAACCTAAAAAAATTAATTATATTAAAGAAGATGTTGTTCAAACCGGCTATGCACATCAAATTCTGGATAAACGAGATTTAGATATTATTAATCAATATTTAACAAAGAAAATAGCTGATGCACCGGAAAATGATAAAAATAAAATAAAAACTCATGTGACATATAAAAAATATTATAAAATTATGTTATTAGCTCCATTAATTCGAATGTGTGATGAATTTTTACAAATGGATTGTATTTCTAATAAATTATATGTTTATTGCGCAACTATATTATGGAATTGTTCGATTTTAGATATGGCTGAAGCCAAAACAGATCCTATTTTTCGAGAATTACAGTCATCAATGAGTAAGCGATATCAAACACATAGCAGCGAAACACATGATAAAACTGGAGAAAAAAATGCAGCTTTTAATAATTAAAGTTATTATATTATATTTTTTTAAATTTGATTTTTGAAATAATAAAATAAATAATTGTTTAATTAATGAATCATAAACATTGGTCAAAAGATATCTTATTTAAAGATGTTTCATTAGATTGGCGAAATATACTTGATAATGCCTTATTAGATGAAATTCTTCAATATTTACATCAAGAACCTATTGATAAAATCACTCCATCTCCCCAATATATATTTGAATTTGCTAGAATAACACCATTAAAATCTATTAAAGTTGTTATTATTGGACAAGATCCATATCCAAAAAAAGGCGATGCTCATGGTTTAGCATTTTCATGCAAACAAGGCATACCCAAGAGTTTAAATAATATATTTTTATGTTTAAAAAAACATAATCTATTATGGCGTCAACCTAATCATGGCGATCTAACTAAATGGGCTGAATGCGGTATTTTACTACTTAATTGTGCATTAACAACGCGTATAAATCAACCAAATGCACATAGATTATTATGGCAAGATTATACAAAAAATTTAATTATAACATTATCTAATTTAAAATCCTGTGCTCAACATACTATTGAAACTAATACCAACCCAATTCAGGATATAACAACTGAAATGGCCAATGTAATGATAGAAAATAAAGATAATATAGTATCACAAACTAAATTAAATCATAAATTTGATCAATCAAAAAAATCCATTAAATTTTATAAAATTTTTCTGTTGTGGGGTAATAATGCGCGATCTTATAAATCAATTATTAATAAAAAATGTATAATTTTAGAATGGACTCATCCGAGCCCTTTAGCACAAAGTAAGCAGTTATTTACTGATTGTGATCATTTCACGCGTGTTAACAAACTATTAAAGCGCATTGGGCCGATTCCATGGCATGTAATTATTCAGAACAAAGTTGAACGATCATTTAATTTAACTCCAACAAAAACAGTTATTTTTACCGATGGATCATGTTCTCCAAATAAATTATGCAAAGAAGCAATTGCAGGATATGCCGCTGTATTTGTATTAGGTCAATTTAAAGATATCATTATTTATGGTAATATTGATAATCAACAATATTTTGCTAGTAATCAACGTGCTGAAGGAATGGCCATTTATAAAACATTTCAATATTTATATAAAAATATTAATAAATGGACAGAATGTATTATTGTTAGTGATTCAGATTTTTGGATCAAAATGATTGAATATTATATGCCGATGTGGAATGCACAAAATCTTGATTTCAAATTAAAAAAAAATTCAGATATTACAATTCCGATGTGGAAATTGTATTATAAATTAATAAAAGGTCATAATAAAAATATTAAATTTAGGCATGTTCGAAGTCATAATAAAGATAATTGGGCTAGTTATCCATATAATTCATACGAATATTTTTGTTATCATAACAACGATTATGTTGATCAAATGGCCGCATATGCTAGAATAAATCTTAAACCTGGGCAACTTGTTATTGAAAAGGTTGAATATACTATGTGATAATGCAACATCGGCCTTGTGCATCAGCTGAAACAATTACATCAATTGCGCTGCTAATCAAATCGTCAGTAATCATAATTAACAAATTATAATCATCATTAGAGAGATCAGCTGTATTTTTAAGTACTGTGGCAATAGCTGTCACAACAGCTTTTTTCTTAAGAACTCCTTTAAGAGGTTTGCCCCTACTATCTTTCATTTTTTTGGCTAAACGAATACAAGCATATGTAACGTGAAAAATATTACTTTTATCAAGAGGACGTCCATCTAATAATTTATTAATTGTATCTACAAGAGTTTTTATATGCATTTTAGTAATTTCCAAATCTAAGTCTTTTGGTAAAACAATATCATCAGTTAATTGTTGTTGGTCTGCTTCTTTTTTTTGTTCTTGTAAAGGTAAACTATTTTGAGTCTCTGTTGTAGTTTCTTGCGACATTAGTTTATATTATTAAATTTATATAAATTTAATATAATATAAATAAATATATTTAAAAATTGAAATTCATTAGTTAATCTATGATAAAATAGACCAATTTAGATATATTTGTATCAAGAATAAGCATGTCTGATAACCAAATATCTGCTCGAATGAGTAAATATACCAAATATATTACACCTGGTGCAAGTTTTATTGATCAGCTTCAAAAAATATCTCTTAATCTTAAGCCATTAGATGATGCTATAGAAGATATTATTTCCGATAATTTTTATCAAATTCGTAATATTGCCTGTCTTCTTAATGATAAATTTGCCAAAATCGAATATGTTCCAGGACTTAAAACAAATTTGTATCTGCATCAAAAAACAATTGTATATGCTATGCTTGAATTAGAAAACCAACGTCAGTTCACACAATTTACTAATGGATTTACTAAAGAGGAATTTCAAATTACATATAATGCCGGTGTTCTTTCAGAACCACTAGGATCAGGAAAAACTATTGACATTTTATCGGTTATATGTTTAAGTCCGATCCCAAGAGCAACGCCAGGTATTCAATATCTTGAATTAGAAAATGTTTCTAAGAATTCATTACCTATTGTCAGATATAAATTACCTTATTTATTAACACCAACAATCATTTTTGTTAGTATTTCTGTTATTAAACAATGGCAAAGTGAAATCAAACGTTTTACGAATCTTTCTGTTTTAACAGTGTTATCTGTCATTGAACTTCGAACTCTATTTGATGCAATTGAAAATGGAACGATTAATCAGTATGATATCGTTTTGGTTAAAAATGGCAGAATTACAACATCTGTTACTTTACCCAATAATATTCCTCTAGAGAATATAAATAAAGTCGCAAATCCATTAATTTATTCTCTTATTGCTAATTTAAGACAATATTGTTGGGCCAGAGTTGTATTTGATGATTTTGATCATTTACAACTATTAGAAACTGTTGGTATGGTTCATGGTTTATTTACATGGTATGTTTCCAGTACTATTAAATATATTCCACCAGCTCCTAAATCGCATATAATGCCAGAATTAGCAAGTGAAATTTTGCAAACTCAATGTTATGGAACAGGTCAAATATCTAAAAATTTGTATCTACTATTTTGGCTTAATATTCGTAACAAAGATACATTTATCCAATCGGTAACTAATGTTCCATATCCTAAATATCATTTAGTATTATTTACTAATCCAGATGATATGTTTATGTCAATGTTATCCTCATTAGAAGATAATAACTTAAATAATGTTATTGAAATGCTTAATGGCAATGCAATTGAAACAGCAGCAGCAGATTTAGGTATTAAAGTTCATACAGTAAGTGGTGTATTTGAACGTATTTTAGGTCAAAAATATGAAGAGTATATTACGGCTGGTAATATAATTGCTTTTATTGATTATAGTCTTCAAAATAGACATGCATGGGTTCCTTTACCAAAACATAATCATAAATCATACGATAAACGAGATTTGTTAGCATTTAAAGAAATTAAATATGCATATCCTGGAATTATGGAATTTTTAAGTCATCAGAAAGAACATTACTTACATATTTATAATCAAACCGGAATGGCAATTCAACGTGTAAAAGACAATATTAAATATAATAAATGTCCTATTTGTTTAGAAGAATTTGAACAAGTGGATACAGTTATCATTTTAAAATGTTGCAATGCTATTTTCTGTAGCAAATGCGCAATCTGCGCTACTCATTTGTCCAAACGACAAAATCAACTAAATGTTGATAATTGCCCTAAATGTCGAACATCTATTACCATAGATGATTTCATTTGTATTGGTAAAGAAATTCAATTAGACAATATTATTGAAGAAAACTTTGAGATGGATCGAGAAATTGAACTTAAAATAAAAGAAGAAGAAGATCTTAAAAAACCTCTTAATAAATTTAATGCTATTGTCCATTTACTAAAAAACAAGATATTACCTCAAGATGAACGAGTTGAAATCCAACTTCCAAATATGTTAAAAGGATCAGCTCATTTAGCCGAACCATCTCTTCGTAAAATTATCGTATTTGCTAATTATGATGAAACTTTAGATAAAATCGATAATGAATTAAAATCACGCCAAATTACATTTTGGCGATTGGAAGGAACAGCTACTCAAATTGATAATATTGTTCACCAGTTTGAAGAGTGTCAAACTCCATGTATATTAATTATTAATTCACATAAACATTGTGCTGGATTAAATTTACAAATGGCAACAGATTTAGTATTTATGCATAAAATTAATGATAGAAGTATCGAAGCTCAAGTTGCAGGACGAGGTCAAAGATTAGGCCGAAAATCACCATTAAATATATGGTATTTCTTATATAACAATGAATATAAAGATCTAACAAAAACATATGCTATGAGAAAATTAACACAAAAGGAATTAGAACAAGAAATTAAAAAAGTTAAAAATAATGATACTGTATTACCATTTATTTCATTGGCAGAAGACAACCCATCAGATCCGCAAGAAAAAGATGAAACTCCCGATACTCTTACTGAAAATATGGATGATAGATCTCAAGATACATTGGAAAACTCAACTGATTCCTCTGCCGCATCTTTAGACGGTGAATAAAATATATGAGTTAATTTAATTGAATTTTTTATTTTTAGATTTATTATTTTTTATTTTTATTTTACAAATTTGGAAATGTATATTATAAAATCAATTTAACATAGATAATATATTCAAAATGTCGACATCGGAGATAATATGGTCTAATACAACTCAGATTAAAATTCGTGAGATTAAAAAAGCCATTTTGAAAAAAAAATTAATGCTTAGTTTTATCATTGATAGCTATGCATGGTGGGATCGAACATATCGATGGGGACATATTAGCATTGCAGTTTTATCCCCAATTTTTAATTTAATAACAGTTGCTGCTGATTCTTCAGGTTCTTTAAAAATTTTAACAATTATTATCAGTGCTTTAGTTGCCGGCATGGTCAAATTTAAAGATTATATTAAGTTTGGTGAACTGCGTGATATGGCCAAACAACAAACAATCAAATATTCTCAATTATATGAGCGTATTGAACGTGAATTAATTAAACCCAATAATAAAAAACAATCTGAGGATGAATTTATATATTGGATTAATCGAGAGTATAGTCAAATCGAATTACTTGATCCAGAATTAAATTATTCTGATAAAAAGAAATTTATAAAGTTATGTAAAATGAAAAATATACCTATCGATGAGGATTTAGAAACTTTACAGTCGTTACTTCAACAATCGGATAATTCATATATTACTAAACATTCTAATCCAATATCTGAACAGCATCAAACATCTGATAATCTAGTAGAAATTAATCGGCCTAATTCTCCTGATATCTTCGCTAGTCCATCAACGAAAAAAAAAGCTAAACAACATTTTCATAAAACATTAAAAAAAATCAATACTAAAGCCGAATTAGAATGGGCAATATCTCGTTTAAATGCTATTGATCAAGTGTGAATAAAAAACTTTTGATTTTATGATCAAGTTCATCAGCATCTATTGGTTTATACATAATTGTATATGATTGATCTTTCTCTTCTATATAAGCATGTGTTGTAATACCAATAATAAATGGCATAGATTCTTTATGAAGTAATTGATAATTTTGTATAAAATGCTTAAATAAGGTATTATTAAATATTTCGGGGGTAAATGTATCAATAATCCATATATTATGTTGGCATAATTGTTTTATATACTCAGATTCTACATCAGTTGATTCACTCAGATTAGGCATATATTTTTCCAAATTATTAATATTAATAATTGTTATTTGATGATATCCTTTATTATATAATATATTTTTTATAATTAAGCTATCTGAATATTCTGATTCTGCATCTGATTCTGCATCGGATTCTGAATCCAGTTTACTGATGTCAATAATAAGAATTTTAGTTGAGAGAAATGGATTGAATATAAATAATAATTTATATTTAAAATTATACTCATCAACTGGAAGTAAAATCATCTGATCATATATTCGTGAATCATTTAAATCCGTACTGAGATATAAAAATATAGCTTTTACCCAATGATCCTTTAATTTTTTTATGGTAACATTATCTAATTGATTATCATAAATAATCATATCAAATGTTTTTTTATGATATAAAATAAGAACTTCATCATAAGTTGATGCTACATAATAATTCATATTATAAGTTTTCATAATATTCATAAGTATATCTGTCTGAGTCTTTTGTAGATCAGATGTTTTATCTGATGATATAATAAAAAGCACATTTTTATTTGTTAAATATTGTAAAGATTGGCAATTCACTTTAGGTGGTTCATCCTCATAAACTGGTAAGTTAAATTTAAAAATTACAGGTTGCATATTTTTTTTATTTTCAAGATTTGTATCAAATGGTATACATTGATTAAGTGTATTTTGATTAAGTATACACTGATTTGATATTTGTTGTATATGAATATTACCGTTGAGTTGCCTTGCTAATAAGTAACTTGTATGCAACTCAATATCATAATATGTCATATCACATAACACATTTGCTAGTTTTAATAAAATCAAATATTTTGACAGATCAATATCTTTTAAACTTTGGAATGTAAAAATTAAATTATATTGATTATTATTTACACTGATTGAATTATTAAAATAACTTATTTCGACATCTTCTTGATCTAAATAAATTAATTCAGCATTTACATATAATATAATATGATTGCATGTTAAATTTTTGATATAATTTCGAAATAGATTTATTAAAATTTGTTTAATTCTCTTTATATCTGAATAAATGAATTTGGGTACAATTGGTTCAATAAAATATTCTATTTTAATATCTTTTGTTTGTATTAATTCAATAACTTGACGAATGCAATCTCGAATATTAAATGTTGTATTAGTAATATACATTTTTCCTAAGTTTAATTGTGCTAAATCAATTATGTCAAATATACAATTAGCTAATTGAATAGTTGATTTATTTAAACAACATAATGGCTCCTTTATAGTTATTTCATTTTCTTTATCCATTAAAGTATTAGTCATATGAAGAACACGATTTAATGGTGTTCTAATTGAGTGACAGATATTATTAAGAAGTAATTCTTGTTGGAAACAATTTCTATATTTTTGATCTTGATAAATTAACGTTTTTAAATATGATTCACAAATAAATAAATATATAGATGACATTTTAATAGATGAATCATAAATTATAAGAAAAGTATCATAATCTATATATTGTGGTGTTTTAAGTGTGGTATGTCGTATAGGAATATTATTACATGTCGGTTTTTCATCCATATACCATCCAGTAACATTATTAGATATATTAAAAACAGTTGGTATTCCCGATGATATATATACATATATATGATTTGGACGAACAACATTATTATCAATTTCTTTATCATAAATAATTGGAATATACCACATATTATCTAAAATGTGCCATGCTATTAAAATAAAATGACTTTGTAAATCATGTGATAAAGTTAATACTAATGCTTCAATTGTTGGTGTATTATGGTAAATATTAATTAATCTTTGATATTCATTTTGCGACATTAATATATATTATCATGGCGATTTTAAAAAAATTAGATATAAATCTTTTATTTTAGTATTTTAATTTACTAAAGCATGATGTTTTTTATAAGTGCGAATGTCAATTTTAATTAAATGCAATCTTTCTAAATCACGCCATTCCTTAGGTATAGCTTTTTGTAATTGCCATTCGGGAACATAATTCTGATTGTAAATTATATAATATGTGGGCAATTCATCAGATAACATATCATGATATAATGTGACAGATCCATTAAATAAATTATAAAAATGAGTAAAATATCGTACAAAAGCGGAATGGACAATATTATGATATCTTTGTACACATTTTTCCATAACATAAGAAATAACATATGGTTGTTCCATTTTATATATTAAAACAATTCTTTTTAAATTTATAAGAATTGCTTTAATTTTTAAATTATTAAATTACATCCTATGATTTTTATTTATAAATTTGTATAATTATATAAATATTTATATAATAATGGAAGAAGAACGCACAATTAAACTTGTGATTGCAATTCTACTCACTAGTGCACTTATATGGTGGTTTTTTTATCATGATAGAGAAAATGTTATGCCAGAAGTCGATCCAAAAGATGTTGCCAACCATGGAGTACCAGCTGCCCCAACTGGAGATGGAAAAACAGTTGTTATAGATCCAACTCAAGGGCAGACATCAGGGGCGGGTTCTCCAGATGCCGATCAATCATCAACATCTGGAACCACATCTAATCCATTAGCTGGTGTTAAATTTGTTCGTTTATATGCTCAACCTGATTTTAAAGGAAAAACAACCATTTTATTACCTGGTATGACAACTGATTTGGCCACTAAATCAGGTTCTAATTGGGTCTTCAACTGGAAATCAATGCGCGTTGTTCCTCAAGTTAAACTAGAATTCACACGATATACTGGAGGGGGCCGTACATCTCGAGCATTTGCATTTGGATTATTTGATGTTAAAGATATTAAAAAATGGATGTTAAGTTTACCAGCTATTTCAGGTAACCCTTCAATTGATCATGGCATAACAATGAATCGTGATTGGAGTGGTGGATCTAATGTTATTAAATTATTAGTAAATTCAAGTGATGCGGAATGGAGGGCTGATATGAATAAGGTTCAACAAGGATGTTTAAATACAATTGCTGCTTGGAACAGAATGTCTCCTGGACGATATCAACCAAGTTATTGTGCCAGTTCTCTATATGAAAATGCATCAAAAACGGCTACTATATCTGTTTAATTTAAAAATGAAATTATGATTCACATATATATATGGCATCTGAAAAACGTGATTTTGATAATTTTAAAGAATTTCCAGGTGTATTAAATCAAGGTACCGGTATTTATGAATTTCCAAAACTTTACCATAAAGATGCAAATGGTAATACTCGAATATGGCAAATTTTTGTTCGATTAATCAAACCTGTAAAAAAATATATTAATAAAATTGATTGGAATTTATTAGATGAACTACAACTACCTATTAAACAACAATATTTTGAATCAAAAGATAATTATATTAAATGGCCCAAAGGTATTATTGCCGAAGTATGGACGGAAACTGGTATAGAAAATGGAAAAATAACACGTAGTGTTCCAACTTATTTTACTAAAGTAGTTCTTGAAGGCCGAGCTAATCAAAGAAATCCATTTCAACAAGCATTAATTTTTGCTCGATCACAATATCTTATGAAAAAAAATAAAGGTGGCAAACTTAAACTTCAACAAACACGATCAGTAAATGTTAAGCATTTCCCAATGTTGGCTAAAAGCGAAAAAGATGGATTACGATATATAAAATTTCCTGCTGATGCTCAACCAAAATTAGATGGATTACGATGTCTTACTTTTCTTAAAAAGAAAAATGGTGGATGGAAAAATGTTATAATTTATAGTCGAACTTTAAAAGATTATCCTGATATGGATCATATGAAAAAAATTTTATATCCATATTTAAACGATTTATTTGATACTGAAAGTCGCCCACCACAAAGTATATTTTTAGATGGTGAATTATATAAACATGGCCATGCCCTACAGGATCTTCAAGGATATAGTCGTCGCAGTAAGGAAAATCGGATTAAGGAACGTCAAAAAATGATTCAATTACATTCTACTCAGTCAAATACAAGTCAGTCACACATGGCTCAATTAAACGAAGTTAATGAATACCATCTATATGATTGTTTTTATCCACTAGAATTAGATACTGCATGGATATCGCGTAAAGAACAATTGAATGAATTATATAATGCATTATCCAATCAACCAGATCCTGAATTACATTATTCACCCAAAGATTTAATTAAATTAGTGCCAACATGGGAAGTCAAATCATTAGCTGATGCCAAAAAATGTTTTAAACATGTTATTGCACAAGGGTATGAAGGATTGATACTTCGTAATAAACTAGGTGTTTATTTAGCTAGCCCAGATCAAACAGGAGCTATGTTACGCAGCCCTGATTTAGTTAAATTAAAACCTAAATATACTGACGAATTTGAAGTTGTGGGATTTACTGATGGAAAACGGGGAAAAGATAAAGGTGCTATTATCTGGATTGCCCAAACTAAATCTGGAGTAACATTTCACGTAACACCCAAAGATATGGATTATCAAGAAAGATATGCTTTATTTAAAGATAGCCAAAAGCATTTTAATAAAAAATATGCACATCGCATGTTAACTGTAGAATATGAAAGTTTATCTAACACAGGCGTTCCTTTACGAGCTAAAGCGTTAACATTTCGTGATTATGAATAAAAATATAATTCATAATAATTATTTAATTTTGTTTAATTTTTTTTATTTATAATTTATGAATTATTTTTATTTTTTTATATTCAATAGTATATATCTTAGTGTGTATTATAACAGTATGATGAGTAGTGATCGTCTTTTTAGTGAACGAACTGCGGATTGGGTTAGTGCTTTAACACTTGCTACGGTTGTAGTAATTCTATTTAAAGTTATGAATTGGACCCCATCTCTAAAGAAGGATGGATTTTTGCCCGGATCATCACTAGCTAATTTAGCGCAAGAACGATCAGATGGTTATGCATCATCGTATTATGTCACGAGAAATCCCAGACATAATGTAGCTGAAGGTATGTTACCATATGAACCTCCAGTACTTTGGAATCCGGGTGATTATGCGGCAGTTCGATCTGCTGTTTATAGTTCTGATGATGCTTTAAGTGCTGCAGTTGGAATGCCCCCTCCTCCTCCTCCTCCTAAAGTCAAAAAACCAGAACAAAGTGAAGAGTCTGAAAAGGAGGAAAAAGAAGGTATGTATGGAGCGCGTAGGCCGAGTTATGTAGAAGGAATGGCACAAAGTCGATTTTCTGATTCAGCATTAATGGCTAATGCTTATTAAATATTTTAAGCTTTAAAAAATAAATTTAATTTTTTTTATAGTTCTTTTAAAGATTCTTATTAAAATATAATATAGTTATAATGGATAACACTACTAAATATCCGACTGATGATCAGCAATTAGATAGTAAGTTAGATGCACATACAGTATCCAACTCATCTAAAATTATTACTTATTTGCTTTATGCAGTAATTATTATTGGTTCTATGTACTTACTTTACTATTTATACAATCATTGGAATAAAACTAAACAGATGTCATCGGAGTCATTTGTTAAAGGTAATACACAAGAACGAGATGATACCATAGCTGATTTTAATTTACATGAAACAATTAAAGATTTAGAAAATGCGCAACAAAATATTTTAAAAAATTTATCTGAAGAAGTTAATATATAACACTTCGATTTAATTCAAATTAAATTTTGATTTTAATAATCATAATACAGATAGATCAAATATGAACAACCAAAATGGCTCCATTCAAAAACGAACACATACTCAAATTGATATGCGGACGCATATTAAATCTCGCAGTATGTGGGCCGGTAGCAAAAATACACAAAGCAAAGAAACTTATATACTCAATTCTCTAGATGACCAAAATGACCAAAATGAGCAAAATGACCAAAATGAACAAAATAAGCAAAATGGGCAAAATGACGATTTCTTATATAAACCATCTAATAATATATCAAATTGGAGATTTGAATCACAAATATTACGTTATCCGCCTGCATTATTAAAAATTATAGATGAAATTGTTGTTAATGCGATCGATCATTATGTTTTGTATCCAAATCAAGTAACTTTAATTAAAATTAAATTAGATCAAAATGGTCAAATTAGTGTTTTTAATAATGGCCCAGGTATACCATTAAAAAAGATCAAAAATTTACAAGGAAAATTAATGTATACACCACAATTAATATTTTCAGAATATCTGGCCGGTAGTAATCTAGATGATAAAGAAATAAAAGAACGTATTGTCGGCGGTCAGAATGGGCTTGGTGCAAAAATCACAGCTGTATTTTCAACATATTTTAAAGTCGAAACAATTGATTTAGATCAAAAAATAGCTTATGAACAGGTATTTACAGATGGTTTGCAAGTAATTAACTCTCCGGTATTGCGTAAAATAAAAAATACACCATCAACAGAATTTACACGCATAACATTTATACCTGATTATAAAGAATTTAAATTAGATATAAAGACATTTTATCCTATTCTTTATAAATTAATTCAAGCACGAGCATGGTTTGCAGCGGCATATACTGGTATTAAAACATATTTTAATGATCAATTAATACCTATTCGATCCTTTTCTCAATTTTGCCAAATGTTTAGTGAGTATGAAATTATCACAAGTTCTATGAATAGACCTGATAAAAAATATCCTTGGGAAATATGTATTAGTACTACTGATGGTAAAGAAAAACAATTATCCATTGTTAATGGCGTCATAATTCAATCTGGAGGAACGCATATTAAACATATTCAAAATCAAATCGTTGAGCATCTACGCCCTAAAATTGAACCAAATCTTAAAAAAAGCAAAGTTAGATTTAATAAAAATCTTCTTCTTAATAATCTGTTCATTTTTATGAAAGGATCTATTCCAAATCCGGAATTTTTAAGTCAAACTAAAGATGCTATTAGCTCCCCAATTGAATTATTTCAGAATTATAAAATACCCGATGCTGACTGGGATCGAATATGGCAAAATGTAGAACCAGCAATTATGAGTAGTTTTTTAAAAAAACAATTAGGTACTATGAAATTACGTGTTGTTCGTGGTAAAGTTGATGTTCCTAAATATCGTGAAGCTAATTTTTGTCGAAATCAAAAAAAATGTCATGAATGCGGTTTAATTATCACAGAAGGAGATTCGGCATCTGGAACTGCCCATACTGGGCTTTTATCTAAAGCATCGGCTAATTTTAATTATGATTATTTTGGAGTTTATGGAATTCAAGGAGTTCCAATTAATGGACTTAAAGAAAGTCTTGAAATTAAAAAATCAACATTACAAGTTTCAAAATCACAACCTACAAAAAAATCTAGTGCTAAATCATCGACGACAAATAAAAATCAAATTCATATGCCAAATTCTATTATTCATTCAGATAATGTTAACTCTAAAAGAATACCTAATAAAAAATTATTATCAAATGAACGTATCGAGAGTTTAATAAAAGTTCTGGGCTTAGATTTTAATAAAACTTATGATTTTACCCCACAAGGAAACAAAGAATGGCAAACATTACGATATGGATTTATTGCAGGTCTTACTGATCAGGATCTAGATGGTTTTAATATATTCGGATTATTAATAACATTTTTCATGACATATTGGCCATGTTTAGCGAAACGAGGATTTATTCGACGTATATATACTCCTTTAATTCGTGCCTATCCCAAAAACCGATCCTTAACTGTAAAAGAATTTTATACTGAAGAAGAAGCCAATAAATGGGCTGCCGAGATAGGTGAACATATAGTTAAAACACAATATGAAATCAGATATTATAAAGGATTAGGGTCACATAAAGAAGCATATAAAGAAGTCAGTCAAATGTTTAAAAATATAGACAGAAAATTATGTACCTATATTCTAGATGAACATGCTATAAAAAATATGCATATTTATTATGGCCAAGATACTAAATTACGAAAAATTGCCTTATCGAGCCCAGTATCAATGAAACCATGCTTAAGTTTAAATCTACCAATTTCTCAACAATATGAAATTGATACTAAAATGTATCAACGAGATAATATTGTAAGAAAATTATTATCGGTTGTTGACGGATTTGTAGATAGTCGACGTAAAGTATTTTATACAGCTCGAAAAGTTGGGCGACGTGAAATTAAAGTCCAAGGGTTAGCTGGAGAAACAGTTGCTAAAGCTAATTACCATCATGGTGAGGTAAGTTTAGAGCAGACAATTGTTCGAATGGCACAAGCATATCCATGTGCTCGTAATCTTCCATTATTACAACCATTAGGAAATTTTGGTTCTCGTGATAAAGGATATAAAGATTATGCAGCGAGTAGGTATATTTATACTACGCTGAATTATCGACTTGCTGATAAATTATTTCGAAAAGAAGATGAGTATATTTTAGAATATGAATTAATTGATGGTCAGCGATATGAGCCAAAATATTATGTTCCTATTATCCCATATGTTTTATGTGAAAATAATGAATTACCTGCAACTGGATGGGCGATTTGTATACATGCTAGACATATTGATGCAATATTTAAAAATATTCGTGATATGATCTGTGGTAAAATTACTAAATGTCGCCCACTACCTATGTGGAATAAGGATTTTAAAGGAAGAATACAAACTGTTGGCAATCAAAGATATTTTGTTGGAGTTTATGAATATGATGAAGAACAGAATGCTATTCACATTACAGAATTACCACCAACCAAATTTTCCAATTCTTACTTAAAAGGCAATGATGAGGCACGTAAAAAATCTAATACCGAAAAAAAAGGCATACAAGCTAAAGAATGGGTTCATGATTTTACTGATAATACTATTTTAGATGGTGTTGATATTACTATTTATTTAAAAGATAATGCATATGATTATATTAGTGAACATTATGGTAATGAAAATTTTGATTGCTTTGAAGAATATTTTGAATTAAAAGAAGCAATTCATGATAGAATTAATTTAATTAATGAACATTACCAAGTTATTGAATATAAAAATTATGAGGATGTTTTTAATGATTGGTTTAAATTTAGAAAAGCACTTTATAAGATTCGCGTTGAACGAGAATTCTTACTTAACTCATTAATGATACAAATGCTGCAAAATATGCAGAGATTTTGTAGAGAGCATGATCAATATTCTATAACTAATAAAACGAGTGAAATACATGCTATTAATATTATGAAGAAACATCGATATCAAATTTTTAATAAGTCATTATTAGAAAATCCGAAATTTACTAATATAAATCAATTAAAACAATTAATAACATCAGCAGATCATGGTGCCAGTTATGATTATTTATTAAATATGAGCTATAAACAATTAACCAATGAAGCATATTTAAAAAGACAAGAAAAGATTAAGGAATTACAAGAAAGACAAAAATACTTAATAGCCGATTCCTCCGGGTCTAAAATATGGTTAAAAGAACTTGATGAATTGGAACATGCTATTAAAGAAGGTATTCGCACACATTGGTTTTATGGTGAAAATATATATAAATTTGATTAAGTCTCAAAAAGTTTTATATTTTTCTTTATATATAATGAAACCTACGTCCACAAAATTAACTATTCGAGATTTAACAAAAATTCCTTCTTGTTGCCGTAAATTAGAACAATGTCAATGCAAAAAAAATTGTAAATGCCCTCCACAATGTTTATGCGCATGTAAAAAATTTTCATAGAATATTTATATCTTAAGTTTTTATTTTTTGATATAATTCGCGATATAAAGTTTCTAAATCACCTAAGCATTTGTCACAAGCTTTAAGTAATAGTTTTGTAGCAGTTGGATGATTAATCTTGATCATAGCAATATCATTATCATATCTATCGATGGTCGGCGCGCAATATAAAATAGTAGGCTCTAATATATAACACTGTTGCGCCAACATATGAACTAATGTTATATATTCTCCATGAAACTTATAAGTATAAATATCATATTGAAACAATACTTCAAAATTTTCTGTATAATATGTTTTTTTATTTGACTTATCATATTCTATTAGAAAATCTTTAGCCAATTGAATTTTTTTTGACAGTACATTATATAATAATTGTACAACTGTAGCCGGTCGAATATTTGAAGATGTTGAAAATTTAAGTTTAAACATAGTTGGATCATGTTCTATAGAACACTGATCTAAAATATCATAACTCACATTATTTAGTAAGGTAAATTTGGCAGCATTATCTTGTGCAATACCTTCTTCAATAACTAAATTGGTTATTTTAATGTATTTAGTAGGGCGAAGACGTGCAATAATAATATTGGCATTTGGAATAATATTTTCACATGTTTGGAAAGATGATTTTTTTCCTCCAGATGTTAAATGTAAAATATCATTAGCTATTTTACTAAATGGTTTATCGCTAGTAATAATATGTTTAGCTTTAATATCAATAATTTCATCAGTATTATTATAGACGTATAATGCAATTGTTTTATAAGAATAATTTGTTAATTCTTGTGAAATAGGAATAAGATGAATATTTTTAATTACAATATCACTTAAAATGAATGGATCATCAGTTTGAACATCATCCGCAGTACAGGTTAAACATTTTGTAGGCAGTTCTTCTATTAAAACTCGACGAATTGCGTTAGCAAATCCAGCATAAGAATGTTTTAATGTAAATGAAACTTCATACCAGGGTACAGTCGGTAAAAGATCTAAATTACAGATATGATATTTATCCATTAATTGAATAAATTTATCAATTTGTTGATTAGCGCATTGACGTTTGTCGCATTTAATATCTACAATTTTTAACATGAATGTTTATATATTATTAATAATTCAAAATTTAATAAATGATATTTTTACTTTTTGGACATTTATTTTGGATATTTTACTGTTTGGATATTTTACTTTGTATATTTTATTTTGTATATTTTACTTTTTGGATACTTTACTTTGTATATTTTATTTTGTATATTTTACTGTTTGGATATTTTATTTTGTATATTTTACTTTTTGGATATTTTATTTTGTATATTTTACTTTTTGGATATTTTATTTTGTATATTTTACTTTTTGGATATTTTATATTTAATTATATATATAAAATGGTAGTTCATGTTGCCGATTTAATTTTTAATGATACACCTTCACGTTATAATCATGATTTAACTGAATTTATTAAACGAAATATAAAAACAATTATTATGAGAGCTCAACTTAAGTTTAGATTTAAAATCGCTCGACCTTCTGATCTTAAATCTTTAAGAACAAAAGGTATTAAAAGATTACCTGCTATGGTTATTCAAGGGCAGCGTTTTATTGGTGTGCCAACTATTGTAGAGGAATTAAGTCAGCGTGTAAAAAAAAGTAAGAAATTAGCTCCCGTAAAAACAAATGATGAAATAGTCAATGATTATTTTCGAAAAGCACTCGAAATTAACCAGGATAAAGATGGACACATAACAGTTCCTCAAGATAATGATTTTGACGATAATAGTGACAATCTAATGGATCAATTCCAAAAAGAATTGTCACGACGCCAAGCTGTTAATGCAGAAAGAAATCCTTTCTCAAATACACGACAAGTACCTTCTCAACCTGATCGTCAAGCTGAACAAGACAATGATTATGAACCGCCTCAATACCAATCTAGAAATAATAATATAAATGAAGAAGCTGCACCAGCTGGTGATCCTCTAACAACATTAAATCGTTTACAACGAACATCAAAAGGTGCTAATAAAGACGACGATATGATGCGCCAATTATTAGAACGTATGGGATAAACATCATACACGATCCTTTGGAGAAAGATACGGCATATCTAAAATATGAAAGTAATCTTTTTCAGATTTTAAATTAGGTATAGGTTTGTCATTACCAATTTTAAATAATCCATGTTGATTTAATAAATATCCCTTTTTTTTAGCTTTACCTCTCATTATGATATTAAAATCTTTAGATCCGGTAGAATATAATAACATTGGAATTTTATGCTGTGGCAAAACTCGAAAAACATCCATCTTATATATAGTAGGTTGGGCTTTATGCAATAAAGATTGCACATCTATTAATAATGATATTTTATCTGGTCCTAAATTATATGGATATACTTTATTATTAAACAAATGTTTTAATTTTTTTATAAATATTTCTAATATATTTTCTTTTTTACTAATAAGCATGACATCTATATCTTTACTAATTTTTGTTTGTCGTCGATAACTTCCAACAAATTGGATTTTCATGTCGGGTGCTTCTAATTGCATAATTTTTTTTTCGATCTGTTTAATATCTTCATGTGGAATACTTCGAATCGGTTTTAATGACATAAATAATTGTGTTTCTTCAGGTAATTTTTTTAACCATTTTTTCATATGTAACTGATTTATATGTTTTAATCCTTCATCAATTAACTGCTGAGCTTTAACTTCACCAATACCCATAAAATTAATTAATTGATTTAATAATTTATTTGTATTTTGTGATGATGATTTACGACTAGATGAACGACTCGATGAACGACTAGATGGCCGACTAGATGACCGACTAGATGAACGATTATGCTTCGTGTCAATTTTACGTGTTTTTAATGCGTTTAATGCCACTCCGGTCATATAATTTGTTAATCCTAAATCAATAATTTTTTGTGGTGTTACTTTTTCTTTTTTTGAATATTTTAAATTAATTAAATTAGCAACTCGATTATAATTTCTAGCTCGAAATTGGCGTGTTTTATCTGTTTTATCTTGTAAAATTATATCGGCATGATTACGAAATAAAGTTTCAAGTTCTTCAAAATCCATAGCTATATTAAAAAATATAAAATATATAAAAGTATTTGTTATTCAAATATAACTTATTTAATTGATTTTTTGGGTTTAGTTGTTCGGTTGGTCATCTTATTAGATGATTTAGTTAGATCATCTGATTTACTATTTAATTTATTACTGGGTTTGCTATCAGATTGATATTTAGCTCCGATATTAGTTTTCCCCGATTTAATATTTGATCTATTATCTAAATTAGATTCTGTATTAATTTCTTCATCGGATGACTCATTAATCGAATTAATTTCATCATCTGATAATTCAGGTGATTCATCAGACATTAAAACTTCTTCATCAGACTCATCATCATCTAATACTTCTTGATTAATTTTCTTATTTTTATTAGTCTTAACAGGCTTATTCATAACCTTTTTGGTTTTGACTGTTTTTTCGTCATCTGATGAAAAATCCTCGACATGTTTTTCTTCAGGTTCTTCAATAACATCATCTTCAACAAAAGATTTTAGTCCAATATTAGCAAATTCATCATGATCTTGTTCAGTTAAAGTATCAGATGGATTATGCTTACTTAAATATGGCCAGACATGTAGATTAGTAATTGACTTCAACAGTGAAATACCAGATTTAGATAAACAAATCTGAGAAAATCTAATTGTTCCACCTACTAAAGACCTACTTGTTATGAATTGGTCAGCATTTGAAACAGTTAAATCATAATATTTACCATCATTTTTAACCATTGCAGGTACACATTTATAATTATTTTTTTTATTAGATTTACGGGCATCAAAAACAACATATTGATGTGTATTAGCATATTGATATCCTAATTTTTTAGTATCTTTAACTACAGGAATACTAATTCGATATAATACATAATCTAATTTAATCTTACCATCTTCTGTCATTAACTCTGAATTAGATTCACGTTCGGCTTGTGTTGCTTCCCGATAGGCTTGGCCAAATGGAAAAATAGTTTTATTTTTTCGGATGAATTCTTTGCCTTTATATGTATAAACTTGATTTTCGACCATCTTAACATATTCATCTGAAATAATTTCAAATGCTTGTATTAATTTATGATTTCTTTCTAATAATTCAGGTATTTTTTCCGGATCATATTCTGTATTGTCGAAATCTTCTTTAGACAATTTTCTAAACATAATTCGAACATCTGTAGCTGTTTCGACTGTTTGACCAGCTGTGATTTTTGCGCCAGATGCCAATATTTGTAATACAATTTTTAAATGTAAACTTGTTGGAGGACCTTTTAATCGTTTACAAGTAAATGGAACATAATAAGTAGGAAAATCAGTATTGCGATTAGATTTAGTTTTTGATGGTTCTAAAGTAAATAAACATTCATTTGGGTATTGTTTTTTAAGTTCAATAATTTCTTCTGGAGTTATAAATGATGTTGCCATTTTGTAATATGTCTGTATTTAAAAATTCAATTTTCAATAAATTCGATCAAAATCAGTTTTAGTCATTAAATGCATTCGACAACATCGATTTTTTATTTCAAGTGCATCAAAAATAGGTTCTAATGTTGGTGTAATATTGGCATTAAAATTAATTTTATCAGGATGGTATTGTGCATATGATGTATTATTAAATATATGTTCTTTAAATAAGGCATCTTTAGCCTTATCTACAAATTCCATATATAATCCAATACAAAACCCACACTCAGGACATCTAATAAATGATGACATTTATACATAAAAGTAAATTCAATATTTAAAAAAAAATATAAATACATTTAATAAATTGTTTATAAAATTTAATAAATTGTTTATAAAATTTAATAAATTGTTTATAAAATTTAATAAATCGTTTATAAAACTTATGAGGTGATATATTATGATTGATTACCTTTCAGTTTGTTAAGTGCTTGAGTTAATAACTGTATTTTTTCTTGGGTACGGTTTCGATATTTATTAGATAATTGCATAAATGGTAGTTTAAGTTTTTGATCAAGTTTAATTAAATAATATTCATCAGCAATATGATCTAGACTACCGAGTAAATGTATTCCTGGAACATAACAAAGACCATCTGAACGAGCAATAAGATATGCAGTTGAGAAATAAAATCCAATATTCGACATAGCAATTTGATCTTTATCACCTACAATATATGGCATATCAAGTGTGCATTGTTGTTTATATAATCGATTCGCCTCATCTTTATCTAAGCAACCTTTTGATGATTCATGAAGAATAGCTGAAAATACTCGTAATTCCGACTCAGCTAGTGCTAATTTCCCAAGTCGGAATGTTGCTGTACGATAGTTACCAAATTGTCCACTATTAGATAATCGATGGTATGATTGGCGTAGATGTTTAATGATATCGACTTTAGAGGCAGAACTAGAAATCATATCAATTTCCGATTTAATCATAGGATATACATTAGAGAACATTATCGTGGCTTTATGCATGTAATTTTTATATTGTTCAATGGGATCAGGGTGATAAGAATAATAATCGATTGCTGGTGATGATGCTCGAGGTTTCCATGCATTATATACATCAGCTGTGATATATATATTTTCTGATGATGCTCGATAGGGTTGTAAAATAATAGCTAAGGATGCCAATGTATCATAACTTAACTGTGAGAGAACTAGTGTATATAAATTCTGATATTCAGATCCTCCAGACTGTTCTTGATCAGGCATAGTTGTGTTTTCATCTGGAGGTGAAAGAAAATCACATAAACTGACTAATACTTCAGCTGCTGGATTTCGTTCTTTCATAACCGCTGGGTTTGTATGTAATGCTAAAATAGCTTCAAAGAGTTCTTTTTTAGTATTTTGAAATTCGGCACCTCCTTTAACCTTTTTAGATTTTGACGATTTTTGTACATTTGAAAAGGTAGAGTTTTCAGTATCCATTGGAACAAATTCTTTACTAATAATATAAACTGCTATGTTATTGCGATCATCGCGATGTTGAAAATCTTTATCTTTTGTAATTTCAGCCCCATTAGTTAATGTAATTTTTGTATCACTTACACTTGCAATAGGAAGTTTCTTTCTTAATAATGTGGGAATATCCGATTTTTTATCTTCGAAATCATCTAGTGTTTCCAGATAGTCTAATAAAACCATAGAACGAAGAATATTAGCGGCTTCTTCAGGCTGCGATTCAACCAACTGGTTAATTTTACCGAATAATGCCTTATCTGGCCGAAGAAATGTAATTCCCGGACTATTTCGCCGAGGAACTAACATTTTTCCAAGACATAAATGTCGAATTAAATTATACAAATTTGTATCAGTCTGTTCTAAATAATTCATAATACTACAATGTTTTTTTACTCTACTCATTTTTTAATCAATATATTAACTTATATAAATTATATGAATAAAAATATTAATTTAAAATATTTCGATAAAAATATTTATATATGAAATGAATAAAATTGTTCATGTCAAATTATATTCTACTAAAGTTCCCAGTTATATAAATATTTATTATTCAAATGATTTTCCATATATAAATCTATACATATGTGATAATGAATTACATCAACATCTTTATCGATTAACAAATGATTATATATCACTTATTAAAGACCGATTTATTATTAATTTTGATGCTGCTGAATATGATATTCCTGATGATATTATACAATTATTTGTTAATATATCATATAAACAAAATCAAATCATATTATATGAAAATCCCATGATTATTTATGAATCCTTAATGGATCAAAATAATCAAAATAATCAAAATAATCCAAATAATTTAAATAATCAAAATAATCAAAATAATCAAAATAATCAAAATAATTATAAAATGGAACAATATCGAATTAATAATTTTATTCGTATTTTACTTGATTTATGTAAGCAATTAAAATATTTTATGAAATATCCAGATAATATTGATTATGTGGCGATTGATAATATTATCACTCAAATATCATTGATATTCCAATTTTTAGATTTTCTGCCTATTATTCAAATCACCAATAAACTAATTGAACAAATATCGCAGATGATTAATTCAGATTCAAATAATTTTACGACTCTTTATCATAAAATCAATTATCTTATTTATTTATTTGAATATTTTTCACATCAAAAATTAATATATACAGATCAAGACGACTCAGAATCAGAACCTCGCCCATTATTTAAGCCAAATCCGTATATTATACCAGAAGTTATAGCTACAAATATCTCATTTGATTATCCCATAGATAATCTCAAACAAAGTGATGTTGTCACTCCTTTAAATCATATTGATATATTTTATAGACCAACCAAACAATTATCTGACGAAATGATTCAGATGATTGCTAATCAAATACATTATTATGTTAAACATAAGAATGTTAAATGCCCAGATTTTCAAACTAAAACAAAATCAGGGTATAGAAAATCAAAAAATTTTATTTATAATATAACAAAAAAATGGCTAAATCCTAACGAAATAAATAGATTTGTTGTTGAGTATCAAAAATTAAAAAATAATTAAATAAATCAATAGGTTTAATCTTTTTTTATTTTTTATAAATAAATTATATTATATATATATACTCTATCCTTTGCTACCAACATGGGTCAACCTTTTTCTCAGCCTCTCTCACAAAATGGACCCACATCTGCTGATCATAATGAACAATCTCAACCAGTTTTATCATCAGCTGAATTATATCCACATATTTCTTCAGCTATTCCAGTGTATAATAGCGTAAATCTTGCTAAATTATCTAATAAATTATCACAACAATTAAATGACTACTTTGTAAATAATCAAGTGCCTGATAGTGTAGATATGCCAAGCCAAGTTAAAGGTGGTGGTAGTAATAGTACCGTAGGCGGAATGGATTATTTACAAGAATATGGTAATTCTGTATATTCACAAGCTAAAGAGAAATTAATTCGTAATATTGCCGAAGAAGTATTTCGAGCTTTAAAACTTAAAGGATGTCAATCGGCTCAAACAGCTCCAATCGATGAAGTAGTTAAGCATCTTGTTAAAATTGTACCAAATCCTAAAAAAGGAGTATTATTTAATGAATCATTTAATAAAAGTTCTGCGAGGCAAAAGGAAGTTTGTGATGTACTTGCCAAAGCTATTAATAAAAACTATGGATATGCGCTTATTGATTTGCAAGGATCACCTGAGACTAAATGTCAACAAGTGGCTGAAGTAATGCATACTTTATTTATGGGTCTACATACTGAATTTATGACAGTAGCGGGAGATTTATTGCGAATCCTACGCAATATTCAATTACTACATGAATATGTTGAGGCATCATACAAAAAACAAATGGAATTAGTTAAGCAATGTGGAAATGATCAATTAAAAATGCAATCAGATGAAGTAGAAATGTTTTACAAACATCTTCAAGAAGAACTCAATCGACAGATGGCTATGATTAGTAACATGCTTAATGCTGTTATTGGCCCCACTCATAAATCTTTAGTAAGCTTACTTGAAGATAATAAACAATTTTCAGGAATGGTTCGAGATATTCAGGCCGATTTAGGTACAAGTGAATTTGGAAAGAAACTTGCTTATTTACTCTCTGGTATTAGTTCTACGGCACATGCGGCAGAAATGATTCAAAAGGCTCTCAAAAAATTAGGTATGTCAGCTAAAGATTTTAAAAATGCAAAGAATGCACATGAGCTTCGTCTTAAAATCTATCAACACATTCAAAATAAAAATCCTACCAGTCAGGAACTTGATAAAATGATGAAGGCTGCAGAAATTATTTATAAACATGATTATAATCATGATGAAGTCGCTAAATTAATTAAAGGTGGCTGTAATAATGTATCTGGTGGCAAAAGTCAAAACCCATCAAAACATAAAAAGCCATATCAAAAGTTGGAGCAACGTGCAACTGCAGCTAGTCGAACAAATAATTTAGAGGAAACTGAAGATAATGTAGATCAACAGCCTGATAATGATCAACAGTCTGATAATGATCAACAGCCTGATAATGATGGACAGTCTGATGATGAACATCAAGAATGGCCTGATCATAGTTCAGATGATAATAATCCAGAAAAAATTCAAGGTGGCGATGATGATGACTCTGATGAAGAAAAATTACCAACATACTGGCAAAAAAAATCTATTACTGCCAAAATTAAAGCTAAGAAGCGCTTCCGTGAAATGCTTCTTAAAGATTTTAAGAAACAACTTAAAGCACATTACCAAATTATGGTTGATTCAGCTAATAAAATTGCTCGTCATATTGGTACTAATATTCCCGCCACTGATGACTTAGATAAATTTGTCAGCGCCTTTAAAGATCTGCCAAGTATGAATAAGGATCATTTACATATTGCACTTTCTGGATATGCTAAAGATATCGTAAGTAAATCTGAACGTGATCGTTTTAGAAATCAATATCAGCTTGTATTAACCACACTCGAACCTCTACTTCGAGGGGCAAATAGCAAAGAATTTAAAGATTTGCAAACAGCCATTAAAGGAACTATTAAAGCTATTGATGACTTCAATGATAAAATGGTAAATGCTTTAACCGAAATTCATGTCGATCGTCCAGAGGAGCTTTCACGCGAAGTACGTTCTATGGTTGATAAATTTTATGGGAGCGGTAGTAATGATGATGACACTGATGAAAAATTATTCCGTGTTGGCAGTTTTGTGGAATTTGATAAAGTTAAAAACGAAATGGTATATCGTTATCAAATTGCTAATATTAAAAGTAATTTAGCTCGTGTAAGTGACGATATGAAATATTTTGGTCAAGAATATGAAAATGTTCTTGGTGAAGAAGCCGGTTGGTTAATCTCTGAAATCAAAAAGGAATACAATCAATTGATTGAATTAGCGACAAATTCTGAATTTAAAGCGCCACAAAATCCGGCGAATGATACATTTGATGAAGAGGTCAAGCGGGTTTATGATGCAATTGAAGCGATTACACAAGTAAAGGCTGGGGCTGCCAATAGTTATCATCCGGAACGAGTAGAAGTAGCAGATCGAAAGAAATATGCTAAAAAAGCCTTAGCTAATTTATGGAGACGTCAACGTGACGCGAAAATTCGACTCGTTGAAGCCGCACAGGCTATCGATTTATATTTAAAGAGTTTTGCAAATGGTATAGCGAAACATCCAGATTCTATTAAATCTATTGTTCGTATGCTCGAACAAGTTGAGATTGTAGCAAATTGGTTTAATGAACGATCTGGTGACAATCTAGCCGCACTATTTGAAGAATTTCCATCGGGATATGCTGATCTTGAACCACAACAATCAGCAGCGATTGGAGATACAGCCGATTCTATAGTAAATGTTAAAGGCGAATTAAAACATCTTCCTAATAAAGATGATCAACAAAATGAACATTATTATGCCTGGGTTGAAAAACAAAATCATGATGCTGCCCATCGATATCCTGGTAATCCATCATTAGGATTACAAATGGATAATACTAATTCACCAGAACACATCAAGAATTTATTAAAATTAGGCGAAAAAACTGTTAAAAGTATGCGCGCTCTTGAAAATATTCTTTCAACATTCAAATCAATCGGTGATAAATTTGGCGACCTATCGCCACAAGATAAAACTTTTATGACACCTGGTCAAATTTTCCAAGCTTTATGTGATTATGTTGTTTGTTCAGCATTTACTAATTCATTTGCTCCTGGACACCAACAAGAAAATCAATTACGAGCTATTCATCATGGCGGAGTTGAAGCTAAACAGGTACAAGACCCAACAGTAGGTAATGTTGATATTCCACAATACCAGCAACAGCAATATCGTGCCGAGCATAATGCTGCAGTTGGCGCAGATTACTTACCATACACATATGAACTTTCAGATCAACAGATTCTCAATGCTGCTGTTAGTCCAAATGCAGTAGATACACAAGCACATCCACAGTATAGAGCTTATGGATTATTATCTGGAGTTAGAAATTCTCAACCTGGTGCACCTGTCAGTAATGAGGAAAAATTCTATAAGAAAACATCAGTGGCTATGTCGGGCTTGCCTAATACAAGTACGACTCTGGCGACTAAATGGCAATATCATGATCCTCAAAATAGAAAAGTACGTACAGATCTATTTGGCTGGTGGGATAATATGTATGATACAGATTTATTGTTCCAAATGACAATTAAAGCAATTGTTAGCAAAGTATTCTGTGTTGTAGATGCTTATCGTTTGTTTAATCGTCCGACAGTAGACCGTTGGACTCATGACTCATTAAATCCTCTACGCATGATTCTCGGTGGCGCACATAATACAACATATGTTAAAATCATTCCAGAAGCATTAGAATTATATCTGCGTCTACCTCTTCTAGCCGAATGGTATCGTGAAATGTTTGGATTTAAAGCTCGAGATAAAGATTATGCAGATCGTAATCGCGATGAATGGGTTCTATCTGTTGTACCTTCTATTGATGGTACATGGTCTGAATTTATTAAACTTATATTTGACACAGCTAGCTATGTTGAAAAGGGAAATTATGCTGAATCTCAAGTTCAGCGCATGCTTACAATTATGAACAATATTTATCGAACATATAAAAGTCGATATCCAAATGCTACAGTTCGCAATATTATTAATTCATTTGTGCTTGAAATGAATCGAGTATTTGGTTTCGTCATGCGCAAAGATATTCATAAATATCTAGAAGAGCGTCGCCGTTATCTAAATGAACCACCTGATCTAGATGCTGATAATGAAACGAATTATCTAAATTATGATATTTTGGACTCTGAGGATCAGTTTGGTCGGAATCCAGCGCCATCTGACCGTTTTGTTAAAGTTAGTGATGCTAAACGAACTTATAAAACTAGACCCATGACCATGTTACTAGATAAAATTGAAGATCTTCGTAAAAAGATTGATGCCGATTTTCGACGCCACACAAATCCCTATGATAATCAAGCCCTACCAGTTAACTTTATTGAGACACTGCGCAATTATAAAAAAGAGTTACAAGTATCTCAAGATGATAAAGCCCAATATGAAGTCGTACTTCAAATGATCCAAGGAGTCAATAAAACAGTTTCAGCATCGGCGGATATTCATATTATGATGCATGAATCAGTTGCTGCCCCTCTTGCCGTGCTTTATAATATTCAACAAGTATTACAACGCTTTAATTCACTTCTTCACGGCACATCTATTGACAATCTCCTAGATTGGAATAAAAAACGTGGCGAAGCGACTTATAATGGACAACCATTAGCACAACAGCTTAATTCAGCTAATGATTTATATCAAGCTGCAGAAGCTTATTTTAAGGTTAAATATCCAAAGGCAAAACATGCGGTACATGTCCAATTAGCTCAAGCCTTAATGGGCGATGAGCTTGATAGAACAGCAGATGACCATCCAGGTTATATGTTTAATGCGCACGTACATCAAGTTCCTCCAAATGCTTCCTTCGCAACAGATGAAAATCGTGCTCCAAACTACCGAACAATCGTGCGTGATCAACTGTTAGCTGTACTTGAATTATGTGCCAATCAAAATAAATTGGTTCGATATAACATTGGAACAACGGGTGCGATTAATATTGATTTCTCGAATTTGGCCGATCTTTGTATTGAATTATTAGCTCAAGTACGCAATAACTTAAATAAACTGCGCATTTATTTCACTGATGAGCTAAAAACTACTTTAGATCGCTTTGAAAATCATAAGTACCCAGGTAGTACAAACTGGCTTGAGGAACATCTTGTACAATGTTTGTTTAAGAATCGTGATGAAGTTGGTCTTGATCCAGCAGTCTCACATTTGATGGAAACACTTAAGCATGCTAGTGAGGCCGTTACTGCTAACAAACTCTACGAAGGTCAACCAGCCAACTATACATTTGAACAAGAATTTGCTGATATGATTTATTGGCGCCAGGATGGTGGATTACCAAATATATATACAACAGCTAATCTTAAACAGTTTCCATTTAACGTTGCACCATTGACTGTAAATCCCGAAAATCAAACAGCTGATCAAAAAACTGCTCTTGGTCAACTAATGACGAATGCAGACTTGAATGACGCGGCAAATGGGAATATTGTTGCAATTCCAGTAGTCGGATTTGTTTCTGTTGATCAAATGAACACATGGAAACTTAATAACCCACGCTACACATCCCTATTTTTCCGATTCAATGATTTAGTACATCATTATCTTAATGATCATCTTGATGATGGAACTTTGAAGTTTTACATTCCCTTAGTTGAATCATTTATTAATGGTGCTGCTTCACGTGAAGTTGTACAAGAGAAAGCCTTTCCGAATGTTCTTAATCGAAGAGAAGCACGAGCTACTCAACCAAGAACTGCTCTAGTATACGGACAACGACCACTTGATTCGGCTGATGATGCTCCAATTACAAATCTTCGTCCACCGGAAAACACTGTATTATATCATTCATCAGCTGTTGTAATGCGAGCATATGTAAATGCTATTGATATGCGATTAAAGAAAAAACGGCATGCGTATGAAAGCTTAGCTGAAGTTCCTGAATATATGAAAGAACGCATGCGAGCTAGTCTTCCGTACTATAGTAAAATGTTTGCAGAAGTATATGAAAGAGCTGAGTTTTTACGAAAACTACTAAGTCATACAAATCTTAAAAATGTCGTAACACGACAGAATGCCGCAGGTGGGGTTGCCCAACGTGCTAATGTACTTATGGGCCAATTGGAAGATGGCGCTTTGAATTCATCAGATAATGTAACTTATATGACTGGACTATTAAATCGCATTTCAGAAATGGCTCTAAGTATTAAAAGATGTGCCGATAATGTCTATAAAGAATTGCAAGACACAGCTCCTTATTTCATGGAAATGTATCGAGGATTTATTAATGATTATAAACAACGTGTTGGTGAATTGCCACTAATGCCAGCATCACATGCACTATTGCCTATGGCCGCTTTCACTTCGCCTAATCGATGGGATACTACTGATGTTGGACAGCTATTATTACCAACTAAAGCTAATGGATCAGATGTTTATAAATATAATTATGCGGCGCGTTTATTATTAGCAAGATCTGATGTCGAACCACAGCTTGATCATATGCCAGGTGCCAAAGCAATTTATAATAAATATGCTGCTGTTTCTGCTAAACACAGTCAAGTAAGCGCATCAGATTATTCTCAAACTGTTAAATCGGTTATCAAACTTGGACGATTCCTAAATGATGGTGCATCATATGGGCGATTATATACCAAACAGGCTGGTAATAAAAATAATGCAATAAATCAGGACTTTAATTATGCATCACTATTCCAAAACGCAGGTTTACTAACCATATATCTGGAACATTTGCGAGGTCAGCGAGCAGCTCATCAAGCTGAAGTTGATGCTATTTATAATCAGTTGGTACCTTCAAGAAGACTAACAGCTGAAGAATTCTTTAGTCAACCAGACGACAATCAACTAGATGTAATTAAGAAAATGGCACCTTATATTTTCCAATACGAAGGTAAGGATCGACGTCTTTATTATGTCTTGCAAAATACGGAAAATCCGAATATGCAGACAAATAAAGAAGATCTAGCTAAAGTTATTGCTGAAGTTGCAAGTCTTAAAAATGATGATCGTGAGAAAATGCGCGTATACAATATCCTAGATATGAATATTGTGCCGCTTAATGTTCATGCATTTTTACGTGAAGTCCCATTTGTTAATCTCCTAAACTATTCATATACATTTGATCGTATGGTCCATGATTTTATTATGCCAAGCTATCTTAAGGATTTGGCTTATCGGACTCAACTAACTGAAGATACTTTAATGATTAAGCCTAATTCAGATGTTAATAGTACACGTGAGCTTATGGTCAAATTACTTGTTCATCCATATGCTGAACTTAATGCTAGCGGAAATGTTGGCAAAGAATATTATGCTTTGCTGGCCTCATTGTTCACGGGTAATACAAATATGCGATTAGGGCGACCTCGTTATCTTAGCGATCAGTTATGGCATAAAGTCTTATTAACTAGTTCGGCCCAAATTGTAGCAGGCCAACGAAATTATTTAGGCATGAGTGTTTTCCCTTCAGGTCGCCCACGCCAAAATGGTCAAGCCTCTGATCCAGGAGTTATGCCATTCGAAGCTGGTCCTTCTGCATATGAAGCTGTACGTGCAGTTGTCAGATATGGAGTACCACTGCGTAATCAAATACAAGCAAATCCAACAGACTTCAATCTAACTTCTAATCGATATAATGAATATCGTCAAATTACACTATCAAATGCTGATTATGATGGTACAGGTAACACAAATAATATTTATGATGCTGCACTACGTTTAGTTAACTCACAAGGATTAACTAATGATAATATTACTCATTTATATGCGGCTAATAACCAAACCAATCAACATCAAGCTGGAATATGGGAAGCTAAAACTCGAAATTATCCTGAATTATCTCGTTACAATCCATGGCAAGCAGATCGTCAATCTGGATTAGACGATCAGGTTAATGGTCTTCTACAAGTTAATAATGGTTCTATGCATAGGCTTCATCAGATTGGCGTATCAAATGTAGCTGATGAATTGAATGTTAATGTTCCAAGCGCTATTGCTGCTGCAGATCCAGGATATAATTTAGAACAGCGATTAGTTCGTGGTTTACAAGGTCATGTCCCTGTTCCAGCCCAAGCCCTTGAACCAGATTATAAACAAGGGCAGTTCCGTGTTGATAATACACGGCTTCATCTAACCGCAGATATTACAAATGCTAATCATCGTCGTCGATTATATGCTATTAAGAAAGCCCTAGATGCTTTGATTAATGATGAGACTATGCCGCATGACACCGACACAAACAACTTTGTAAAACAGTTAATTCTTTGGGGGCTAGCACAATTATTAAGAGATGGAGCTGCGGGTGATATTACAAATGATGTAATGGATTATCTAGATGCAGCTGATTTAGGATATATAAATATTCGAAACCTGGATTCTAATGCTGCACGCCAATTATCTAGAAAACAACGATACTTATTATTAATATATCATAGGTTAATATACTATGCTGCCAATGGGGTTAGAGCGGCGGTAGCTGCTCAGGATAATAGAACTGGTTATATGAGTTGGATAGTTTCAGATCGAAATAATGTGGGTAATTATGCCAGACGATCATTTTTAGAGATGTATTTAAATCATCATTTGACTAATTTATGGCGTGCAATGAGTCTAGATCATATTCCAGAACCAGTTAGTAATCAAGTTAGAAATATGGCCCTTATCTTGCCATCTGATCCAAATATGACAGAAGGCCTAAAATTCTGGGATGCAAAACAACAGTCTTGGCGTGTTCGTAATCAAGGCGGTGAAAATATGCATCCTAGCGATGTGTTATATTGTGCCGATCTTGGCTTAGTTCGATTTAATACAAAATTGGTGCGTAACTTAGCTTGGTTTGTACAATTACAACGAGTAATGCGTGTTGTAATTACTGGGCACTTAGCATGGCTATCGACTCCTGTCATCAAAGGATTAGCTATTGCCGATTCTAAAGTTACTGAATTTAATAGTAATGATCAATATACTATGGATGATTTTAATGAAGTAGCATATGATTTATTTTAAACTAATTGGATATTTCTTTATTATTATAATATTTTTTTTAATTAGTGTATATAGATGAAAAAAATTATTGCAAAAAAACGACAGGCCCCAGCTGATTATTATGTTGCAAAAAATTCACAAATGGAGGTTAAATATTCGGCTCAACCTAAAATGATATTACAACAACAACCTGCCTTGGCAAAGATACGGGCTATTTTTAATGATATAAATCATGCATTTTTTCAAAATCGAGAAGAGCCCACACAAGATTATTTTTATCTTTGTCTTGAGGATCTTAAACGACAACATTTAGACTATCTGGGAGAATTACCCCCAAGTATTACATATCGGGCTCCTTATAATCGACAAGGATTTTCATTTAAAATGGCTAAAAAATATCTACCATGTTATGATATTCATGGCCAACCAATACTTTGGCATTACTGTACTAACAAACCTGTATCAATGCTTTTACGAGTAATGCCTTATGATTTTATTTCAAAAACAACTAATAAACGATGTGTCGGGCTAACAATTAAAGTTAGTCAAGTTGATTTATTAAAGTATTGATTTGATAAAAATAATATTTTTTAATTATAAATATCTTAAATTTGAAAATCTTTTATATTATTATCTTATAATATAAAAACATATTTTATATATATGTATTCTTATGGCCGATAATCAGTTAAATCATATAGTTGAGCCCACTAATAGGACAAATAATAATAGGACAAATAATAATAGTACAAATAATAATAGTACAAATAATACTAATGACGATCAATCAGATGAATCTTTATTGCCATATAATCCATCGTTATTAGGTAATGGTCAGGGATTTGTAAATCTAGGAGCCACTTGTTATTTTAATAGTTTACTACAATGTTTATTAAGTTGTACATCTATATATGAAGTTTTAAAAAAAAATCAATATTGTGAGCATATTAAAACTAATAGTCTGGCGCAAGAATTGTTACATCTTTATCAGGCCGCGGAGAATAATGAAAATATTCACCAAAGATGTATTCCGATTTGGCGCATAATATACCAAATTGCCCGAAAACGTCAAGATAATTGTTTAATTAATATGGGTCAACAAGACGCTCATGAAGGATTAATGTTATTTCTAGATATTATGGATACAATTCCGGAAATTAAACGTTTATTTGAACACAGACATCGAATTAAAATATTATGCACACGATGTCAACAATGGGTCGTTAATAGATATGAAACAAATATGACATTTGAGGTTCAGCCAACTTTGACTACTGAACAACATAAAAATTTTAAATCAATTGACCAATATTATAATACAGCTATGCCATTAAATGAGTTTTTACGAAAACAAAATGGTTATGTTGATGAAAATTTTAAATGCCCAAATTCTAATTGTCAAGACCGTCAGCCAAAATTTAAAATAACATCTTTAGTGATGATACCCGAAATTTTACCTATATTATTAAAAAAATATCAACAAAAAATTATGACACCGTTTCCATCAACTTTAGAATTTATAGCCAGTAGTCAACGGCAGAAATATATATATAAATTAATTGCTCAATCAGAACATAGTGGTAATATGCATGGTGGGCATTATTGGGCTATTAGTCTTAGACGAGATGGATGGAAACAATTAAATGACATGTTAGTTACAGATGGACAACCAGGACCAACTATAAATAGTTATATTGTCTTCTATCATTATACACATACTGAAAATATCTAATTATATAGTTATACATTTTTCATCTAAAATATCACATGGTTCTTTAATATCATATCGCATTGTTTTTTTTGATATTATTTGATTATGATCATCATGCTGAATAATATCAACTAATAAAAATGTTTTATCATTGGATATGGTGATTTTATCAAGTGTAATTATTGATGTTTCGGTCGAGGGCAAAGATCGCTTATATTGTTTAATAATTAATTGTGTTAATCTAGCAGTGGACCATTTGTAATAAAATATAGCCCAAAACCACCATATTATGATTACAGATCCACCTAATAAAATCCCATATTTAATTTCTTGCATGTTCTATATATATGTGGTAAATTTAATTTTTTAATAATATCAAAATAAGAATATATAAGTCTGCTAAATGAACTCGATTACATGTATGTACATTGGCATAGCTATTATTTTAAGTTTATTTATTATTTTAATTGTTCAACATTGGCATTATAATCGAGGGTCTTCTCCATCAGATCATAAAATTATTGTGGAAACCCCCAAAGGACTAATTAAAATAGATCCCTATACCATTAGTAATAAGTTACAATCGATAAAAACACAATTGATTAATAATAAAAATGGTGTATCTGATAGCTGTAAAAAATTAACCGATTTACTCGATCAATCTATTACTAATCTACATCATTTCATCCGAGAAAATCCCAAAATGAATTCACGTGCTTTATGTCAATTCGAATTTAAAAATAATATAATTGAACAAACACTTTCTGAAAATAATCCAGACCCAATCATATGGGAAAATAATTACAAAACAATATTAGAATGGGAATCCGATGAACGTCATCGACAAAGTAATCAAGAAAAATTGGCATATTTAATAAAAAATATAGATATTGCTATTAAATTATTACGTAAAAATGTATGTCATTTTGGTCATATTAATCTTATACAATTATATCAAATATTAGCACATGCTATTGATCAAGTGTGTACAACAGGGCATCATTTTATCTTAGATAAACTTACTGATCCATTAACAGACTTACACCAAATTAAACGACCTAGGCCTCATTTCTCATCAGTATCATTTCAAAAAAATCAGTTTCATGTTGAACCATTTGTAACATCATATGAAACCCCAATAAGATGTCAATATCAACCATCCTATGGTTCATCGTTACTTGATGATAGTATAGAAGGAAAAGTTGAACAAGACATTCTTAAACAAAAAACACCAGGACATCTTATAAGTTTATTAGATGATAAAAGTGCACATTATACTACAAATGTAAATGCATGTTTAGGAAAAACTGTTTCAGATGATCAATTATGGTCACAATGTACAGTTCAAGATATGAAATTAAAAAAGGCATTACAAGGTGAAGCACAATACATGATATCAGATTTAGATCAATCTTATCATATATAATTTATTATTAAATTTATAATTATTTATTAATAACATATGGAGATTGAATCCATCTAGAAATATATACCATATGTTCTTCTCTTGGCCATAGGTCCCAATATAGATTAAAATGGTTGAGAAACCAGAGGCAAGAGAAGTATAACATAAAGAGATAATCTATATTGGGGCCTATGGTTTACTCTGGAAAATCTCGAACAGGATATTTAAGTTTCTAGATGGTTGATATTTTTTTTATATATTATAAAAATATAATTAATATAATTAATAATGCAACGATACCGATTATACAGATCATTATCTAAAATGGTGCGAAATTTATTAAATCGGCCAGTAGAAGTTGATGTTGATCAACAACAACTGGAAACAAAACAACCACCATCATTGCCTGATATTGTACAATCTAATATATCACAGTCACAGCCATCTAATGATCAGTTTAATAATCAAACTAATGATCAATCTGATAATCAATCTAATAATCAATTTAATAATCAATCTGATAATGTATTAAACCCTGAACCAATGGTTTCAAATTATTTTAGTTCTACAGAAAATAGTTTGGATCTACCTAATTTATCTATATCTCAAAATATGTTTCATACATCAAATGATATAAATGAATTATTTCATCATCCTAAATGGTGTTATACACCTGTGCAATGTATATTTCACCTTAATAGTATTGAGAATATGGTGTTAGCCGTAAATGTTTATGCTAAATATGCATTATATATACATGATCTATTGCGAACATATGATCGACATTTTACATACTATTTAAATAGTCAACAGATACATGAAATTAGTCAAAAACAATCAGCTTTACTTAATACAATGGAATTTTATAAAAATAAAAATCATTCTATTTTTAATGATTTACGTTCTATGTGTTATAAATTACAAAGTATAATGCCAGCTACATATTCAAGTATGTTTGCTATTTATAATATTCATTTTAAAAATCATAAATGTTATTCAATATGTTATGTTTCAGATAATTTATAAAGTACATAATATTTGGTATTCATTTAATTATCAATTATTATTTTATAATCGGTATTATATAAATATGTCCGTTATTCCATATCATGATCTTATTTTTCACCCAGATGAATATCAGCCATTAGGATCTGTTAAATCCGTAAAAAACTTATTAACTCCAATATCTATAAATGATTTACGAACTCAGTTTTTAAATCAAGATAACATTATTATGTTAATTAATAATTTATATAAAATATATTGCCAGAATGGGGGTCAACTTACTATGATAAATTTCGCACCAGTAATAAAAAAAGCTATCCATGAATTTAGTCAAATAACTGATTTTGATAATTATATGACCGTTGAGTCTCAAGCATTTGGATTTAATAATTATGTCGAAGCATTAAAAACACTTAATAATGATTTTATCAAATATGCTTATGATCATGTTTTAAAATGGAATAGATTTGTACCTACTCGATCGTGGGCCGAAGTTGGCCCAGTTGATGATCGCCGAGAAGTACGCTTTAATAAAATGCTGGCCGATGATAAAACCACATTGGATCTTTGGCGCACGCAAGAAGTCCAGCGTATGAATCGTCATTTTCGTTTTAATAATGCCATTCCTTTCTGGCAGAGAACAATGCATAATCGCCATTATGATCGAAGTAATGAAGGTCTACATGCTAATAATCCTGATCGTGCATCATTAAACACCCCAATGCGGCCAGATTATGATATGTCTAATATTCATCAACTTATCGATAAATGGACACAAGATGATTGGTTTGGTTTTTAAGCAATTACATTTTATGTTTAGGTATTAAATACTTATATTCTTTATAATAAACATATCGACTAAATCGCGCATATATATCAATATATAATAATAATTGATCACATAATTTAATATCGGAGGATTGATGTGTATCAGATATATAATCTAATGTGCGATTTTCATAATCTTTAACAACAATAGTTATTTGCAAAGCCGATGCTATATGCATTAAAAGTTGCCATTTAAATGTTATTGGATTTCGCAATCTATACTTTTGAAATAATTGATCTAATCCATTTTTTTTATTGGTTTTTTCTAATGCAACTAATGCGTTATCAGCAATAACATATTGTTGTTGATAAAATATTTTATATTCCATAATCATCATATTACATTTTTCGGCAATAATATCAGTTTCAATATCTTTAATTTTTTTTTCAATTTCTTTATATTCTTCTTGAAGCTGTTCTTTTAAAACTATATCTGTGACACCAACAATTCTATAGATAAGATCATTAAATTTTTGATTCAGTTTATTATATCTATCAATTATTGACATTTTGACATTATATGATATAATAATATTTTTCAACTTTAAAAATAAGATTTATTAAGTATAAATTTTGAAAATAAAATATATATAAATAGATAAGTAAATTATGGCATCTCAGCTACACAATCGAATTATTTCATATTCGCAGTTATCTAAAGAATTACCGACTCGAACGCATTTTCTCAATCCTGTTGAATACAAACAAATTAATGATCAACTTAATAATTCTGTCGGTGAAGCTGAATTTTTATTCTTACCAACATATCTTCAAGAAATTAATTTACAAGATATAAAATATAAACCTGCAGTATATAAAATTATTTTGATTGGAATTGCACTTGACGGTCGGAAAATAAATGTTATAATCGATAATATTCAACCATATTTTGAGGTAAAAATTCCATTACCATCCATAGATAATAAAATTATTATTAATACAGAATCAACAATCAAACAATATACAGTATCTGAATATATTCAAAATATACAAGATATTCTTAAAATGCATGATTCAACGACCCCAATTAAAACAACCCAAATCGAAGCAAAATCATTTAAATATTATCAAAAACAAAAAAATATATTTGTGAGATTTTACTATCAAAAAACTAAAAATCGCACTGAGGCCATTAAATTGATTCGACAACATGGATACGAAACAGCTCATGATGACTTAAATAGTTATTATCGAGTTGTATGTCGTGATTATTTGACAACATTTAGTTCATGGGCTGTTTTAACTAATTGGACATATAAATCAACTATGTCATGTTTAAAAGGGGAAACTCTTAGAGTGGATATTAACGATTATAATGCATATAAAGAACCATTAACCAATAATTTACTTAAAGATAAAACAATGTCGATGACATGGGATATCGAAACATGGTCTAAAAAAGGAAATCTGCCAAATCCAGATGATCCACAAGATTGTATATTTTGTATTGGTACTACATTTCAATGGGTACATGAAAAACAATCCTTTTTACGAATATGTTTAGTTGATTATCCTTGTGAGCCACACCCTGATTATTTAACTATAGTTTGTGGAAATGAAATTAATATTATTAAAGCATTTGGTGATATTATTGCTAAATTACGACCAGAATTTATTATGGGGTTTAATGATTCCAGTTATGATTGGCCCTGGTTGATTAACCGAGCTGTTCAAACTAAAGACACATTATCATATTTAGCTAAACAGCTTGATTCTAATATACCTTGGCGAAATTATATAGATGCCAATGTATATAAATTTAATTATAAAACAGAACATATTAAAGTCGAAGCTGATACCTATATAGATGGCCATTCATTAATGATGGCTGGTTATATTCCTTTAGATGTTCGCACAATATTTAGAAAATTATATCCAACAGCAGAGGCATCAAGCTTAAAATGGTTTTTGGAAAAGAACAAATTAGGCGGTAAAGAAGATATGCCTTATAAATTAATGTTTCAAATTTATAAAGATTTTCGAAATATATATGAAAATCCTTGTGTACAATTTAATATAAATCAAAATATCCCAGACCCATCTGGATCATCATCGACTGAACAAACTACAAGTCAATCTATTGATTTAAGTTTGCCTAATTTTAGATTTGATTCAAATGTATCGTCGGATATTATTGAAAAATATCAAGAATTAAAGAAACAGTTGACTCTTATCAATAAGTATTGTGTTGTTGATGCACAACGATGCCATGAATTAATGCGAGTCAGATCTGTTATTATGGATCATAGAGAAGCAAGTAACACATCTTATTGTTCTGTATATGATGCATTTTATCGAGCTAATGGCATGAAAGTTCGTAATATTACAATTGCATACGGCCAATCTAAAAATTTGCCTTTTGGTATTCGTTTTTCAAATATTACAAATTCTTCATGGGAAGAAGGTAAATACCCAGGAGCGTATGTCTTTCCTCCTTTAAAGGGTCTTCGTATAACAAAATTAAGTATTCAAGAAAGAATTGCTAAAGCTAAATTAACAAAAGGTACAAAACGAGAAACTATGCAAGAATGGTTAAATACCACTGATGAAGAATTACAAAAATACTATCAAATTATTGATCAATATGGCCCTATAATTAAAGATGTAAATCAACTTACTCAAATTGAACAACAGTATGGTCATTTATCAACCAAATTTAAAGAATTTTTAACTGAAGAAATCGGTCGGCCTATGACTGGTCTAGATTTTAGTTCTCTATATCCATCATTAATTCGAACTTATAATTTTTCACCAGAATATTGTATTCTAGATAAGAAAGAAGCTAAACAATTATATTTCGAAACAAATCAAAGATTAACAAAGGTTAATTTTGAATTTAACGGACAGAGAAAAATAGCATATTTTATATGGCATAATAATGAAATAGAACCATATTTGAATAATAATGAAAAAAATCCAAATTTTCAGTTTGGTGTATATCCATATATTTTAAATAAATTATTTTATGATCGTAAGAAACTTAAAAGTCAAATGAATATATATGCCAAACAAATTAAGGAAATGGAAGTAAAAGGAGAAGAATACATTAAACAAAATATTACAATATACGATGATCTATGTTTTCAAATGAATTATCTTAATTCTAAACAATTAGCTTTAAAAGTATTTATGAATACATTCTATGGAGAATGCGGTAATAAATTATCTCCATTCTTTGTATTAGAAGTGGCTGGAGGAATTACTACATATGGACAAAAAAATATTAAAAAGGCACAACGTTTTGTCGAAGATCATAAGTGTCGTGTATATTATGGTGATTCCGTAGCTGGCGATACACCAATTTTGGTTCGACATCCTAATTGGTTTAATAATCAGCCTTTTTATATAGAAATTCAAAATCTTATTAATGCAACTGAATATCAACAAGTTAATTATACTAATAATATTGTTAAAGAAATAGCCAATCTTACAAATTGGCAAGTTTGGTCTGATAAAGAGTGGACACCTATTAAATCAATTATTAGGCATAAAATAGAAACACCTCTATATCGTGTAATATCTATAAATGGTATGATTGATGTTACTAAAGATCATTCATTATTGGATCAAAATGGTCAGCCAATTAAACCCAAAGATTTGATTCGATTTAAAAGTCAATTACTTTATTATAAACATCCTGAGGTAAATAATATTTATCCAGAAAATAGTCAAACTTGTCGATCAGCTTATATATATAATAAATATATAAATATTATTAAAACAAATTATATTACTCAGGTGACACCAATTAATAGAGATGGTCAACCTATTCAATCAACAACATTAAATACTATTATCAATAGTATTCAAAATTATACTACACCTATATATGTCTATGATTTAGAAACAGAAAATCATCATTTTGCTGCCGGAATCGGCCATTTAGTTGTACATAATACGGATTCTCTATATATATCTATTCCAGAATGTCATTTTGCTAATTATGATAAACTATTTTATCTAAATAAAATAAGCAAATTAGAATATTGGACTAAATTAGTTGAAATTACAATTGAAAAAATTAAAAAGATAAATGATGATATTAATCAAATGTTTTTCGAAGATAATAAAACTCACTTTTTAAAAATGGCTTATGAAGAAGTCTTATTTCCTGTGGTATTAGCCGCTAAGAAAAAATATTTTGGTCGCCCACATGAAGAAATAATAGATTTTAATTCAAATACATTATTTATTCGAGGATTTGAAGTAAAAAAGCGTGGTGTGTCTGGCCTTTTAAAACGCATTTTTAATGATATTATGTTACAATGTATGAGTATAGAGAATTTATATACCTTATTAGAATTAGTTATAATTAAGATTGACGAAATTTATTCTACTCAATGGAAATTAGATGATTTTATTCAAACAGATGTATATCGACCTAATAAACAAAATGTTAAAATTCATACTTTTGTGCAACGCATGAAAGAACGAGGTATTACAGTGCCAACAAATGAACGATTTGAATATGTTATTGTTAAACAGTATCCATATAAATATGATTATCGCGGTCGTAAAATTACATTAGGTATTGGCGATAAAATGGAGTTTATTGAGACTGTTAAACAACAAAACCTTGAAGTAGATTTAGATCATTATATGAAAGGATCAATTAATGGACAATTAGCTCGCCTTATTGTCTATCATGAAAAATTTCATTTAGAACCACGAAATGATACACTAGAAGAGTTAAAAATTACTGAAGATGCAATTTATAAAAGAGCATGTAATTATATTGATCAATATTGCCAACAATATTATTCAACTTATAATACATTTGGTAAAGTCTATAAGACTATATATAAAACAGCTAATTCATTAATGAAAAATTATTTACAACACACAGATCCATTTATATATCAATTAATGACAGCTAATATAACAGGAGATGATTTTACCAACTGGTTTATAAATTTTGTGGAAAAAAAAGCTAGTCAACAATGTAAAAATTATGGTAATCGCTACATTGAAAATATAATTACTGAAATCAAACAACAAGAAAAAAATAAAAATAAATCTGATATACAAAAATGTATATCACATAGATTAGAAACTCTTCAATGTAGTTATTATCATCCAAAATATATAAATTTATTAAAATTAAGAACACATATGGCACAAGAAATTATTACTGGATTAACACGTCAAATTAAAGAAAATACGCAAGCATTTATAAATATATATACTACATATAATAACAATTTAGAATCTTTGATAGAAATATTAAAACAACATATGAATTTATCTAATACTTTACTAAAAGCAACGAATCAAAATAAAGATTATACTATTGATGATTTTAATATTAATTTAAATAATAATGATATTCAAAAACAATTAAAAGAAAAAGCTGGGGTTTACTCAAAGCAGATAATTAGCAATCCTAAATTTATTACTATATTTAATAAATTCAAAATATTATATAAAGAGTTACTTGCAGCATTTATTATGATTAAACAAACTGAAAGTACAGTAGATTATTTAAAATTAAAACAATATCATGGGACAAATATTATTCAAACACCTGATACTAAAATTATTAATAATATCATAGAAATGGGGATACAAGAATTAATTAATAATGATCAATCTACTCAAATCTTCGAACAAATGAATACTTTATTTTAATAAAAAAAATTGAAAATTTTATTGCTAAGTGTTTATACCAATCAGCTCATCCGCTTTACTCTTTGATATCTTGCATAGAGATATTGAATTTCTAATTGATCATCGATAATTGTTGCCAATCACTGCAAATCAATTAGAACTTTGGACTCATGAGCAATACCCAAGAACATTCCATTAGCGTTAATGCTACCCTGAACACCATCAATCATGTGATTAATCAAATCCCTCAAGATCAGCGTCACAGCTTTTTGATGGGTACGCTGAAGGGATATCCCGAAAAATCGCTAATGGGGATGTTCACTCATCTCTTTGAACTGGAAGAGATCAGAAAAATGCTGGCTCAAAAGATCCTGCGTGACCATACTTCAAGCACCTATGATCAAGATCGTCAGGAAGAATTATCGAAATCTTCGGTAATTCAATCCAAAACCGAGATGAACAAGAACCAAGACAATGACCAGGAGTCTAAGATACCGATGCCTTTTTCTCCACAGCCTATTAATTGGGCTCAAGTTTCTGAACAAGCCAATGGTGAAAAGGCCCAAGTTTATCAGGAACAGAGGCGTCGGCGTCAACATGAAGAACATCAGGCTCTTTATGATACCATTATGAAAGCTTTACAGCAACATGAGCAGACCAAAAATGGCAACAATAGAGTGACTTCGGTCTCTTGGTTTTTCCGCGATGTTCTCAATGTTCCTCATGTTAGGCATCAATCCCAAGAACGCTTTCTAGATCATGGGTTGGATATCATCTGGAAAAAACGCAATGAAGAGATCCAGGCTCAGATTCCGATTGGATGGTACCACTCGGACAATTATCCAAATCTCTTCCGTCCTCGCAACTGTCCTTCCCTGATCTTTCAGTTGCGTCCGAATGGAGAATGGCATTTCTACACCAAGAAATCTTTGCACAACGTGTTCATCAATAATGCCATTATTGACCTATCGGATGCAATCAATTATGGCAAGCCTTGTGATGCCTATAATTACTACATCACGAATAAGGTGATGAAGGAATACTTCAAAAAGCGATACTACGATCTTGACTCTAGGCGAAATCCGGACATGGATCGACAGTATGTCGATCATTTTGATCAAGAGGATTTCCCTACCTTGTAGGCTACTGAAATAGTAGATCAGGAAGCCTCCAGTGATGACAATATGTTTAACGTGCTTACTCCTAACGAGTGAAACAAGCATAGCTACTATGCTAATTAAAGCGCGCCTAATGATTTGTTTTCATTTGTTTTGATTTGTTCTCATTTGTTTTCATTTGTTCTCATTTGTTTTGGTTTGTTTTCATTTGTTTTCATTTGATTTGTTTTCATTTGTTTTGATTTATTATTGTGGTGCTTAATTTAACCATCCTCCAGTAATGGCCCTCATTCATTCTATTTTTTTTTTAAAATTGAAAATCTTATATCTAAATGATAAACTATTTATTTTCTCCATCATCATGGAAAAGTTTAATATTAATTCAATTTATCATATTTTACACTATGCTTCAGATGAAAAAAAATCAATAATTTTGGATGCAATTATGTCCATCTATACATCAGTGGATGAGCTATATGAATTAATGCATAAACTAAATTTTACTCAGCAAGATCTATTAGATATTATTAAATCATTTATTTTAAAGAAATTAGAATCTACACCCCAATCTACATCTGCTGTTGATCCACCATCCCAATCTACATACCAATCAATGCCTCAATTAATACATCAATTTACATCTGCTATTGATTCACCATTAGAATTAATGCCTCAATCCATACCTCAATCTACATCTGCTATTGATCCACCATCCGAATCAATGCCCCAATCTACATCTGCTATTGATTCACCATTAGAACCTACATCTCAATCTACATCTGCTGTTGATCCACCATCAGAATCAATGCCTCAATTAATACATCAATCTACGCCTGTTGTTGATTCACCATCAGAATTAATGCCTCAATCTACATCTGCTATTGATCCACCATTAGAATCAATGCCTCAATCTACACCTCAAAATCAGGTTTATCCAGTTATTAAGTTTGATAACAAATCTTCAGATAAGAAGTTATTAGATTTGCCAGATAAAGAAAAACAATTATATGATAAACTAATATCTAAGAAATTAGATAACTCATTAGAAAAATCACATAAAATATCAAAACGATCAAGAAAATCTGATATACCTAATGATACTAATGATCCAGTATCAAATAAACGAAAAAAATCGGATTTTGATATAGAACAGAATTATATGGCTAATATTCCTCGATTAAATAATGCCATTAGATTAGCAATGAGTAATCATTATCGAAATAGAACAAATAGAATAATTACTTCAGTATCATGGTTTTTTAAATATATTCTTAATATTTCGCATATTAAATTACATCACTATGATTTATATGACCATCAAGGACTAGAGATTCAGTGGTATCCCCTAGATTTTGATACACCATCTCAATTTCAAAATACATGCGATAATTCTAATTCTTATTGGAATAGCCCGATTGATCCTGATGAGCAATATATGAAATCAGCTATTATTCCTGTTGGATGGTTGCAAAATACATATGAACCAAATATGTTTCGTCCAATGAATTGCCATATTTTGATCTTTTATTTACATGATAATGGACAATGGTCTTTTTATCAGGATGATACTTTATCTTCAGGCAAATATGAAAGAATTAATATACATAGACTTAGTAGTTTATATCAATTTGCATCTGCATATGATGCATATCGTTTTTATCGTAGTTATCGATATCATAAAAAATATAAATAATATAACATCAAAATAAATCTTATAACTTGATATTTATTTTTTATAATATAAATGAATGTTTTAAATTTGCCAGATTCTAATAGTACCGATTATCCTTTAGCTGTTAAAAATCAATTAGAATTACTTAATAAAAATTATACTGATGAAGAAAAAAAAATTTTCCGATTTAGCCAATATATACCTAAAGAATTTTTTATTAAAAATCCAAATCTACGTGGATTATTAATTGCACATGCCATGGGTCAAGGTAAAACAAAATTAGCAGTAGCCATTGCATATCATTTTAAACAAATGGATCCAACACGTCAGATTATTGTATTATTACCTAAAAGTCTTGAGGATAATTTTAAAAGCAGTATTCTGAATTATATTAAGCAAATTCATAATCAGTTAGAACAATCAGAACAGTCACATCCATCAGACGTAAATACAAAATTTGTTGCCGAAAACTTTAAATTTATTTCTTTAAATGCTAGTAATATGTTCAAACAAATATCTAATATTCATAAAAGCTCTAAAGAACTAAGATATGAGAATCAATTGGGCGAATTTATGAATGATGTAATTAAAAAAAACACATTAGAAAATTCATTATTAATTATTGATGAAGCGCATAATTTGTTTAATGCAATTACTAATGGTGCAAAAAATGCAATAGCTCTTTATGATATAATTATGAAAACTGAGAATTTAAAATTATTGTTTTTAACAGGCACTCCTATTATTAATGACCCATTTGAATTAGTACCATGTTTTAATATGTTACAAGGATATTTATCTATTGAAAATTCATCTGATAAAACAACTTTATTTTCAGAATCAAAAGAAGAATTTGAAGATTTCTTTGTTGATAAAAAACATAAAACTATCAAAAATAAAAATAAATTCGCTAATCGTATATATGGATTAACAAGTTATTATGGCGATATATATTTTGCCGATTCTAAAGATAAACACGGATTCCCTAAAAAATTAGAAACTATTATAGAAAAAGTTCCAATGAGTCTATTTCAATTTGCTAAATATACTTCGGCTCGAATTTATGAAATCGAAGAAAGTAAAAAAAGTTTTGTTACAAAACAAACTCGATTCTCAGCCAATAAAAATAGCAGTAGTACTTATCGAATTAAAACCAGACAAATTAGCAATTTTGCTATTCCCGAATATGCTTTAGGTCCTCCTAGTGGCTTAAAAGCCCGTACTAAATATATCGATAAAATTACTACTGATGATTTACAAAACCTCGAAAAATATTCACCTAAAATGCTAAAAATGATAAAAAATATTGAATCGCATTTTCCACAATTGGGTATTGTCTATAGCCAATTTGTAGCAGGTGAAGGTCTCAAAATTTTTGCACGTATTTTAGAAACTCGTGGATATATTAATCTGCAAAATGAATGGCCGTCTAGTTTAGAGGATTTTGATATAAAAGAAAAAAAGAGATATAAATTTGCTTTAATTACTGGAGAAATTTCTGTTGATGATAGAATTAAAATTATTGATAGGTTTAATTTACCAGAAAATAAAAATGGTGATTATTTAAATCTATTATTAATATCGAGTGCCGCAGCTGAAGGAATTGATTTAAAACGTGTTAGACATGTACATATTATGGAACCATTTTGGAATTATGCACGAATACGCCAAGTCGAGACACGTGCAATTAGATATGGTTCTCATATAGATTTACCAGATAAAGAACGTACGGTCCAAGTTTATATTTATTTAAGTGTTCATCCTAAAAATTATCCCAAAGAAAAAATAACTGAAAGTACAGTTGATATGGAATTATATGATAAATCTATTGATAATATGTATATCATTGATGCATTTTTATTAGTACTAGCTGAAACATCTATTGATTGTTTTTTACATTATAAAAATTTATCAGAACATTTAAAAAAACAAATTAAATGTCGATTATGTTCACCAAATCATAAAATTTTATTCCATCCTATATTACTTAAAGACATGTCATTACCAGATAATTGTCAACCCTACCAAGAAAAACAAGTTTCAGTTAAAAAAATTACTGTAAAAGATACAGATTTTTATTATACCAAAGATAATAAACATATTACTTTATATTCATATGATCCAAAATTACAAGGATATATAAAAACATCTCGATCACATCCATTATATAGTCAAGCTATAGAACAAATTTATAATAGAGATGTATAATCATATTAAATCTGTCCTTTCTGTACTAAAATAAATGCTAAATATAGTGGATTTTGTTCGAGTGTTTCCTTAGGAATAAAACTTTTTATAAAATGAAATCCTGCTGTTTCTAAAATCTGTTTAATTTTTGATGGCGTTCCACATAATAATTTATATTTATAAGTACCATCGGTTAAATAATCAATATATTCATACCAGATTTGCAAAAAATGTGCCGATATAAAGTTTGCACAATTATGAAATTTAAAAATAATGCGCCCCCCTGGTTGCATTTCTTGATAAACCATATCAACAGTTTGTTTATATGACTTTAATAGTGGGTGGATTTTTATTGTATAATCTTGATCAATATCTGCAATTGTAAATAACTCATATAATAATGAATTAAGATGCATATCATCCGTAAATGTATATGGAATTGGCATTTGATTTATATTTTTTAGATATATGGCGCGCCATATCAATGGTGCTTCCGGTGAAACATTATTTAATGCATACATAAGACGCCATTTTATATAATTGTTATTTTTAAATTTATTATATATTGGTGTAAAATCCGATTGATAATCATTTCCACCTATTGCTTTAGATTGTTTAAGTTTTAATGGAATTAAAAATAATGGTGTTTTATATAAAATTTTTTTTCCTAATTCCTGACTATAAAATGATTTGCTACTCATATTATATATTATTGATTTTATAGTTCAAGAAAAAAATATAATATAAGTGCGTGTTATAAATAATAAGTCTAATTTATACACAATAAGTGGTTTTAGCCATTTGTTGATCAATATATTCTGAATGTTGAACACGTGCATCATTTCCAGCATATGTAGAATGATAGTCGGGTCGGCGTAATCCAACAAATGGTACAACATCATTAGGATCGCTACGAATAGAAAGTGCGGATGCCCCACTATTACTAATTCCGATATCATGTGAAAATGTGTCATGGCTATCAAATACTTCAGGTTCCAATGCATTATATTTAATTACGCTATTATAATCATCATATCCTTGTAAATTAGCTAACTGATTATATTGCTCAGCTAATTGTCGATTTTTTACTCCAGATCCATAAGTTGATAATTGCTCGCTTTCATCATCAACATCGGATTTCTTTGTTACACTTGATGAATGACATTCACAATCTTTAGACAAAAGTCCAAATTGTGAATCTTTTGAACAAACCATAATTAAAACAACTAAAATAATAATAGCAACTCCTAGTACGATACTTGTCTCGTCCATTTAAATATATTATATATATAAAAATAAAAAAAATAATCACATAAAATCTGAATAAATTGATATATTGTTAGACATTGTTGTTTTTTCTTCATCATTATCTTTAATTTCAATTACTCTTACATATTTAGTATTACGAGATGGAATTATTTTTCCAGAATTATGATATTTTACTTTAGATAATATATTCGTAGGTAGTGATTTATCGCTAACTAATGGCCATGGTAAGTCATAGTATTTATTTTCGTCCGGAAGATATGATCCGGCAACAAAATCACCAATGTATTTGTCAATATTATTTGTACAAATACGTATAATTAATTTTCTAGCAGGGAACAAATGTGGGTTAGTTGTATTTAATAACAAATCCATAATATAATCATCAGTAAGTTTACCGAATTCAATTACATCATCCATATCCTCAAGTTTTGTACATTGGCTAAAATTTAAAATATTATCAGTTAACGTCAGAGCTCTAATAAACATCGAATTAATAATTGCAACATCTGGATGTAAATATTTATTATTATAAAGTATAAATCGGCGACATATTAATTCATATATGATAAATTTATCTTAATATCAAATGACCATATCCCATCAATTATTGCTGTGCGTTGTAATACATCTAAGATGTTAATATCCTTTGAAAATGATTGATCAACTCGAAGACTTTGCGCATCTCGAATTAAATAATCTAGTTTATCGATATCAACTTTGTGAATAACATTATTCACGATTTGTTCAAGTCCGACATAAAATGTACCTATTTCTTTAGGATAATAAGTATCAGTATTTATTTGTTTTGACGTTAATTTAGTTTTAGATAAATACTGTTTATATTTAATAGGATCGATAAAGAACTGAACTAACCGGATATCCTGTTCTGTTAAATTAACAGGTAGTTCATTTTTTTTCATAAGATCCTTTATCATATATTCAAATATAATCATACTACGAACTTCATGATGTCTTGTTATTAAATGTGTTTTTTTATATTGTAAGAAATGATCATATGAATGTGAATATATGCCATGTCCAAGATCGTGACATAATGCCGCTAATTCAAGCAATAATAGCTCTTTATTGGTTATTTTATTATATTTATTTTTAAATATTTTGCCAATATAATTTGCTAAATAAGCAACTCCAATAGAATGAGAATATCGAGTTTCAGTGGCGTATTTAAATTTAAAATGTAAAGTACCTAATTGATAAATAGAATTTAATCGTTTAAAGAAGTTATGAGAAATAATAACTTTAGATACTGGATGCAATGTAATTATTCCAAAGATTTTATCAAATAGACAATATTCATTTTCGGATATGGCTGTCATGTTAACTAGGTTTAGTTTATAATTAATATATAAATTCAATTTTTCAAATCTGATATATCCGATATATTTAAATTTTGAATATAAATACAATAATATATTATTATAATTATTTATCAATGAGTACATTAGATAAAAATGCACCACGTGGACCAACTTATTATTCAAAGGTTTTTGATTTATCTTTTTATATCCTGGGTAATGAAGAAAATCTAATTGATAGTAATATTAATATAACTAATAAAGAGATTATGAAAAATGATAAGCCTGTACCCGAAGGAATATATGATAGTCATATGGGCACAACCGACCATTCTTGGAATTGTGCAACATGTGGCTCACATAAAACGATTTGTCCAGGTCATTTTGGTTCTGTTGATTTAAAATATCCAGTCAAATCTCCTTTATTTCGTGATGAATTATTAAAATGGCTTAAAATAATTTGCTATTATTGTGGTAATATTGTTGTACCATTAAAGAAAAAATATGGATTAATCAATCAACTAAGTGAATTAGTAAAAAATGCTCGTATGGTTAAGAAATGTCCGACATGCAATCAGCCACATTTGCAAGTCATTAAAGATAAGAAAAAACCTGCCATTTTTTATAGAGTTCAAGATGATGGACGAAAATTCATTAAAACAGAACATTTTTATAATCATCAAATTGAACAAGTATTACAACGAATTACACCAGATACCGTATTAAAAATCGGTAATCCATTAAGATGTCATCCAAGTAAATTTATTTTACGAACTATTCGAGCACCTCCTAATACTATTAGACCTGATATAAAACGTATTAGTGGTGCTAGAAGTAGTAATTCAGATACCACATCCTTACTTAAAACATTGGTCGAAATTAATGAAGCATTGCCAGATGATATTCCACCAAATGATCAGATTTCTCAAGATCTACAAGATATGTATTTTAATCTTGATATGACATACTTTGCCATGATTAAAGGAGGCGGTGGTGGCGATATTAAATTAGTAACAAATACAAATAAACCTCCGATTGCTATTGCTGAACGTTTTCCTAAAAAAACCGGCCGGATTCGTCGTAATCTCATGGGTAAACGGGTTGAATATATGATCAGGTCAGTTATTACGGGCGATGCTAAATTAAAGATATATGAAGTTGGTATTCCCTTAATGCATGCTCGTAATTTAGAGATTCCTGAAACTGTATCCGAAAAAAATATTATAAGACTAACAACTTATTATATGAATAAGCGTAATAAATATCCCGGATGTAAAAGAGTTATTAAAAAATCAGATGGGCATGCTTATCGTATCGAACATATGGATCCATCATATCAATTACAAATCGGCGATATTGTAATGCGCGATATGATTACTGGCGATTATGTAATTATGAATCGACAACCATCATTATTATTTGTTAGTATGCAAGGAATGCGAGTTGTGGTTATGGAGACTGGTGACACATTACGAATTAATCCATCTATTTGTAAGGGTTTCAATGCAGATTTTGATGGCGATCAAATGAATGCTATTGTACCACAATGTATCCAATCGCGTAATGAATGCATGAAAATTTCACGGGTAGCACGTTGGTTTATATCTTTGCAAGATCAAGCTCCAATGGCTGGTGCGTTTCAAGATGGTTTAATTGGTTTAGCTGAATTTACAAAAGATGGTGTAAATTTTAATAAATGGCATGCCATGATTATGGTTAGTGATATTATTGATTCCACAACCCAAATCAATAATCGTATATTTCAAGAAGATAAATATACTAATCGGCAGCTAATATCTAGATTGCTTCCAAAAATAAATATCCTTGGTAAAAAACCAAGTATATATAAAGAAGAATATGCAGCATTACTAAAATATAATCCTAAAGATATAAAAGTTGTTATAAAACAAGGTCAATTAATCAGCGGTATATTAGATAAAGCAACTACAGGACAAGGAGTAATGGGTAGTATGTTTCATATTATGGCGAATGAACATGGTAATGACTATGCTATTGAATCAATATATAATTTTCAACAATTAGTACATAAATTTTTCTTATATTATGGATTTACAGTTGGAATATCTGATATTAATATTTCTGAAGAATCTATGCAAGAAGTTAAACACCGGATTGCATCGATGATTTTAGAATCTTATCGTATTACTCAACGATTAAATAATGGAAAATTAATTGCACCATTGGGAGTTTCTTTATATGAATTTTACGAAAGTGAACAACTTAATGCTCTAGCAAATGGAGATGACTTTGTCAATCCTATTTTTGCCGATATTAATTTACAACAAAATGGGATGGCAAAATTAATTTTGACAGGATCTAAAGGTAAATTACCCAATTTTATCGCAATTAACGGCGCCATTGGTGTACAAACTATAAATGGTCGGCGTTTTGGCCCACAGGCTGGTTGGGGACGAACATCTCCATATTTTGTTAGATATGATACTGATCCAATTGCACATGGTTATATTTCAACGAGTTATCGAGAAGGAATAACTAATGATGTATATCATTTTATTGCTGGTGAGGCTCGTCATGGCATGATTTCAAATGCATTATCAACAAGTATTACAGGTTATCAAAATCGTATTTCTATTAAAAATTTAGAATCAATTATAATAGATAATTTACGTAAATCAACTAAAGGATTAAATGTTGTACAACCTCTTTATGCCGAATGTGGATTAGATCCTTCCAAAACCGAAAAAGTATATTTTCCAACTATCATGTTGTCAGATGAAGATTTACGTAAAGAATATAAAATGGATATAAAACAATTACACAAAAAATTTCAAACAAAAGAGGTAGCTCAAATGTTGGACAATGAATTTAAACAAATTCAAAATGATCGTGACCAATACCGAAACATATTTATGATATTAGAAGACCATAATCCGAAGGAATATATTATGGAAGCTTCTAAACAGATGCCAGTTAATATAAAACGACTTATCGATGATATTATGTATAATTATACAGATATTTATGATCAGTTAGAACCTCAGCAAAAAATATTTGATCCCATTTATACTATTACCAATGTTAATAAGTTATGCCAAGAACTTGGTTATGTTTATCTTAATAGCATACAAAGAAAAAATAAAATGGTAATCCCAACACATTTTAAAACTGCAACATTATTAACACAAATATTACTAAGAAGTTATCTAAATACAAAATTTCTATTTAAAAATAATATTGTATCAGAATTATTACAAATTATTATTCAAAGGGTTTTAATAACATATAAACGAGCTTTAATTGAGTATGGTACAAATGTTGGCATATTAGCTGCACAATGTGTATCTGAACCTATGACACAATTTGTCCTTAATAGTAAACATCGAGCAGGCGGACAAGGAGGAACTCAAACAAATGAAATTGTTCGAATTCAGGAAGTTTTAGGTGCTAAGGATACGGAAACTATGAAAAATCCTCATATGATTATTATGGTTCGGCCCGAGCATGAAACCGATAAAATGAAAGTTCAAGAAATTGCAAATCATATTGAAATGATGAAATTTAACAGATTTGTTGTATCGACACATATTTTCTTTGAAAAGTATGGTAAGCCAATTCATCCAGATTTCAAACATGAAGAACAAATTATTCGTGAAATTGAAAAACATAATTATGGCCAAAAAAGACCATTAGATTTAGCTAACTGGTGTATACGATACAGCATTGATCAAGAAGAATTAATCTTAAAAAGTATTGAATTGGAGACAATTGTTTTAGCTATTCAAAAAAAACATCCAGAAGTTTATTTAATATATAGTCCAGCCAATGCTCAAGATGTATTTATCCGATGCTATCTTAAAAATGGATTTTTTAGACAATCAAAAACTTATTATGAAGACAATGTATTACCTTTAATGAAGGAAATTAAAGAAACAATTGTTCGTGGAATCAATGGTTTGATATCAACTACCGTTATTGATGTAATTAAAAATGTTAAACAAGACGATGGTAGTCTTAAAAGACAAAAAATATATGGTATTTTTGCTATTGGAACAAATTTAATTGAGGTGATTTCACATCCTGAAGTAGATCCTTATCGCACACAAAGTGATTCAATTGAAGAAATGGAGCATGTATTCGGAGTAGTAGCGGCGCGTCATAAAATTATGAATGAATTAGTTGCAACACTTAAAGATCTAAATAAATTTCATTGTAGTATATTCGCCGATGAAATGGCCTATTCTGGGCAAATTACAAGTATCCAAAAAACTGGACTACAACAGAGAGAAATGTCAAATATTACATTACGGTTATCTTTTCAAATGCCATTACAAGTTATTACTGGAGCTGCTATTAATGGATTAACAGATCGTATTCATGGTATCTCAGGGCCATTAGTTTTAGGTACCAATCCAAATAGTGGCACAACATATAATACATTGGCCGTTAATGAAGAATTTATTAAATCTAATGTTAAAGATTTATCATCTATTATTGATGAATTATAAATATCATAAAAAATATTTTAAATTAAAGTATATGTTTAATCTTTTTTTGGAAGTTGGCATAAATTAATTATGAGTGATTGACAAGATGAGATTATCGTTTGTAATTTATTGTTTATATCATCATTAGTTAAATCGGTTCGTAAATAAAATAGTGGGTCTTGATATACACACTGTATAAACGGTTCTTGAATTAATGTAGTAAAACATTGATTAATACTATTAAATAATCAAGCAATCTAGGCAATAATTTAATTTTTTTATCTCCTCTAATTCAGCCGGGTTTTTTTATATTACTACATCTATCTTCTGCTAATAAGATAATTGGTGATACAGAAGTTGAGTCTATTGATGGATCTGTGGATGGACCTGTAGATGGATCTGTAATTTGACCTGTGGATGGACCTGTGGATGGACCTGTAATTTGACCTGTAGATGAACCTGTAATTTGACCTGTGGATGGACCTATAGATGGATTTGTAATTTGACCTGTAGATAGATCTGTAATTTGACGTATTAATTGACCTGTGGATGGGCCTGTAGATGAACCTGTAATTTGACCTGTGGATAGATTTGTAATTTGACCTGTAGATGGATTTGTAATTTGACTAATGCAATTATCTAAAGATTTTGAGTTAAATTGCAAAGATGACAACCTTTGGATCATCTTTTTATACTTATTATTTAAATGTTTTTTGGCATGATGTTTTTTGTAACGATAAATAATATAATAAATGGTACCAGTTAACGTAATAAAAGCACCTTTTATAATACACTGCATGATACATAATATAAATTAAATAATCAATTTTTTGGACGCTGGTCTATAATTTCTGTAAGCGTTTTAATTTCAATAGTCTGATTATCAATATAAGCTTTTGTCATTAATTCTTTATTTTCATCTACTAAAATTTGGATATCATCGGCGATATGAGCTGATGATATTGGTTTAATATAATTAATTTTAATATCAACCCGAAAGCTCTGTCCTTCTACCAAACCACTTTCTAATTTAATTTTATTGGAATTTTTCATAATATGAGTTGATCGAATTTTCATATTAGGTGTAATATATCCTAAAGCTAAAGGTGATGTTGAATCTTCTTGAATAATTTCTAATTGATTTGACATAGTTTTAATATCATTGATTGTTTTTCGAAAATATTTCCCTGGTAATGTAAACTTAATCATATAATTTTCATCTAAAAAGGCTGCTTCATTCATATTCGGATATTGGCCAACCAAATCAATTGTATGAGTTTCATCAATTTGCATTTCATTTTCAAGATTAATAGTAATATGTTCTTGATTATGTTCTTTATTTGATAACATTATAATACTATTGTATTCTTTATCAACCTTATTTAAAATTAGTTCTAAGTCATGACAATTGATACCAATTTGAAATTCTTTTCCGCAATAATAATGATTTAATTTCGTAGCATTAAAACAAACTCTAATTTTGCTTTTATTATGATGGTCATCAGCATATATTATAATTTCTTGATATCGAAATATTATTTGTAATTGAGAGGCCGCTAATGATTTAAAAAATGCTATAATTTTTTTAAAATAAATAGGCATCGCATATAATACTTCTATTATATTATCTTCATCAATCGGAGTTGAAGCAATTCCATTTCGAGGAATAGGATTCTTTTTAGGGTTTTTTCTCGGACGACCTGGTCCTTTTTTATTTGCCATATTTTTATTATCTGATCCGGATTTGACTACTTTATTATCAGATTGATTATTTGATGTATCTGACATATTAGTAGATTTATGTTTAATTTTTTTTTTCTTAATTAAGGCTGATTTATTTTTAAGTAATGGGAGCTTCTTTTTTATAACCGAAGGTTTTGTTAAATTAATATCAGAGTTTTCTGTTTTTTCATTCGGCGAAAATGATTTTATTTCTTCATCATCAAATTCAATAACATAATCTTGATCAGATGTTTGTAATAAATTTGTTAGATCTTGTTTATCCATTGGTGTTAATTTAATTTTATTAGTTTGCATTTTCTAGTTTATATATCTCATTTTATATTAGTTTATAATATTTTAAAGATTATTTATGTATTATTTATAAGATATTATGTAAAAATGGTTGAAAATCAACATAAAGGTACATATGCGGGTGTTTTATTTAGCAAAAAAACTATACAAATGTTAGAAAAATATATGTCAGATAATAATATTCCTAACGCTTTATCAAGCCAAAAATTACATAGTACAGTTTTATATAGCAGTAAATATTTATCTAATTATAAACCTCTAGGTCAAATTAATCCTCCTTGGATTGGGAAATTTAAACAATTTAATGTTTTTCAAGGTCTCCCAAAAAAAGAAGGTGATCCTTTTACGAATTGTTTAGTACTAGAGTATGAATGTCCGGAACAAGTCCAGAGATTTAATTACTTAATGAAAGAATATGATGCTACTTATAACCATGAAGAATATAAAACGCATGTTACATTATCATATAATATCGGTGATTTTGAATATCAAAAACTGCCACCTTTAGATTTTGATTTAGAGATTATTGAGGAATATCAAAGAGAATTAATTTCTAATTGGACCGATCAAGACTCTTTATAAGTATTAGTATGTTTACATCCATATCTAAATTAAGATTTTTTATTTTTTTTAATTTCTTTATAAAACCCATAATAATGATATAATTTTATATATGTTAAATCATCTGAATCTAATTGATTATATCCAACTAGATTTTCTTTTTTATATCTATCTAAATACTCTGAAAAACACTGTTTAGTTTCTAATATCATACCAACTTGTTTAAAAATTTTGGCAATATGTGAAATATTAATTAAATATTCATCATAATATTGATTATTACTAAATGGTAATAAAACTTCAATTTGTTGACCAGTTGGATGTAAAATGGAGCCTTTATATTTTTTTTTAATTCCAAATTTATTAGGTATTTGTGATACCCAATAACCATTGTTTTTCTTTAATAAATCAAAAACTGCTTGCCCATCAAATCCTGTAAATATAAAACGTCCACCAGGACATAAATAATGTGAAATAAATTTGACGATATTAGTTAATTCTTGAGTATTGGCCAAGAAGTAATGGAATGCAAAGTTGCACATAATTAGTGAATAACCAGAATTAGGGATTGGGATACAGCTCTTATTAATTTGCTGAATGTTTTCTGTATATGGATTATTTAAATCTAATGCCTGTATTAAAATTTGCATAGCATTACTATTTTTCGGTTGTGTAGCAAAAATATGTTTTCGATTAAGTAATTCCATTAACGCAGTTTTATCCTTTTCAATAAATAGAACATGTTTCATATTATATTTAGCATATCTAAATAAATCCTGCCCTTTACCACTCGCTAAATCCATAACATATTCGGTGCCATAGAATGTTTCAAAAATTGTAGCTTTAACAAAACTATTATAGTTCCGCGTAGCTCGTTGTAATTCCGAATCATGAACTTGAAAATATCCTAAATCTTGTTCTGTTAATTTTTCTATAATTAGAGGATTTTGATAATTAAACCAGTTTTTTTCGGCAATTTGATAATTATTGCCAAAATAGACACCATTTTGTAAGTCAATTTGACGATCTGTACGAATGCGTAATAATTGCCATTCATATTCATATGGTAAATTTTTAGTATTTTTAATAATAAATTCACCAATTTGTCCATCTAAACCATCTTTATTACTTTCATATAAATATGCAAAATATCGGTCACTTGGATTAAAAGGTATAGGAAAATATCGAGCATGAGCATAACCTGAAAATAATATATTATGATATTTTACTTTATCCATAACTAATTTATTAAAGACATTATAGGAAATTCCATTAAATAATAAATATAAGTGTTTCTTTTTACTAATAAAAGGGGATAATCCTTTTAATTGTTTAGGACATTCTTTAATTAGAAAATCAATTGATAATTTATCAATTGGCTTATATTTATAAACTTTCATTGTACAATATTGCCCATCTACTGGAGTAAATATTAAACCATCTGTTTCATATGATTTTTTATTATTCTTGAATGTTAGGATTTCAGTTTGAAATATTTTTGTTAAACGAAAAAATGGCTTAGTTTTCAATGTTAAATATGGAATACTATTAGCAATTTTAATAGCATCAGAAAAATATGTTTTTCTTTCAGAAAATGGTTGATCTATTAAAGATTGATTTTTCCATACTATGACATCAAATATATAATAAATTATATGTTCTTCAGTTTCATATTTTTCGGTATCAAATACAAATGTGGTTGTAATCTCGTGACTATCCCCCAGATGAATTAATTCATCTGTAAGAGCCCATGCACCATTCTCATTAATATGAATTAATGCACGTTGCCCGTCAACTTTATCCGTAATATAATATTCAGTAATTTTTGGATATACATTAGAAAGAAATATAAATTTATCAAGTTCAATAACTTGATTACTTAATTGTTTGATACTATAGTTGTGTTTAAACTTATTGGCAGTTTTTGGATTAATATAAAGCGCGATCTGATACAAATGTTTATGATAATCCTCCATAAGTTTCTTTTTAATAATTTGTTCAGAAATTTGAGAGTGATCTATCATAAAATTTAATGGATCGTCTTGTGTTAATCCACACGATAGTGGCAAGTCGCCTGTATATAATGTGTTCATATAGGATTCCATTATATTAGAAATATTAATAAAATCAGCAACTGTAATTTTATCTAATTTATTAATATATTCAGCCTCAAATTCTATATAATCAATAAAATCCCAAGGTGCTTTATCAATAAAATTGTTTATGTTTATTTCATAAAGTGTTTTTGATTTATACTCTTTGATAATACTGGGATTTACAAAATCCGGCACTTGTTTAATTAAAGTTATATCAAGTCGCCATGGTTCAAGGATAATACTAAATCGTAATTTAATTCTGGCAATATGACAAGTAATAATATCAAAAGGTGTAACTGATTCTTCCAAAGATAAAGCTATTTTATATGTTGGATTTGCCACAATAATTAAAGAATTGGTAATCTTATTTTTTTTGTAATGTTTTTGCCGATTTTTATCTTGTTTACCATTAATAAATATTAATTGTTTGATAGTTTTGTCTGATTTAATAAAATTTATACTTTGTTCAATCTCGCATTGTGTTTGTTTAGAAAGATGATCATTTATTATATTTTTTGCTAATCTAGTTGTTTCTGATGGAGATAATTGCCGAGTTTTAATACGATCGGATTTACGCCCATCAATGGAAAATCGACACTCTAATTCCAAATACGTATCTTTTGGAACAATAATTTTTGGAATGGTATCTAATAAATCTTTTAATGGATCATATGGTACATAATTCATTTTATTATATTATAATGTAAAATTAATTCAAAAATAAAATTTTGAAAATTTAACGAAAAAAAAATGGCTATTATAGATTTATCAAAAAAAATATAAATAATAGATTGGTTTCCAATTAATCTACGATAAAAGATATTCTTTAGGAATTTCATTTATACGATTTTCATCAGTATGTTCTATCATCTTAATAGTTGGTTTATTTACTGAATCATTAATTGATGATCCTTTACCTTTATTTTGATAAGAAGCTTCAATATAAGGCGTTTTAGATAATAATTCTTTTAATGTATTTTTATAATAACGCCGATATAGTCTATCTTCTAATAAAGTAACTAATTTTTTAGAATCTGTTTGATCAAGCTGTTGCTTACCTGTAGTAAGTCGCAAAAGAAGATCTTTAGCATTATCTGCCTGTAGTTTCTGTTTTTCTTCTTTAGTATATACTTCTATTGTTTTATATTTATCTCTAAAATCATTAAATTCTCCTTTAAGATTTTTATATGCTTCTTGCCATACCCACTTTCGTTCGGCATTATTATAATGTGATTTTTGATAAGCTTCCCATAAATATTGTACATAATCAGCTTGACGTCTGATCCATTGGTCTTCCATATATCCCTTTTCACGCTGATCAGGAGGAGGATGTTTAACTGATTTAACTTTAATTAAAAATCGCTTAAAAGCTTTTGATGAATATTGACCCATACATATCATGTATCGAGTCATAACCGGAAATTCATTCATAAATTCACCATAATGAAGTTCATCACGAAAAAACTTCAATTTCTTTTTATCAGGCCATTCTTTAAATTCAGGCTTTTCTTTGATTAATTGCTTTATAACTCGCCACATATTATTTGCTTGATTAATTAATGCATCTATTATGTCTGATGTTGATGATTCATTTGTTTGCGATTCATTTATTTGTGATTCTGATGTTGATGATTCCAATGCCGATGATTCATTTGTTTGCGAATCTAATGTTGATGTTTTATTTGTTTGCGATTCCAATGCCGATGATTCATTTGTTTGCGATTCCAATGCCGATGATTCATTTGTTTGCAAATCTGATAAATCTTTAGTCTGGTGTTTTTTATTTAATTTAGATTTTTGTTTTTTTGTTTTTTTAAACAAGGGTTTTTTCTTTTGATTAAGTTGTTGCATAATATATATATAAAAAAATAGAATGTTTAAATCATTGTTAATTCTTAAAATAAATCATTTGTTAAATACTCACTTAAAGCATCTCCAAATCCACCAGTAATAGTTTCTTCATCGGTTATAAATGGAGACTGTCCAAATATTATTGAGGATGGTGAATCATCTTCTGATTGTGATTCATCGCCAGATAA